CCTATGTGGACTCGGTTCTATTCCGCAAATCGTCGGGCTCGCGCATTCCTGCTGCTGCGCGTAGGGCCTTCGCTCTTGGGCTGCGCGGCCAGAAATCCGTCCATGTGGTTGACGACGCCAGCCCGCGACGCTGGCATTCCATTTGAAGGGCGCCCCACTCGTTGGCAGCCTTTGCGTGGTCGTTGCGCTTTCCGTCCCACGCGCGGATGCGCGCTAGAGGTTCGCGCTCCAAAAGCTCGTCGTCGCTCAACTTACTCGGGTCCACGTGCCTCTCCCCTGTTGACTAGGCTGACTTCTGCAAATCGCGGATCATCTCGCGCTTGAGCGCCGCGACCTCGCACACGTACCAAGCGTCTTCGTCGTTCTCGCAAAAGCGCTCGCCGTCAACGCGGCGGGCGAACTGCAAGGCGGCGTCAACGTCGTGCGTCCACTCGGGTCCGGTCTGACCCCAGGAGCGGAAGCGCTTGCGCTCACCGTCTGCAACTACGAATGCCATCTGCCTCTCCTATGTGGACTCGGGTTTATTCTGCAAATCGGCCGCGCCTTCATAGTCGCGCAGCTTCGCCAAACGATACGCGGCCTCGCGCACAATTCCACGCTCTCGGTTGTATGCCTCATGGTCCGCGTCGCCGACCGCGTACTCATTTTCGGCGGCGCCTATCGAGGCCAGGATGTCGTCAAGCAGCGCCTGCGCAAGTTGCTGGTCGCTCATAGGTGACGCGAGCGCGCGCTGCGCTTCGCAATAAACGAACATCTTTGCGTCCGTGACCACTGGATGCTCCATTCGTTAGCTGCGCTGTGCGCGCAACAGCTTTTCGCGAAAAACCTTACTGATGGCGTTCTTGTCGTGCTGCGGCATCAGCCACACCGCGAAATCGATGCACTTGCCCATCATCCATATGCGCAGCCCGTCCATCTGCTCCTCCTTCAGTTGACCACTTCACGCGGCTTGTCGGCAGCGTAATCCAGCGCCAAGCGCACGAGGTCGCGCCGCGCTTCTGGCAGGCTGTCCCACCAATCCATGCACCCGAGCCGCTGTTGAGAGTATTCCTCACCCCACAACACCATCGCCAATGATGCCTCAGCGTGCGGACGGAGATTGCGCGGTTCAGAGCGATAATCAGGCATCGTATCCACCATCTGCGTTCCTCCATTCATGTCCGCTTCGGTTCAACCAAGACCGAGACCACGCCCGTAATTTTCTCGGCCCATGATCTGTGGCCGCAGGCGATCAAAGCCTGTCGCGCCTCGGCCTGCATCTCGCGCCGCGTGAGTGTCGGCTTGCCGTTCACGACGCCGTGCTGCGCGATCTTCGCCAGCGCATCCCGCATGATTTCCGCCGCAGTGCTCACGTCAGGCATGGGCTTGCCGGTTTCTAGTTCGTCAATTCGGTCGGCGGCGATCTTCGCCACGCTGGCCCACGCCAAGTCCATTGGGTGGTCGCTGTCCGCCATCGCTCTGAGTTCGTCCTGCACGCGCATGGTTTCCCTCCATTGCTAGTTAGATACAGTTCTGATTTTCTGTATCTAACAGGCTCCTATCTGTACGTCACGTCTGACGGGTCGATGATCGTTTCCGGTCCAGCTTGTCGCGCCGCGCATGGTCCCCGCCGCAGGCGACACTCAAGGCGCTGCTGCTTGGTAAGCGCAGGCCCGTAGCCGGGGTCACACGCACACGTCGGCACTCGCTCAAACGGTAAATTGCAGGGCGCCTCATCCATAGGTGCCTCCTTTGCGTCACATGCGTGCGAGTTCATCGCGCCACCCGGGTTCAAACTCATCAAGCCACGCTTCCATAGCCGCAGTCTCGCAGCGGAAGCCGCGCAGCCAACACGTTCGCGCAGCACTTTCGCGTCGGTAAGGACAGTCGCTCTCGGCTAGGCCGTCTTGCGCGGCCTTCGTGCCCATCTTCTCCCATGTGGTGCGGTGGCCCACCGCGGCTCCTCAGTTTGACAGTTCACGGGCGCGAAGCTCGCGCCGTGCTCGTTGCGCTTGTTTGCCCGTGCCAGCGGCACGCCGTTTCAATTCGTCTAGCCGGTCGGCTTCGCGCTCAGGATCGGGGGTGCCGCGCAGCTTGATCGCACAAGCGGCGTGTTGCGTCCGCCAGCCACCGCGGAACCGCTCGAAATGGCCGTCGCCCGGCGCGCACCATTCGCCGCAGCGATAGCATGTCCCTCCGAAGCGATTGCGCACTTGCCTCTCCATTAGTTCACAGCCGATGGTAGATCGGCTTCGTCCCAAATATAACCTCGACAATTTCTTTCGCCTCGCGAACGTGGCGTGCGTGTCGCCAGTTGGGGTGCGGCCAACCTTGTGGAGTGTAGTCTGGATCACAGCCGCATTGCTCACAGAGCTTGCGAGCGACGCGCTCAACGAGGTAGTCGCCAAACGTTTCTTTGTCCTCTCGCTCCGTGCGGGCACGAAACGCCTGCGCATCCGCCAAGAGCCTTTTGGCTTCCTCGACGCGCTTGTAGTTCTCATGTGCCTTTCGCAACGCTGGCGTGACCGACATCAAAACCGCCCTCCCTTGCGTCACTCTAACGGGATGAGATTGAACAGCCGCTCGGCTTCGGCCTGAGCTTGGTCGAGGTAGCTCTGTGCGGCTCGCAGTTCCCGGCGTCGCAACTCGACTACTTCCTGCGCGTCCTGGTACTGTTCTTTGATCGTCTTTGGATGCATGGTGGCCTCCTTTGCTTAGGTCACTTCCATCGCGGCGCCAGCCACAACGGCGGGCTCGTCGTCAGGCACGAACACCGTGGCGCGGACAACGAAGCGGGCTTCGGCGTCTGGCCAGATAGGGTCTTTGTCTGACGGCTTCGAGCTGTCGAGATTTTCGGCCATGAAACCCCAATCTGCATCTTTGCTCGGGTCGCGCAGGCCGTCGTGCCCGTATGCGGTCCACTTGCCGTTGCTCCCGACGACAACCGGAATTTCAATCGTTATGGCCTTGGGCACGGATGCCTCCTTATTTTGACGCTTCCCACAGATCGAAAAACATCTTCGGTGCTGCCCTTGGCCGCGGCGCACGAAGCAAGTCGTATCCTTCCATCTGCTGTTCGAGTGCGACCTTGACGCCTTCCTCCGTGTCGGCCTGCGCGGCGATGTCCTGCTCTAGACACTGGCCGACCCAGCCGCCACACTCCTTGAACAGCACGGCGCGGATGCCATCAATTGTCGTGTAGCAAATGGCTTTTCGGGGCAGACCGTGCTCGTTGCGGTATTCGCGCTCGCCGCACACACGGCACGTCCGCCACTCCCCGGCGCGCCCTGGCGGGCGGTCGTACCAAGGGCTCCACTCCGTGTGCTTGCACGTAGCCCTGTTGATAGGTCTGTGACGAGCGCCCAACTGCCTCTCCAATTATTGACAGGTTGAACACACGAGCCCAGGCGACTTCATCCCCGCCATGACTTCGGCGGCTGTCGCTTCGGCTTGCTCCTCGGTCTCAGCATTCACTTCGTCGAGATAGACCGTGATGGTCTCCGGGTCTTCAACGAGCGAGATTTCCACACCATCCATGTCGCGCTCGCTCAGCCCGTATTCGATCATGTAGGCGGTGCGCGCCTGTTGCTCGTCGTCGGCCGCAACCCAATCCGTCTCGGCTGACGTTGATATGGCGTATAGCTTCACGCTGCCTCTCCCCTGTTGACTCTAGGTATTCTGAAAATCGTCAATCATTTTGATCGCCGCGAGGCGGGCGCTGCGCATCCCGGCAATGAAGGCGCGCTGCTCTGCCGCGACGTTCTCGCTGTAGTCGCCCTCGGCGTTGATGCCGTCGCGGGGCGCATCCTCAATGCGGTCGCCTATGCGGTCGAAGATCGCCTGCCGTAGATGGTTCATAGGTGCCTCCCTTAGTTTCTCAGCATCTCTAATGCACCGATCAGCAAGACGGGCAGCACCCAGAACCCGACGCCAATCAACGCGCCTATAACGTAGCCCTTGATGCGGTCGCCCACTTGCCTCTCCATTAGTTGACTGTCATCCACGCCGTGAACCATGCATGGGCGATAATGCCCATGCAGAACCACACGACGCAAAGCACCCACTTGGGCAATCCGCGCCGTTCGTTCCGGCCACTGCTGCCAGCGCCACCGTGGCCAATCGTGGTTACTGTGTGCTTCATGGTCACGCGTCCTCGGTCACGGCCTTGAAGGCGGCGCGCTCAAATCTCTCAAGTGGATGCGCAAGTAGTTCCGCCTCGCGACCTGCCTCAATCATCTTCTGCGCTAGCTCGTGGTCTAAAATCTTGAGTGCGTCCTGAAATAGATCGTAGTGCCGCTCCACGACGCTGAGCGGGCAATCTTCGCTGTGGGTGTAGTCGAGGCAGTAGTACATGGTCTCGCCGCACAGACGGCAGTGCCCGTAATCGTCCGTATCCGGCACCGTCTCGTTATCGAGCGCTGCGTAAGCCGTGTCATAAGCGACGCTGGCCTCTCTGGAGGCCAGCGAGACCGCTTTGGTCTTGAATCCGTATGGCACTGTTGCCTCCTTATGTGGACGGGACGTAGCGGTCGGCCCGTGTCCGTGGGCGCGCCGCGAAGAGAAAGCCTAGCAAGGCCGCTTGCCCCCAGGTTGGATGACCGATGCCGACATAGGCAAGCAGTCCGAGGTGGTCATAGAGAACGATGAAGCAGGCGGCGATTGCACCGTTGGATAAGACGGACAAAACGTCGGCCACTATAAATTCGCCCCATGATCGCTTCCGAAACGTCACTGGCATCGGCGCCTCCTTTAGTTCGCTTCCAATTCGGCAACCCGCCTGCGTAGACGCTTGATCTCATCGCAGAGTGCAATCGTGATCGCGTCCGGATCGTGGAAGGCGAGCGCTAGTTCTACGATGTCGGCCACTGTCGCCCCCTAAGCCTCTCGCCAGACGCGTGTGCGTCGGCAGCGCGCACAGCGTTCGACATTTAACCGACGCTGCCGCCAGTCATGGCCATGCCATGCGCACAGCCACTTGAACAGCCTGTCGCCAGTCCACTTCGTTACCCACCGGCCAGGGCGGCGCCACTGCTCCAGCATTTCGGCTCGGTCCATAGGCGCCCCCTTAGAAGCTGCCGCCGATATTATCGCGCGGCGTTGATCCTGCGTCTTCCATTAGCGCCTCCTTATTCTCGGTCGGGGTTTGTGGAAATCTGCGCGAGCAGTCCGCCCGGCTGATAGCCCAACCCTTCCTCTAAGTTCTGGAAGCGCTCGGCGGCGGTCCACTTGCGGCCACGCTTAAGCGCCCGCTCTGCGATCACGTTGCGCATGTGCTTCACGCGCGGGTCCATCGGCTTACCATCAAACATTTGCGCGCCTCGGATCGAACTAGAAACCAACCTTGGGCACGTCGCGCTTGTCGCCGTCGAAGTAGATGCGCCCGCCCTGCCACCAGATGCTTTCGCCAATCTTCGGGCCGTCGCCGTCTTCGTACGGCTCGGTGTAAACGGCGCACTCGTCCGGCGTGCGATTGCCGGTGTGCGCTTCGACGCACCAGAGGCGGATCACGTCCTTGCCATTCTCAAGTCGCATCGGCTTCGCTTCTATCACTCTGCCACCGACCATCTGTATGCCTCCTATTTCTCAGCCACGGGGTTGCGCAAGTACTCAAACGGGCAGTCTGGGTGCTTGGTGTCCCAGACTTCCTCGATGAGCACCGAACTGAAGTCGCCGCGGCGCAGATCGTCCTCCGACAATTCGACCTTCTCGCCGTGTTCCAACTTAAACACCTTGCGGCTGACCAGTGCTTCGTTGCCCACTTGCCTCTCCTTATTTTGACAGCGCTGCGTGGACACGAGCCCAAAGCTGTGCTCGCCGCGACGGCGGAAACTTGGGGTCAGTGTCGCAGTAGTAAGCCTCTACCTCCCGCAGCAGACCCTCAAGCTCAGTTGCTCGACGTGCCATCATCACTAGCGACCAACGCGGCACCCACCCGCTGGCGTTCGATTGGTCGTCGGTCGTCGTGGCGCCGTAGCTCATCTGCCTCTCCTCTTATTTGACTTTGGTGTTCTGCAAATCGCGCTCACGCCTCATCCTCATGGCCGCAAGCCCAGCGTCGATCAGGGTCTTGAACGGCCCTGCGACGCGCTCGCCTTTCTCCACTAGCCAAAAACCGCTCTCGTCTCGGTAGCCGTCCAGTCTCATTTCAGTAGCTCGCGCAGCCGCTTCACGTAACTGCGGCCGACAAGCGGCAGCGCCACAAGATCGGCATTGCGTGCCGCTCGGATATCGCCAGCAGTCGGATAGTCCCTCGCAAGGGAATGCAGCCACGTCCCCTTGCGGGGCAACGGTAGCTTGAGCGTGGGCATGTCATCCGGGATCACAGCCGCCTCACTTCCACTTGTTATTTTTGCTCCGTCGCGCCACCGCTTGTCGCAACGTCTCGTTCTGCTCGTCAACGTAGATGCGCAGCGCTGCCCAGACATCGACAACGCCTCCGCCCTCGACAGTCGGAAGCGGCCTCTTGGTTGTCTCAAGCCACACGTCGAATGACACTGCGAGCCTCCTTAATATCTTGAGCCCCAGAGCTTGTAGGCTCGGGCTCCGGTGAAACCATCAGGAAGCGCGTTCACTGCCGCGCCCCATGTCGGGTAGTCCATAACGTTGCGCCAAATCGCTTTGGCTTCTTTCATCTGTTCCGCCGTGAACTTGGCGGGCGGACGACCCTTGCTCTGCGCCCCATTGAGCGCCGACTTGAGACCCTTGTTGCTGCGGCCGATCTGATCTTCTGCCAGCGCCGTGATTGCCTTGCGGTGCCCCGGTGTCTCAGTAGTTAGGCCCGTGTCTGCATCGGAGATGATGCCTTGCCGCTTGTCCACTAGCAGGGCGACGGCGGCCTTGAGATCGGCCTTCATCCCCCCGACGACGTGCTTCTTACGCGGGTTGGCCAACAGGAACACATGCACCAACTCGATAACGTCACCGGGCCGTGTCAGCTTCGCCAACTCGTCCAGCGTGACTTGCTTCGCTTTGCCCCCGCCGAGACTGACAACGATGCGGCAGCGGGGACTCAGAATCCGCTCTTGCTCGCTCGCGCTGAGCCAGCGGTGTTGCCTGACAACGCCAATCTTATGTTGAGAAACGTTCATTTGTGGAAATCAACATAACAGGTATTGCAAATCAGTCAAGCACAGTCTAGGTTACGCACATGGATAACAAACAGCGAGCCGAGGATTGCTACCTAAAGGCCTCAATGCACTTGGCTAATGCCAATGCAGCGGCCGAGGCTGGCAAGCGCGAGAAGGCCGAAACGTCGCTGCCTGTGAACACAAGCAAGGCCGCGTTGAACTTGCGCAGGTCATCGATAGGGCTGCCGACGAGATTGAGAAGTTGAGCGCCCAGGTTCAGGCATATCGCGACCGCGACGCGACGATCGTCAGAATGCTGGGTGTGTCGCCCGTTTTAGAAACCGAACAATAGGCCCGAAGCATGCCACGCCCGTCCTGGCTAGAATCGACTGAGATCGCTCACGACCTGATGGCCTACATCGAGAGGCTAGAGGGGGCGTTGCAGCAGATCATCAAGGTTGATCAGGTGTCCGATGTGCCAACGTGGGGACAGCAAAAGGTTGACGGCGCTTGCGCCTCTATCGCGCGGGAGGCGTTGCGCTGAGCATGTGGGCTGTCGCCATAGACAAGCGCTGCAAGCGTCCGTTCTTTCTCAAGCACTCCGAGGGGCGCGTGCATAAGTCGAAGGGCTACAGAAGACCTCCGCAGATCAAGCGGTGGTCGGATCGCGCCGAGGCGCAGCGTATTGCAGACAAGCTCAACGCGCGAACCGATCACATCCAACCGCTGAAGGATTTCGCTTCGCCGCGCCTACTCACGAAGCGCAGCCGGTGGTATCCGCAGCGCTACCAAGTCGGTGTTGAGGCGGCGAAGAATGGACTACCGCCTTGGTCGTGTCCCTACCGCCATCCCAAGGCTAGAGAGGCTTGGATGGACGGCTACCGAAACTGTCAAAAATAGGCCCGAGCCGTGACCAATTCAGCCGACTGGACTGCTGAGACCAAAAAGGCGCAAGCTAAGGAGCTTGCCGAGTTAATCGCCGAGCTTGAGGCCGAATTGGCACAAGCTAATGCGCAGATTGCGTCTCACATTGCGACGTGCAAGGCGTTCACCGATGTAGCCGTCGCAGCGGAGCGCGAGCGTGTGATGGATGCGGTTGAGAAGGTCTGCACATCAGACCAGTGCGACGCGATTTTGCACGAGTTGAAACTGTCCAAATAAAGGCCCGATATGCCGAACGACATCACGACCATTCTAAACATCGAGGATGCGGGCGGCGTTCCGCTTGACGCGATCCGGGAGAAGTTCGTGAACGCAAAGGGGCAGGTCGATTTTGACGTGGTTCTGCCGCGCCCGGAATGCTTGCGCGATTTCGAGCCACACAGCGGGATAATCTCGCGAGCCCAGGCCGCTCTTGGGTTGCTACCCGACCCAAACAAGCTCAACGGCGACGATATCAAAAGCCTGACGGGGCGACTGGAACTGAGCAATGCGCTCCGCGATGTCACGACGCCTGCGCGTCCGGAGGACATTCCCCTAATCGCGCGAGCCATTCAGAACTACGCCGAGTGCGGTTACACCTACTGGTATGATTGGTGCTCTGCCGTGTGGGGGACCAAGTGGAATTGCTACGGCCAGCCGGAAGGCGGGCACCCGGAGGACGCGACGACGTTTGAGTTCCAAACGGCGTGGCGGCACCCGGAGGATTTGATCCGCTTGATTTCGGAGCGGCTGCCGGGCGTGACGCTCAGCGTCCGCTACGCCGACGAGGATACCGGGTCTAACTGCGGGCAGTACCGCATCCGTAGCGGAGAGCCGTTTGACACCGACATCGCGCCCCGCTGGGATGATCAGACTGACGCCGACAAGCGTCGGTGGACTGAGTTTGCGTTCCGCATCAACCACGGCGAAGACGCGGACCCGGCAGCCTATGGGTACGACGAAAACTGGGTCTACAGCGACGACGTTTACGAGGCATACGAGCAGCGCAAATCTGCTGCGCTCAACTAGTCAAGGAAACCCCCGAGCCATGACCGTGACCGAGATTGTAAACACCGAACCGATGACCGTCGCTGATGTGATCGCGATGCTGCAAAAGCTGCCGCAGGACTTCTATGTGGCGGCCTTCGATCCCACACTCGACGCGCATCAATCCGTGTCGGGGTGCACTGTCGTTCCCGATGAGCGTTGCGTCGAAATTCAGACCGCTGATCTTTAACTCGTAAAGGCCAGTTACCGTCACGCGGTTGAGGTTGGCACACCTCGCGACGGTTCGAATAAGCGCCGACCATCTATCGGAGATAGAACCCGATGAGTGACGCTAAAAAGCAGATCGAGGACATGATCGCCAAGGCTGCGAAGGCAGAGAAGGCGGACGACGCCATGAAGTTCGCACAGGCTGCTCTCAACGCTACAAATGCGCTGATGGGCCTGTCTAATATCGAGAAGCGGTAAGCAGTCGCGCCGTGCTCGGAAACGGGTGCGGCGCCGACCCCAGCAAAGGCCGGAAACATGGAATGGAAAACGCAGGTCGTTCCCGTCTCGATTGGTCTGGAGGTCACGGGGTACGCGCATCAGGTCGTCAGGGGTGATCGGACCATCACTGTGACGCACCACGAGCATCGAAACTTCGACCACATCCATAAGGAAGACGTCGGCGGTGGCTACGTCCGTAAGAAGGGCATCGGACGCCGCGAGCCTGACCTGACTCCGCACCCGGAAGCGGTGCTGATCGCCAACGCTCTCAACAGTCAACAATAGGCCCGTCATGCCGTACCCATACCAGCAAGGCGATCCGCGCTACGACGGGGCAGCGCACAGAGAGGCGATTGAAGCCGAGGCTGTACCCATGATCATCACGCCGCAGAACTTCCAAGAGTGCCGCGGCCTCTACGGTGATCAGTACCTGTACGACCATGGGTACGCGCGGTTCGTGCCGTGCGAGGTCTGCGGGACGGAGGGGCGCATTATTCGCCAGCACGTCATCAACCCATACGATGAGGTTGACTGCGGTGTGTGCCCCGCGTGTGGAGGCGCGGGAGACGCGCTCGTGATGACCGAAGCCGTCACGATGGACGACCTAGAGCAACTGTCAAAATAAGGCCCGAGCCATGACCGCGCCGCAAGCACGACTGCTGATTAGCTCTTGGATCGCTGAAGCGGAGCGAAAACTGGCCGACGCTGAGAAACTAGAAGCGACGAACGCGAGCGCGTATTTGCGGGGGCGCCTGGACGGGTTCCGGGACTGCCTTGCGATCCTGAACCAGTAGTCAAAGGAAACCCCACTTATGAGCACCGAGGTCCGAGACTTGCATTCAGCCGTCGCGAAATTCGACGCCACGATGAAGTTCATCGGAGGGTGCAGCGACGGCAATTGCCTAGTGACCGGCAAGGCGACCGGGATGCACACGAACGCGCGGTGCCGCTGCTACGCCGAACCGATGAAGGCGCAGCTTGTTATGCGCGCCGCCCGCGAACTTCGCGACACGTTAGCGCCTCCGTCGAAACTCTGAACAAAAGGCCACTTATGCGCGCCGCCAATATCCTTATCAGCCAGCGGACCGCCGCAGACGGCAGAGTGCCGCGGTTCTTGGCGATCCCGCGCAAGCGCCCGCGTTGCCTTCCGCTGTGGGTGGTTTTGTCAGACAGCCGGTTCCGCGCAAATCGCCACGGCAAGCACATGTCGGTAGCCGCTAAGCTGATTTGGAACCACATCGCGCACTACGAGAAAACGCCGCTCACTCGGCGCCCCGCGAAGTAGTCAAGGAACCCCCCGAGCCATGACCCGCAACGGAACATGCAAACACACCTACCAGCATCAAGAGATGTGGAGCATGTCGTGCGACAAGGACCCACTTGACCCGAAGAATTGGCATCACGAGCCGATGCCGGAGGTCTACACGTGCACGTGGTTGGCGGCGCGCCCCTTGCCGCCGCCCGTCGCCCGTTGGCAGCACACCGCGCAACTCCGTCCCGGCGATTGCGACGCCTGTCCACACTACACGCCAGCCGGAACTCTCCCGATTGCGGCGGGACCGAAGCTATGAGCGCCGACTTTCCAAGCATGTTCGCTAGCGGTGACTTTAAAGGCATTCGTCGCGACTGGCGTCCATCGCTCTCAACATGGCGATGAAGTACCACGACATCAGCACCGTTCAGGACGGCGCTCTCTACCAGCAGTACAAGCTGGAGGGGAAAAACATGACGCCTCTGCACATCGACATGGTGTTCGAGACGGCGATGCAAATTGAGAAGCACCTGATCCGCTCACACAAGCGCATAGCTGATGCTCTGCTCGCTCACCTCGTGGAGATGGATTCCGAGGAAGCGCCCACCGCGACAGACGAACCGGCTCCCGAAACTCCGAATTAAGGCCCGTGGGACTTAACAGGTTTAGAGACAGAAACCGGGCTAAATCCCCTCGGGCGGACTAACGATGTCAAAGAGCGAGACTGAACTCTAGCAGACTCGTATCTGTTCCGCCACACAGGTGGGGTTAAGTTGTCCACATGGGTGGACGGTGTGATTTGGCCGCCATAGACTTGACGGAGTTGTATACAGCGTTCGTGGATTTGGGGTTAGTGGAGAAAGTGGCATGCGCTTTTTGATGGCAACAGTGATGGCAGCGGGGCTGACGGGGCCCCTGGCCGCGCAGGACTACAACTGGTCGGGGCTCTATCTGGGCGCCCACGGCGGCTACAGTTGGGCGGATATCGATCATCCCGAGGCCGCGCCTCATCCGGCCGGGCCCCCGCGCCCCAGCCTCGAAGGCGGCTTGGTTGGCGGCCAGATCGGCTATAATTTCCAATTCGACCGGCTGGTTCTGGGCGTCGAAGGGGACTATTCGTTCTCCGGCATGGAGGAGACCCTGCGCGACGGCAACGCCATCACCCAGAGCTACGACATCGATGGGCTGGCCTCGGTACGCGGACGCCTAGGGCTGGCCATTGGTCACTGGCTCCCCTACCTGACGGGCGGCTACGCCTGGGGACAGTCAAAGTTCAACCAGACCTGTCCTGACCCCAACGCCGTCCCTTTTGGCCACTGTAATGTCGCCAACGGGTTTGCCCCCTATAACATCACCAAGTCGGAAACTGTGGAGGGCTGGGTCTACGGCGGTGGCATCGAGGCGGCGATTGCTCCCAACTGGTCACTTCGGGGGGAATGGTTGCGCTATGACATGGATGCACAAGCTTTCAACCTCGGAAAAACACCGTCCGGGAAGGATTTGGGGAGCAAAACCCTGGAGCATGACATTGATGTCCTGCGGCTGGGCGTTAATTTTCATTTCGGCGAGCAGACCCCGCCCGTCGGCACTCTCAAGTGACCTGGGCCTACCATTTGCTGGCCGCGCTGCTCGGGGGCATCATCGCCCTCGGCAGCGGAGCCATCGTCGCCGCCCTGGTCGCTCGGTTCCTGGGGGCCTAGATGAGCGCATTATTCTCCTATTGGACGGGCCCCATCACCTGGATGGAGCGCTTGGCAGTGGCTTCGGCGCAAGCCGTTGGCCATGAGATCACCGTCTACTCTCCCATCCCCGGCCTTCTGGCTCACGAAGGGCGCCTGGGGTGCAAGATCATGCATGGGAGAGAGGTGTTCGACGATCCAAGCCTAGAAAGGTTGCGAACCGAGCATCCCGCCCATTACACCGATCACTTCCGCTTGGCGGGCCTCCAGCAGGGGCTGGGGACCTGGATCGACCTGGACCTGATATTCCTCAAGCCTCTTCCTGAGGACTCGTATATTTATGGTTGGGAGGCGGCAGGATCGATTAACAACGCCGTGCTGCGATTGCCGGAGGCCAGCGCTGTCCTTGCCGAGTATCGCGCCTTTATCGCCACCCGTCCCTTCAATGTGCCCTGGCATCCCCTTTCTGACCGGATTCGTCGCCGCATCAAGCAGGTGACCCACCCCCTCCAGGGCAAGAAGCAGGTGGCCCCCACCCTGGGGCCGCCGGTTCTCACCCGCTTCCTCACCCGGCATGGACTCCACAGGCTCGCCAAGGCGCAAGATGTGTTTTACCCCGTGGCCTACGGCGACGTAAAGCGTCTGCACGAGCCCGGCTTTGTCGAAGAGCGTCTGACGCCCAGAACAATTGCCGTGCATCTTTGGCACTCGCGCTTCCGCAAGGTCTATGGGCCCGATATGCCGTCCATTTCCTGGCTACAAGCACAGGCCGCGCGCCTGTCCCTTGCGGCTGCCGCTTAAGGAGACCGTCTATGACTGAGCGTGCCGTTATTGCTGGGCAAATCGTTGCCCTGGTCGTCTTTCTGACATGCGTCATCGCCCTGCGCCCGGTCATCGAGCAGGGGTTGAACTTCATTGACCCGCCCAACGAGGGTCAACTGCTGAAATAGATAAACGCCCCGCGCACGATGGCGACAAAAATGCCGACCTTGGCGACAAAGCAGGCGGTGTTAAGCAGCTTGTCTACACCCCGAGAATGTAACCAACCACCCGGTCGATCATGTGTTTCGCCAGTTCCGGGTTGTAGTTCCCCACCACCGCCGCTGCCGCCATCACCAGCGCGATGACCCAGCGCTTGGCCATTTGCACGTAGGGCAGAGCGCTCTGCAAGAACGTCATCAAGAGCTTGAGCACTCCGACGAAGCCTTGCTTTGGCGTCGCCTCCGGGACCAAACCCCAACTCTTTAGCTCGTGGGCCAAATGGATGGCTATGCCCTCGGGAAGGTCCCGCACCTCCGTGATCAGCGTCTCCAGCCGCGAGTTGGTTTCGCCGATTTGCCGCCCGAGTTCGAAGTGAAACGCGCTCTGCGAATTCGGCAAATCCCTCTGAGACGGGTGGCTCCAGTCCCGACTCTGATATTCCATAGCCGTCGATCCTCATCTTGCGCCCCATCTATTGTGTTGCGGCTCTGACGTAACGCTGCAAGCACTTGGTACGGGACGCAACCGACGCATAGTCTCGCCGTAAGCTGGCGTGTTTCTCCACGAGGTTGTCGCCCTGGGTCAGATTGGGCAACTTGGCCGGGGGGATCATGCAGCGCGGGGCCGGGGGCACCAACGTTCCCGGCGTATAGCTGGCACAGCCCGTTAACAAACCTAAACTTATAAAGCTCGCTATAACCCGCATCTCACTCCCCCACTTGATTGAGGGCGGAAGCCTGCGCGGCGGTAAGCACACAAGGCGTCAAGGTCACCTTGATGGCATGGAACTCCTTGTCCTGGTCCTTAAACCGTTGCTCCTCCTCGAACCCCGCTGTATCCTCCCGCTCGGCCAGATCGGTCAGCACCGCGTTTTTCGCCCGGTCCTCGGCCTGCCGGTTGGCCTTCCACCATGCGTTGGGGCCATAGAAATGATCCGTAGCGCCGCCCGCCAGGAACACGGCAACCAGCGACAGCAGCCCCACGGCGATGTTGGTGGGGTTGAACATCTACTTTGTCAGTCCCAGGCTCTTGTCGAGCTTGCACAGCCACTCCGGGGCGCACTTCGTCACCGGGGCCTTGAACATCTTCACCGGCTCCGTGGCCTGCACCGACGGCGGGGCTGGCGCTTGCGGCGCCAAGGGAATGTCGAACACCTTCACCGGGGCGATCTCCGGCAGGCGCGCCGCCTCCAGTTCCGCCGTGCATTGGCGCCATTGCCGCTCATAGTCGCGGGCAACCTTTTTGAGGATGACGGGATCAGCGTCGGGCGCGATGGATGCAAACCCATAGGCTGGAGCCTCGTTGCGACCCTGCACCCGGCCGCGTTCGAACACGGCGGCGGAAATCACCGCCATAAAGAAGAGGACCAACGCCCCGCGCGACAGCCACCACTTGAGGGGCTTGGGCGGAGGATCATAGTTCTGCTTTTCGATCCACAGCCACCAGCGGGTGTTGACCAGATACTTGCCGGGGCGCGTCTCGGTGGTGAACCACGCCCAAAACTTGCGGAAGGGCCAGAGGATAAACCACATCACCAGCGGCCATTTCCAGATCAGGAGGGCCAGAAGGGCCAACGCCACCGCCAGGACGAACCAGAGGATGGTGCCAGAGGCTATCAGTTCGATAAAGCGCATCGCTCAATCCTCGTGTGCTAGATTGTACCCATGAGACTGAACAACGCGGGTGCCAACAGAGGTCGGCACGTAGATGCACCAGCGGCCTTCGGCATCGATGAGCTTGATTGCCTGGGGCATCGTGTCGGGCTCTTCCCCGCCGTGCTCTAAAGTTTGGAACGTCAAGCCCGTCCCGTCCATGCAGGGGTCTTGCGGGCGCATGTCAGGCGTCATCTCAAGATAGCGATGGCTCCGAATGATCATGTCCCTCAAACCGCCAAGTTTGCCCCCGTCTGGGCGTCATCGATTCGCGCAGCAATAATACCGTTGGCCTTGCGTTTGCCGAAGTAACAAATGATCCCGATGCCAATCAGGGCCAGCACCACCCACACCCACCAATGGCCGAAGCCGTCGGGAAGGTTCAGTTTGGTGACCAGATCATTGGCCCGCTCGGCATTCCCCGCCGCCTTTTCCGCGACCTCCAGGGGCGTTGATTCTTCGCCAAAGCCGAGCCACCCGGCGAGGGTCATGAAGGCCGTGACCACCAAGCGCCAGCCCCAGGCAAACCAGGAGCGCAGGCTGGCCGCCAGCTGGATGGTGCGGGAGGTCTCCTCCAATTTCTGAACATCCACCTGCCGTTCGACGGGCTTGACATCCCGCAGGGCTTCCCAGGTGGCCATATCCCCTTTGCCGGTTGCCGGGAGACCATGGTTGACCTGGAACCCGGCCAGCGCCGCTTCCGTCTTGGGGCCCATCTTCCCGTCGATAGGGACCACGTAGCCTGCTCTGACCAGAAGCTCCTGGAGGGCCTGGACCGAGGGGGTCTCATCTCCGATGACCACCTCTTCCGGCGGCCGGGGCGGGTCCACGAGCTTGGGCTTGCGGGCCTCGGTGGGCAGGCTGTCCAGCAGCCGCTTGGCCTTGGCGAGGTAATTGCGCCGATCCGCCAAGCCATTCTGCCCGCCGTTGATCTTTTTGGTGACCGCCTTGATGTCATCCTTGTCGGCCGAAACGTTGCACTTTTTCTCGTCCCATTCGAGCAGGGCGGCGTTGAGAGAATTCAATGGCTCGCACAGCTTGTCGAGGTCGCAGGGTATTTTGGATGCAAACTCCTCGTGGCTTGCTCGACCAGTGGTTTGAATGAGCCCAGTGCCCCTGAAGCGCCAACCGTCGCCTTTCTGGGTGTTACCCAACTCTCTGGCCTTACGAGGGTTTCCAAGGCCGTACACCCGCTCGAAAAGTGCAGGGCCATTATGCGCCAGCTTCGCAGCTTCGTTGGGGGTAACTGCTGCCGTGTGACGCCCGACGCCAAAGATTTGCACAATGCGCTTGGCAGAGTACGCTCCGCTCTCGTAAACTATGGTCAGTCCGCCGCTTTCGTGAAGGACCTGCGCGAGCAGGTGCGCCACCCGCAATTTGGTCGTCACACCATACATATTCAGAAGGGCTAGCCCGCGAGGTGAGAGGAGGGCGTCAACATAGCCATCCCAAATGGCACCCTTTGCTCCGCCCTTCGGTCGTGGGCACAGAGACTGGAGAACTTCCCGGGTGAGCAAGCGATTGATTAGTTCAGCCATACACGACCTCGAAGGGCGGAGGTTCGGCAAACTTGTTGTTGGCGACCAGAGGGAGACCAGAAGGACCAAAAGCAGATGGATGTCCTTCTGGTACGTCAAATGCGACTGCGGCGCCGAGAAGTGGGTGCTTGCTCGGTCGCTGATTACGGGCAACACAAAGTCGTGTGGTTGCGGCGTCAGACAGAAGGCAAAAATAACGACGCACGGCATGAGCAAGACCCGCGTCTACAAACAGTGGGGCGGCATGCTCACTCGGTGCCGGGGTAATCATCCCAGATACGGCCAGCGCGGGATCACAGTATGTGACAGGTGGCTGAAATTTGAGAACTTTTACGCTGACATGGGCAATCCACCGGGTGGCCAAACTCTTGAAAGAATCGATAACAACAAAGGCTATGGACCGGACAACTGTCGCTGGGCTACGCGGGCCGAACAGGCGATCAACCAGGAGCGCATTACTCGCATCACAGTCAACGGGGTGACTAAGCGAGTCGCCGAGTGGGCAGCGGACCTGGGTGTCGCGGACCAGTGCATACACGGCAGGATTAGAAAGGGTTGGGACCCTGTTGAAGCGGTCACCACGCCACGCTATGAAGGGCCAAGGAGACAGAACGGACAAGCAAAAATTCACGTAGAGGCCCCTCCCCCAGACTTGTTAACGGTTCGTGATCACGGCGGCCAAGTTACGAGATTCGCTGGCGGGGAGCGGTGCCAAATGGGCACACTGAGTGCCCGGACAGCCGCAAGAGCGGCTGAGTGAGGTGAGGTGAAATGATTTATGTGATCTGTATCGTGTTGTACCTCCTCTTCTTTGCCATGACCTATCAGACTCTTGTGGACGATGTGGCGTGAGTCCGGGGGCGATCCTCAGGTCGCGTTTGAAGCTCGCCTGCCTGACCTTGAGCGTCCTCACCGCCATTTTGGGGGTGTGCCTGTGGCTGGGCGATCTTTCCGGGGCCCGCACATGGTTCACCTTGCAGGTCTGCGCCCTCATCGGTTTCCCGTGGAGCACCTACCTTGAGGTCCGCAGAGCCTACCGGCAGGAGCCCCCCGACGAATACCGGGACGTGTTGATTCCCTGGCGCGTCGTCCTCGGGGCCTGGGTGCTGTTACTGGGGGGCTTCGTCCTGGTCGATCATGGTTGAGCCCCAGCCGCCCAATGGGCCCTTATAGGTGGGGATTTTGTGCATGAAGTCGGGCGAGGTGGCCTTGCGCGCCAAGCCCTGGCCGAGCGAGCGTTTCGTGCCCATGATGTCGGGCACGTACTTGGCCAGCATCTGGTACACCCGGGCCATGTGGAAATTCTGCTGCGAAAAGGTCGCCTTCTGCTGCTGCATTTTCAGGTATTGGCGGATCGCTTCCTTGCCCGGATTGCGCAGAATGGACAACAGTGTCGTCGCCGTTCCCGACGGATTGGGGTCCTTATAAGCGGTCTGCTCCACGGCGTTGCGGAATTCGCGCATCACCTTCATCTCTTCCGGAGAGAAGAGGGCTTTCATCAGCGAGCCCTGATTGCGCAGGGCATCATCGACGTTCTGCACAATCATCGTCGGAGTATTCATTTTCCCGTGCTTGTTGACCACCAGCCGCGACCAGTAGGCCATGCGGATGTCGTTCCAGGTTCTAAGGCCTGCTTCCTTGTCCACCAAGGGACCGGCCTTTTCCGGGCCACCTTCGACCAGGACTTTCTTCAGCCGTTGCAGGGCTTGAATAGCTCCGGGCTTGGGAAAGGTGGACGGCCCCGCGCCGCCCAGCAAATGGCTGACCACCGATTCCGGGGTGGAGTTCTCATCGAGAACCTTTTCCAGTATCTTGCCTTCCGGGGTCTTGGTGTTGGGCGACAGGGCGTCTTTCACCTCACGCGTAATGGCCCGCGCCGTGCGCCATTGGGCGACCACCTCGGGCTTCCCGGCGACCAAGCCCTGATCGGTGATGTCATCCACCCAGTCGTCATAGGCGTCGGCCACCGCCTTGGCGGCGCCCTGGTCCTCCGGCGTCTGCGCCCCATCCTTCATCGCCCGCAAGCGGCGGCGCATCTGGTCGAGGCCATGGACTTTGGGCTCGCCCAGCAGGGGCGAGGCGGGCTGCACCACCTTGCCTGCAACGTAGTCATCGAGGGTCTTCAGCATCGCCGCCGCGGCGGGCGTCTGCTCGTAGACCTGCCGCGGCCCCAGGCGCGTCTGAATGGCATTCCCCAGGTGTTCAAAGGCCTCGCCCTTGGGCATCACGTCTTCCAGGCCGTCGTAGGCCTTTTTGATCGCCTGATCTCCGGCCCCCTTGGCGGAGCGGATGCCCTCCTGGATATTGTTGCCAAAGGCCCCAGGCGTGGTCTGCTCGGGAGAATAAACCCCTCTTGTGGGCGAGAGCATCGCCCCCATGCCTTCCTTGTAAGGATCGCCCGGCTCCCCGGCACGGCGCGCCGCAAACGACGGCTCCGGCGTTGCCCCCGGGCGGGTGAGAGCGGCATCTTGAATCTGCTGCTGCTGCTTTTTGTCAAAGTCGGTGAGGAGGTCCTTGGCCGGTTGCTCATATTGCCCCGAGCGAATACCCTTTTCAATGGCCAACTGCTCGGGGTCCTTGGTGCGCTGCCCCTTGGTGGAATCGATGCCAAAGCGGTTGGTTTTGAACCAGTTGGCCACCTCGATGGGGGAGTATCCGCGATCCAGAGCTTGCGCAAAGGTCGCCGCGGCGGCCGGGTCGAGGGTGTCCAGATCGATCCCGGCGTTACGGGCCGCCAGCAACGCTTCCGGGGAAGCGATCTTGCCCTGGTCGTCGAGATGCTTTTCCCCGGCTCTGGGAAGAACCTTGCCCGCCGTCTTGGCGCCGGTAAAGCCGCTGCCCGCCCCCATGATCGTTCCGGCGATCTTTTCGTCCGGGGTTTCTCCGGTTTGGTAACCGAGAGCCCCGCCCACACCCGTTGCTAGCACCGCCGGGTTGACAAGCTCAGAGGCGGCCCCCAGCCCCGAGGCCAGCCCGGCGCGCGTCCAGTCGATGCCCTCTTCGGAGCCCATCTGCCCGGCGGCAACATCGGCCCCAATAGAAGAGCCCCCCATGCCGATACCTTGCAGAACCGCCCTTCCAGCGGTGCCGAGGCCCGCCCCCACGCGCCCGACAATCGTTCCCCCCAAAATAAACGGGACCGCCTGGGAGATCAGCCGGTCCACGTCCTGCATGTCGAGGCCGGGCTTGTTGACATAGCCCTTGCGCTCCTGGCCCTGACCGTCCTTGTAGACCAGCACGGGATAGCCGTTGTCGTCGCGCTCCATGCGCACGAAGTGGTCGCCCAACTGGGTCTTCAAGACATCGGCATAGGCATCGTCGCTGAACGCCACCGTCTTGGCGCGGGCCTGCCCGCCCGCCAAGTCCGGGGTGGTCGGCTGATAGAGCGGCACGTCGGCGAACTTGGGGTCCTGCCGACCCTGAATGGCCTCGCCCACATGCCCGACGACGCCCTGCACCGCCTCAACACCGCGCTGCACATAGCTCGGGTCATAGCCCATGCGCTGGTTGAAAACATCGCGCGGAATCTTGTCCTGATAGCCACCCTTGGTATAGAGGGCGTCCAAGAGCACGTCGTCCGCCGTATCCTTGTACTGCGGATTCTGGAGTTTGAATTCCTCAAGCTTGGTGGGCATGTGTCACCTTTTAGGGAGCCGGAACGCCCACCTCTTTTTGCACGTCATCCTTGAGGATGCCGAGGAAGTCGTCTCCCAGCCCGGTGCCGACGGTGGGGGAACGCGGGGCGGCAACGTCTAGTCCCTTGAGCTTGCCGAATAACTCACCAAACTCTTTGGAGGCGGCCTGATCCAGGTCGTGACGGAAAGCATACCACCCCGCATCAAGGCGCCCCTGGTTTTTCCCGGCGTATTCGCGCGCCGCGGTGGCGTTGGCGATTTGCCAGCGCTTCGAAGCCATGGCGATTTCCAGGATCAGGCGATTGCCCTCCGGTGTCTTGGACAGCGACGGGCCCATTTCCACGAGGAATTCGCGATCCGCGTTCGACATTGGCCCGGGGAGCTTTTCGCGGTTGCCCAGAGCAAGCTCGGTGCCGAGGCTTTGCACCACCTCACCCGACGCCGTGCCCTTGACCGGCACCCCGAACAAGGTCTCACCCGCCCGCTTGATGGCCTGCACCGTTTGGCCGCCCGTGCCGGTGTAGAGGTTGGGATCGCTTATCGCCTGCTTCATCACGTCGAGGTTGGCAATGGCGTGCTGGGCGCCCGCCCCTGCTTTCTGCGCCTCAATGAACTCTTCGGCCAGTTTCGGGCCCATCGCCTTATCATAGGCCGACTCTTCACGCATATCGATCTGCGTTTGCGCCTTGCGCAAATAGTCTTGTGCCGCCTGCTGGTATTCCGGGGTGCCCGGCTTGTACCCGGCCGCAATCAGGTTCTGTTCCAAGGTCGTCCCGCGTGTGCCCTTGGCCATCGCCGCCAGTTCCGCCATGCGGTTGTGGCGCTTGGCCTCATCGACCTGCTCTTGCTCCATGCGCCCCTGGTCGGACGCCATCAGGGACTTGCCGAACCCGGCAAAGGGGCTGTCATGCACTTGGGTCAAGGCAATCCCCAGCCGTTGCAGCGGGTTCATCTGCTGGCCTTCATAGACCCCGCTCATGAACGAGGGGGTCCACGCCCCCGCCCAGCCCTCCGGGGCCGAGGCCTTGTCCGTCGCCTCGGAGGCATCCTGCAACTGCCGCACCTGCCCCACCAAGCTCGGATCGAGCCCCGCCGGGGCACCTCCTTCATAGGCCGAGCCCTGCGCAGCGTAGGAGGGCACCTCTTCGTCTTCGACTTCGCCGCCTTCGGCTCGCCCCATGCCGGAGAGCATGGAACTCAAGGCCTGTTGTTGGGCCCCGAGTGAGGACCCGGGGTCACCGCCCGTATCGTTCGCCTTGTCGCCAAACGCCTTGAGGCTGTCGCCGAACATCTGGGTTTTGCTCGGCCCCGTCACCTCGGGGGCCGTGGTGACGGTCGGCATCCACGAGCCGAGCCCCACGTCACCCCCGCTCGCCTTCGGCAAGACCCCGTCTCCGGCATAGGGCTCGATGCCAGAAACCTCCCCGCCCCGCGCCTTTTTTTGCAGGCCCTGGAAGAGGTTGAAATACTTGGTGACCTTCTGCTCCAAGCTGTCGGGAATGCCGTTGTGGTTGGCATCGACGGCACCGCCCTCGGCCTTACCCTCCGCATCCTTGGTGGCCTGATCGTAATTGACGGTCTTGATGCCCCCAACCTCGCCCACGGCCTCGGGGTGCAACCCTTCCACCTCCTGGGCCAAAAGGCCAATCTGGGTGGCGGCATCGCCCTTGTAGTTGTACTTGTAGATCGGCTGGCCGTCGAAGGTCGCGCCAATCTCCTTGATGTTTTCCTTCACGTCCGCGTCGGAGAAAAGGGACATGCCGGTGCCAATCAGGCCAGCCACCGTGCCCCCCGTGGACGGGGTGGCGGTTTGCGTCGCCGTCCCCGTCGCCGTGCCCGAGGTGTTGGTGGTCGCCGTCTGCCCCGCCAAGTTCCCGAGGTTCCCCAATCCCTGCACCCCCTGGTTGGCAATTTCATAAGGGGTGAGGTTGTTCTTAAAGGTGGAATCCCAAATGCCCTGGCCCATGTTGTATCCGGCGGTATTGGCGCCGGATTGGGCACTGACGCCCGCCAGCCGCGCGTTCACATCCGCCGTCGAAAGTTGGCCAGCCTTATCGAACCCCTGGCTATACAGCGAGGCAATTTGTTGTTGCTGCCCCGGGAGCACCCCGGCGTAAAAAGCTTCCTCGGACCCCGTATTGTTGCCCAGCGCTCCGCGCACCGCGTGGTTGCCCTGAAGGTTCGACAAGGCTTGTTTATTCTGAATGTCGAACGAAGCTCTCGCCGGGTCGATCACCGACTGAATATAGGGGTTCATAAACGACTGGATCGACTGGGGCGTAATGCCGTTGTTGGCAATCCCCGCCGCGGTATTGACCACGCCGGTTTGCGTATCGGCCGCGCCCGCCTGATAGGCGTTGATCGGGGTATCGGCCCCGTCGAAATTAGAGAACTGTTGCTGGTACTGCTGAAAGAACGGCTGGATTTCATCCCACAGCTTGTTCTCGGTATCCGTGGTCGAGGTGCCGGTCTGCGTCGAGAAGGTCTGCTCACCCTTTTTCGAGGTGAAGAGTTTGTCTAAGAATCCCATAGTCAAGCCCCCGGCGAATCGCTAACGCGAGAATACAGGTAAATGCCTCCGAACGCTTGGCAATTGGACGCCCGCTCCATGAAGGCTCGGCGCCCAGCGTGCTCGCCTAACGACTTGACCATCAGGGGAATTCCCAGCCTATCGGACACCTTTTCGGAAAACGCCATCAGGGTGCGGGCGAACACGCTTGTTGTGCGCCATTCGGGCTTCACAAAGTTCCACGTTGCATCCAAAACGGTCTCGTGGGAAAATGGGCTCGGTTCGATAATGGTCAGGCCCACCGAGGCTTTGAGGGTGCCGCGTTCACCGATGATCCCCACCCAACTCATCCCCCGCTCGCCTTCGCAGCCAATGGCCTTGCGCACCAAAGCCCGCGCCTTGGCATCGGAAAAGAACAAGGGCTTTCCCGACGCGGAACGCAGCGGCGATTCGTCGTGAATAAGCCGCAGCATATCCATCAGGTCCCCCTCATCGTCGGGGGAGGCCAGCCGCACCATGGTGGGATCGACCGTCGCCATCTATCAATCCCGGGCCGGAGGGGGAAGGTTCTGAAGCGTCTTGATGTGGTCGGCGCGCGACTTCAGAATGAACCGATCCAGGGCCTCGTGGCCACCCGCCTTGGCGACGCCTTCCGGCGACACGACGTATTCGCCATCCGACAAATAAACCGGCACCTCGCCGCCCGCCGCGCGCGAGGGGGCATCGCCGAACATGGCCCGCATTTTTTCCAACCCGGCAAGGGTATTGCCCTCCCCGTGGTGGGCGATCACGTCGGCCGGGATCACATGGCTTCCCGCCGGAACGCTGGTCGCCAGCTTATCGGCCCGCCCGCCCGTCTTGCCCACCAGAGGACCGACCGTGCCGCCATTGGCGTAGCGCTTCGCCATCGCCAGCATCCGCCCCCCGACCGTGCCGCCCGTGGCCATGCCCGAGGTCAGCTTGTCGGGATCGGACAGATAGTCTTCCGCGCTCGTCTCCTGGCCCCCAGCTTCGGAGGTTTGGGCCTTAGCTTTTGCGGGGGCCGACGTGTAGAGGCCCTTTTCATTCTTATGCTTAATCGAGCCATGCGGCTCTTTCCATTTCTTAACCCGATCCTTTTTATAGTGGCGCAGCAGCCGCGAGGCGGCTTTGCTTTTCTTGGCTTGGGGAGTGGACGATGACGGTGCGGATTGACTGGGGACGGCTTCTGGCCGTAACGGGGCTTCTGGCCCTGCTGTTTGTGACGACGTGGTGGACGGCGCAGGTAGCCGGGCCTGCGACGTACCTGACGGGCCTGACCCTCCTGGAGGCGGCAAGGCAGGATTGGTGGATTCTCCCCGCATGGATTGCGACCATAGCGGCGTGGGACCTGCTGGCGTGCGCATGGGCACTCCGTCGAGGCCCATCTGCGCCGACTGCACCCCCGAGCGCCGCTTGGCCAGTTCCAAAGCAATCTGATCAGGCGACATGGAACGGGCATCGCCGCGCCCCAGAAACTTCTGGAACGGCGTGGCGTCCGGGTTCTCAATACCTTTCAAGTACGCCGTCTCGGCATTGATCTGGCCCCACGGGGCCCGCTTGGCGAGCATGGCGCCTGCGCTGGCCGCCTCCAGCCCTTGCAGGACCGGCGGTCCCCACTCCTCCAGGGCTCCCTGCGCGCCTTCCGCCCCGAACATCCGCCCCAGGTGGTGCTGGGCTTGGCTTTTGGCACCCCCGGGGAGGACCCGGCCTTCCTTGTCCTTCACCTCCGGCCCGAACGTCGCATCGCCCGCCATGCCCGCGGTTCTGACCGCGCCGGGAAGCAGCACCGTCTTGGCGAGCGTCGCCCTCGCTTCCGCCGGGGCCGACTTCTGCCACGCCTGCAAGGCAACGCGCGCCGCCGCTTCCTCTCCAACGTTGCTGGCGGTTCTGATTTTCTGGACGAGGTCGATCCCCTCCTGGGTGACCTTGTTCATCTTGGCGCGCATCAGCGCCGCGGCGCCGACCGTCGGCCCCCAGCTTGCCGCGGTCTCGAACCCGGGAATGCCCGTGCGCTCATACCAGGGCTTGCGGGCGTCGATGTTGGTCTTGATGAGGTCCTGTTCCTGCTGGTACTCGGGGGTGAGCATGAACTGGAGCTTTTCCAGGCGGGCATCGATCTTGTCGATTTCGCTGTTGTAGCGCGCCGCCTGTTGCTCAATCCCCTTGGCGGTCTCCCCCAGGGCATTGCTGAGCGGCCCGACGCCCTTGCTCTTGCCTTTGCCCTTGCCCTTAAGCTCCGCCTGCTTGGCGCCGCTCGTGGCGAGGAATTGCTTGGAGGCGGCATCGCGCGCCTCGACCAGCTTGGCCTTCTCGGCCGTCAGCCGATTGATCTCCGCTTCCGGGCTGATGTCCTCCGGCCCCGAGGAGGCCGTTCCAGCGCCAAACCCGAGCCCCGCGGCCACACCCCCGGCCACCGCCGGTTTGCTGGCGTAGCGGGCTGCCAAGCCCAGCCCGGCGTCAATCGCCTTCATGCCCGGGATGGGGGTCATAAGCTGGATGGCCGGGTTTTCGGCCACCGGGGCCAGCGCATCCTTGGGCCGCTCGGCCGGTCCCCGGGCTTCCCCGACAAAGGCTTCCGGGTCGCGCTTCCACACCGGCTCGGGCGCCGCGGTGCCCCAGCCCTTGGGATTGGTCTCCAGCATGTCCTTGAAGGAGACTTCCCCGCCCTCGGCGCGACGCTCCTCTTCGCGCTTCACTGCCCCGCCTTCTTTGTGGGCTCTAGCGATTTGCAAGGCTCGGCCGATGAGATTGGCGCGCTTGGTCTGTTGAGCGTTGGACATGGCGTATCCCCAAAGTCTCTGATACGCCACTCCAACCTACGTTATGCACACCCTTGGCTGATTCTAAAAGGGCTGACGGCTCACCGCTCAGACGCTAGCCCATCCGTGCGACAGCCGAAGCGCTCGATAGCGCGAGGCGTGAACGGTGGCTCCCCGTTTCAACATAATGGGAGCGGAGACTTAGACGGTCCATCCACACAACCGAGAGCTATGACTGATACAAGTTACTTTAATCATAGCTCCACGGGTCCTTACTCCGCCTATCGATTACATTCTTGGATTCTCTTCCCTCTACTTTCCAATCCTTCGGTGTCAATCCGGCCACCCCGTCCATCAACGCTTGATTATCTGCCCCATGCGGTGTGGCCTTATTCATAATCCCTCTGGGATCGATGCGTTCACTCCCATCGGGATTGCGTCCCATCAGTCGATGATATACCCGCGCCGGATACCCCGCCAGCCACGATCCTTCGCTCACCAAGGGGCTGAGCGCCCGCTTACGGGCTGCCTCCATCTGGGCCACCGGGCTCACCTCTCCCGGAGGCAAAGGCAACGGGCTCCAGGCATAGTCCTCTTTCGCCGCCGGACGTGGTTCCCCCAGCCCGGCGGGCGTCAAGCTGGCCTGGGTGATATCGCGCACCGTTCCCCCATCGGCGAACTGCGGGGGACTTTCCTCCCCGTAGTGATGGCGGAGGATATCTCCCACCGGATCGTCCGATAGTTCCAATCCCTGTGCTACCCCCACCCCCAAGGGCGTCAGAAACAAGGGCAGGCCTTCTTTCAGTATCTTCTCCCGCATGGCGGGGGTGATGGGGATGGAGGGGTAGTCCCGTGGATTGAGCTTAGAATCCTTCGGCACCGACCACGATGGCAGGTCCGACCTATCAGCGGGCGTAATTGTCGTCGGCTCTACCCGTGCTGCTTCTGGATCAAGTCCCTTGACGAGCTTCTGGAGTCTTGTTCCGACGATACCGGATTGATACCCTTCTGGGGTCATGTCGCCGTAGAAGGCTTTATGGCCCGCTCCACCAATGTGCTGGCCCCCCAGGTTGTCCAGAACGTGCCACCCGTGTCCGTCGAGACCCGCCAGGGTCGGGTCATGCGCGCGCGGCTGCGCTAATAGGCGCTCGGCCATTTCTTTGCCAATCACCTCTGGCAGATTATCGGGCGTTATCTCTCCCCGCGACCCCGTGGAAAGCATCGACCAGTGGTCGTGCCCCGCAGGCTTGTACTGGAACGAGCCTCGTTCAGGGTTGTAGCGGAACGCGTCTGCGACCCGCCCCATATCGTACCTATCCGCCTGCACCTTCCCTGGTGCCCATGCTAGTCTACTTACAGATGGGTCTTTCGCGGCATCTATAAGAGCTTGCTTTAGTCCGAGATCAACCCAGTCTGAGGTTGAGGAGATGTAGGGGGCGGAGGGGACGCCATCGTGCATCGCCGTGTTGACCTTGTTGGAAAGGTCCATGATGCGGTTGCCGCTCTCGCGACGCTTGTCTTTGAGGGCAATGATCTCGTCCTGCATAGCCTTCAGCTTGACGGCGTCCGGGTGTGACGGATTGTCGATGATGCGCTGTACGGCGAAAGGCTTCAGCGTGCCGTCCACCTCCATAACGCCAAGCTCATGGAGGATTGCGTCAGTTTCAATCGCCTTGATGCGCTTGTCGTACTCGGCGTGCTCAACCTTGGCCGCTTCAAGCTCGGCCATCCGCTGTTGAGCAATTTGTGGATCGCGGAATCCCTGATCCCTTGCTCTCTGTGCCCAGTCGGACTGCATCTCGTCGAGGACACGGATTTTTGGCGGAGCATGCCACCCCTTGTCGCCCGCCGCTTCAATCACCGCCTGTTGTTGGCGCCCATCAAGGGCGTGATACGGCTTCTCAAAGCGCTCGCGCGCTATAGAATCAAACGCATGCGTTGCTACGTCATCACCACTCGCTGCGAAATCCTTCACCCGATAATGCAACAGTGGATTGGTGATGCCCGGCCAGTGGGAGGAGGTGTACCTTTGGGTGCCACGCTCAGTTTCCAGGGCATTGATCGCGTCATGAAGCTCCCCCTCGCGCGAGCCGGGAGCAAAGCGGGCAACGGGGTTGAACTCATGCCCCATGTCGCGCAGTTCCTGTCTCATCGCAGCTACACGGGCGTCATAAGAGTCCGGCAGTGTCGTCACAACCTCTCTATACGATCCTGGGATACCGCCGGGGGTGGAGTAGGATTCATAGCGGGGCAAATCGAGGGCATCGACTTCACCCACCGGGTTGTCAAAGTCGTCTCGCTGGCCCGCATAAACTTCGTTGCCCAACTGGACCCGGTTATCTCTCAGGTACTGTTCGATCTCTGCTCGGGAGACTTTGGCTTGTGGGTCGGGAAAGGCCTTATGATAGCCTACGGCTTCGAGTTCCTTCGGTTTGGCCCCTTGCTTTAGGAGCATGGCCGTCATCTGCTGCACGGTGCCAATGTCCTGGGGGATGGACTTCGCCGCTTCCAGGGAGGGGGAGTAGAAGCCTCTGGAGTCTATTTCACGGGGAACGCGAATAGGTTTTCCGTCCGGTCCTGGCACCAACGCCCCCACGCCCAAGACTGCCGCTCCGAGCGCGGCATCGCCATATTCGCCTTCGGAGAGGTTCATGCCCACCTCCCCCGCCATCTGCCCCATACCGTAGCCGCCCAGGGTCGGGGAGATCAACTCCGCCACCGGGGCCATGGCGTCTTGCGGGCGTTCGCCTTCGGTGTACCCCATCAATCGGGTGGGCGAGCGGCTTTCCCCCGGACCCGTCCCGCGTAGCTCCGCCTGCCCCATGGGCTGGAAGTTTCTCAAAGGTTCGTAAGCGTTAAGCGTCTTTTCGAAGTCGGATTCTAGTGGCTCGGGGGCTAAGTCCCCGCTATAATAGCGCTGCGCCAGTTCCATGGCGGGCTGCTCGGGACGATACTCAAGCTCAAAGGCGCGACCCCCCTCGGCCGTTTGAGCCTTGGTTTCTTGGTCAGCCTCACCCGCCCGACCACCTTGGGCTCTCGCCATGGCTGGTGCGCTTAAGATTTGCTCCCACAGTTGCTCCCGCGCCGCATTCTTGGCCGTGTCGAACGCCGGTTTCCCTAGCAAGGCCTTGCCCGCCCCCCAGGCCAGCCAGGGGAGCGTTCCTAAAGGCCCGATGGCCAAGTCTTTCCGTTCCAGAGCCTCTGGATACCCACCCCAGGGCGAGGCTTGCAGGAAATGCCCCAAGGTCGGATCGTACTCGGCCACCGTCTTCATCCACTCGGGAACGGCCGCGTAGCGCTGCATGCGCTCGGCCAGTTCCGAGGTATCGTGATAGGGCTGATCCAATCCCTCTTCCGGCTGGAACCCTTCCCCATAGACGCCCTTGAGGATGTCGGTGACCGCTCCGCCCGAGGCATAACCCTTGCGCAGGTCACCCAAAGGCTGAGACGTGCTCCCCACGCGAAGCCATGCCTTAAAAGCGTCCATGGGCATCTGGGTGACAGCCCCAATCCTGGAGCGCCCCTTACCGTCAGAAAATGCCTTAACGTAGTCAGAGACCGCCGCCGCTTCCGTCTCATACCCAATCAGGCACTTGTGCTCGTCAAACGCGCCGGTTTTGGCGTCGATTTGATCGACCACGTACACCGTTTTGCTTTCTGGGCTCGGCCCGACGTAGCAATCTACGTGGTCGCCATCCGCCCCCTTCTGGGCTGGATTGCTCACGGCGATAGTCTCGCTGCTGGAGCCATAGCTGAAAAAACTCCGTCCAGAATTCCCTGTTCTTGTTAACCACGCCATGACAGCTACAGCACAGGGATACCAGATTCTCTTGGTGGGTGTTCGCCCTTACATAGTCTATGTGATGTACGCTCAGCTTGCGCCCCAAGTAAGCGTCGTCTCCTCCGCAAACTTGGCACTGATAAAGATCACGCTTGCGGACGGCCTCTCTAAGCCGCTCGCCCCATTCCTTAGGATATATACCGTATCTAGCCGAGCCTCCCCGCCACGACCAGTTTCTTTCACCCCTGTTCTTACACTTATAGCAGTACCGCAGCCCGTGTCTCTTAAGCGCATCTCGCTTGTAGACACGCTCCACTCCGCAATCTCGGCACTTGACAGTCACCTTGCATCTACTCACGTCCTGCTTGGTCTTGTGCGCTCGCCGTGCAGAAAGATAGCAGGAGCGGCAGCGATAAGGCTCGTCAGGGCTGTGCTTGTGAAGCGCGCACGCTAGTATCTCTTTGGTTTTCCCGCAATCGGAGCACTCCAAAGTGGTTCGTTCGCCGTCCCTCCAGAACTTTATAGTCTTGCGACGCTTATTCCAACACGGTCGGCACTTGTAGCCCTTACCCTCTTCGAGGTGCTTATATCGTCTATTCTTGCCGTATACTTCGCTGCGGTGTACGTGCTTTACGGAACCGCAGTCCTCGCATTCAAGTCGGACACCCTTACCCTTAGCCGGTTTTACCGTCACGCGAGCGGACCCTCGTAATATACCCGTAGTGCGCAGGCATCTTAACTTCCCAAGATTTCCCGTTGGGATCAACCCCGCGCCGAACAGAACCTTTCGGGTTCTCTATCGAGATGTCAAGACCATGGAGAGTGACCTTCCCCTTGGCGTAGTTGCCGCTCTTCTTTTGCGCTTCCGACGGATTGCGATCCGTCTTGCGCGAAGCAATCGCCAGGGCTTTTGCAATCGGGTTCATCCGCGTTTTCCTAGCATGAGAATCACCCCGTCTCCACGATAATGGAGGGGAGACTTAGAAACAGAAGCAACAAGAACCGGGAGCTAGGACTGATAAAAAACTTAACTTGTATAGGTAATGACAATAATCCCCGGCCGCCCGGCGCCGACGCTGCTGGCGCCGCTCGCGCCTGCCCCGCCGCCGCCGCCGCCGTAAAGACCTCCGGGGCCGCCGTTGTTGCCAAAGCCACCGCTGGCGCCACCGCCGCCGGAACCCGGGCCAGCGGTGGCGCCCAAATCACTCGTCCAAACCGTATGCTGCGACCCACTTCCTCCGGGTCCAGAACCACCCGCAACCGCACCCCCATCCGTGGCACCACCTGCGGCGCCTACCGTAGACCCGGCAGATGCGCCGCCCGATCCATTTCCATTCGGCCCGGCGGCGCCACCCCCGCCACCCGCACCGCCATTGTTCGCATTTTGCGCGCCGCCGCCCGCTCCACCACTGCGCAGCAGATCACCGAGCGTCCCGGAACCCGCACCCCCGCCACTGAGCACAGAACCCGTGGCCCCACCCGTCGCCGTGCAAACCCCGCCAAACGTCGTCGTTCCCGCAACGCCGCCCACGGCATAAGAAACGTTGGCTCCAGGGGTTAAGATAACGTCGTTGGTTCTCGCGTATCCGCCACCTCCTCCTCCCCCTCCGGAACGCAGCGGAGAGCCGCCCCTGTCGCCACCGTTCCCACCCCCACCAATGCACTCGATGGAGTTGGGGGTGTTCCAATTAAGGGGAACGGGCCACAAGGTCCCCGAGGTCAAAAAGATGACGTGCGTGATGCCATCGCGGGTGGCCGAGGCCCCGCCGGGGAACATTCCTGGCAAAAAGCTCATGGCCCCCGCCCCCTTTCGTCCGCGTTAGGCCGTTCCTAACGCCCTCTTCGAAGAAACAACAAAATGCGTCGAGGTAATGCACATAATCATCAGCAAAAACCAGCGCGTTGAATCGCAGTTGGTAATCGTCGGCACATCCCCAAGGTATTGGTTGGCAAAGGTGATGGTACGATCCGTGGCGTCATTGCCCTGCACCAGAATGGTCCGCCATGTTCCGGGCTGGCCGTTGGTGGGGTTGCCGATCACCCGGTTGGCGGTGACGGTGAGGGTAAAGTTGATCCCCGCATCCCAGTTGACCGCCACCGTGGCGGCATCGGTCAGAGCGACGGCGGCCGAGGCCGATTCGATCTTGGCGGCGGTGACCGCGAGGTTCCCGACCGTTGCTGCTCGCACCTCGGCGTCGGTCGCATGCTCGATCACGCCCACCACGGTTTCGGAGGCGAGGGGCGAGAGAATGGAGGGCGCCGACAGCGCGCCGGTCACGGGGTCTATGGTGACCGGGGTGGCTTGCAGGGCAAAGCCGCTCGTGCCCTTGGCCACCAGGACCCGGTCGGTCGTCGTTCCCGTCGTGCCGCCGATGATCGACGAGGTGATCGCCGAAGCGATCTCCCCCAAGAGCCCGGAGACCGCGGCACTGCTCGTACCCAGCGTGGTGAGCACCTTGCCCATCACGTCGTTGAGCATGCGGGCATTGGTCGCCTCGGAGGTCGAGGGCGCCGTTGCCGGGGGAGCTATAACCTCGACTTCAGCCACGGAAGGCTCCTTACGCGCTCGGTTTGGCGAGGATGGCGTCGCGGATGGCTTCGAGGGCGGCGTTCGTGTCGGTGTTTTGTGTTCCCAGGCTATCGGCCAGTTTGCCGACGATCTGGTTCAACTGCCCGCGTTGGGTATCCACCACGGTCGCGGTCGAGGTCTGCGGCTGAAGCGGTGGCATGGTTCCCCCTTAAAGGTCAGCGTCCCGTCTGGCGTCCGTCTCGATTGATCCGCGCGCGGTTGCCGCCCGTGCGCCACCACGAGCCGATATCGTTCGATCCGAGGGTGTATTCCCACAGGCTGCCGCGCAGGCGCGGGTTGAAATACGGGCTGGCGCTGGTCACCGTATAGGTCGGAGAAACCCTGGGTGTAGAATTGGCGTACCGATAGGCGCTGATGGTGATGTTGATCTGCGCCGACGGGTCACTGGAGCCGTACTTTTGCCACAGCATGTCGGGCTGCCACCAATCGATGAACATCATGTCCTGGCCTTCCGCGAGTTGGAACAGGCCGGTCTTGTACCAGGAGTTCATCGGCTGGCCGTCGGCGTCGTTCGACACCTCGTGCTCGTAGATGATCCCCGTGGGAGTCGCGGCAATCGGCATGCCGACAATCGACTGATCGATGCCCGCCGAGCGGTTGATCGAGGGATCGGTGTTGGGATACCAGACCCCCTCGGCAATGTTGTAGACCACCGAAGCATCGCACTCGGTGGCGCCCGTCGAGGCGCGCGGATAGTGGAACCACACCTCGTTGAACGGGGTATTGGCCCACGCCCAGCACTTGTGCTGATGGGTTGTATTCAAATCCTGGAACACCGCATCCCACAGGGTGCAGGGGATCATCTGTGGGGCACCCGAGCCGAGCAGGGCATAGAAATTCGAAGCCGACATCCAGAACACGTTGGCGCCCAGACGCGCCGCAGCATGCTTGCCGATGAGCCCGCAGCCCCAGCCGATCTGATTGAAGCCCCAGACGCCCGCCTGCAACGAGCCGAGATACGACATCGACCATAGACCAAGGTCGGTCCACAGCAGTTCTTGCTGCTGGACGCTCATCCCTGAGACGATGCGCGAGCCGGTGGACAGGCGCCGCGAGCCTGCTTGGCTGGCAACGCCCAGCGTAAAATCGGTGAAGTCACCCACATTCGACCACGCGACGAGCAGCGGGTCCTGATCGACGCCGATGCCAATCTTCGAGGAGGCCCCATAGCAAATCAGCATCTGCGTTTGCATGGAGACGAACGCCCCGGTGTTGTGGGCGGGTGCCGTGGCGATTTGCTGGGCGTTTTGAATGCCGGAGTTGGGACGCCACTGATAGACGCCTCTTCCTTCCGGGCAGGCGAGGAGGATTTCGCCCCAGTTGTCGAGGGTCCAGTCGGTGGCGGTGATCGGAGCGCCGGTCTGCACCCCCGTGGAGGTGCCGGTGCCGTACCCGCCCGACCCGTAGGGCCCAATGCCATACCCGGACCCCGCCGCCACCGGCCCCAAGGCGATGGCATAGACGATTTGCACATCCCCGCCGTTCATGAAAGCCGAGGTGGTAGATGTGGCAAGCTCCGTCGCGGCAATGGTATAGGCATCGGGCGAAGAAACGGCGATGACATCGTAGGTGCCGAAAATCGTGACACCCCCGAGCGTCGTCGCAAGCGGGAAATTGGCACTCTCCCCGACTTCCAAACCGTGGGCGGGAAAGTCCACCCGCACCTCGGTCGTGCCGGAGATGGTGGAAAACTCCGGCACCACGCCACCCGCGACAACGGTTGCCGTCGCATCCGTCGCCGCGACGATCCGGTATTGCCCGGTTCCCAAGAACAAATCCACCGGGTAGACGCCGGAAAGGACAATGCCCCCCACCGACACCGGGGTCATGAACTCGACGGAATTGTAGATGGTGATCGCCGTCACATTGGGGTCGTTGACGATCACATTCGGGGAGCCATTGGTGGTATCGAAGTCGGGGGCAAAGTCGGAGGTCAAGGTCTGCGGGGTGATATCCCGCAGGGCCCCGTTGCTGAGCACGTTGAGGGCCTGGGTGGTCCCCGCCGCCAGATACGCCACCTCGTTGAGGTCGAGCCATGCGTGCAAGGCTTTAGGGACCCCGGACAGGGCGAACTGATAAAAGCGGTCCCAGCCGCCCAGCTTTTCCGCCAGCCCGGCGCGAAAGCGCACCAGATTGGAATCGTGGATCGCCGCCTCGGACAGCGAGGGTGACAGTTCTACGTCCACGCCGGGCTTTAATTTGAGCATCGCCATTGGCATGCGTCAGTTCCTCGGCAATGCCAACGGAGGAGGAGAGGGAAGCTGGCCCATGACCCCGGAGTCTTCCAAAGCCTGGACCACTGCATCGCGGGTGCGCTGCGTAAGGATGGCGCCCACCGTCACCGTGTCGTCGCGGTGCCCTTTGATCTCGGTCGCCACCTTGTCGGTGGAAGCGGTGTTCTGGCGCACCATATTGGCCACTTCTAAGGTGAGCAGCGGCATCCAACTGTCGGCGCAGGCGTAGTGATCGATGGGCTTTTCCGACTGCGGATGCTGGCCGGAGACCTTCACCCACAGTTGGCACTTGCAGCGCGTCACCATGTCGAAGCACGACTTCTCAAAGCCGGTGCGGTGGCACATGATCTTTTCGTCGGGAAGGTCCATCCTTTGCACCCTTACCCGTTCAAGGTGCCAATGAGCGCGTCGCGGTACTTGACGGCGAAGTCCATGGGGGTCTGTGCCCCGCCGCGCGCCGCATCGTTGATGGCGACGGAGATGCCGGTCGTGGCGTTGCCCGTGGTGCTTCCCCCAGGCGGGTCGGAGACGTTCTCGCCGCCGCCACCCTGCACGTTGCCCGTCGTCACGCCCGCCGTGAAGGGATGCGCGTGGCCCGGATCGGTGACGCTGAGCGTCAGGTTTGGCAGGTTGAGGGCGGCGATGGTGCGCGCCGCAAACACCGTGGTGAAGTCCGCCGTGCCGCCCGTTCCCCCGCCACCTGAGGAGACCAGCCGCAGCGTGCCGTTGTTGACGCTGGTGTCCGCCTGCCAGCCCGTGGGCACCGTAGAGTTGACGAACGGCTGCTTGGTCGTCCCGGCCACGTAACCCAAGGATTGAGACCCCAGGCGCACGCCATTGGTCCCATCGGCGATCAGCGCCGCCCGCGTCCCCTGGGGGACGACCACCCCGGAAACGCCGTTGGTCACCGTCACAGAATGGCTCCCCGTCGTCAGGTTCTCGACAAAATAGAACCCAATGCACGGAGAGGTAATTTGCACGCTGGCGAGAAGCACCCCGGTGCAGCGGACGATGGCGTTGCGGGCTTGCGCCGTGGTCAGGACCACGTTGGAAGCGGACAGCGACAGCGTGAGAAGGCCGCCGAGCATCAAGTCCACGTAGGAGATCATCTGGTCGTTGAGGACATCGCCCCACGTACCCGAATTTGAGCCTGTGACCTGGACCTCAAGGCCCTTGTTGCTGGTCTGCGGCATCAGCGCCAACCTTCTTTTGGATCGGACCCAAAATGGAACTGATACCCGTCGCGGGGATTACCCCTGATCCACACACCCCGGCACTGCGCGCAGCGTAACTCGGCAACCGACTGCGATTTATCGGGCTCGGGCTGGCGCCAATTGGTAAAGTCCTCGGCCGCCCGGCCATCCCCGACATACACATCGCGAGCCATATCGCAAATGGCGTGCCCCTTGATACAGGTGACAGATTCGCCTTGGCGTGCCCACAGTTTCGGTGTTTCGCCGCCGTCCATGCTTTACTCCTCTCACCCCCGTTGCGGGACCGCGGTGGGTTCCGGTTGCAGCGCCGTCCACGAGGCTCCGGCAAAGCGCTTTCTGGCTTCCCAGGTCCCGGCCGATTCCCGCCGCTGGAGATAATCCTTTTCCCAGCCGCCGACCTGTTCCGCCGCATCCCCGCTCGGCCCGAAATTCTTCTGGAACGCCCCCACCGCATAGGCCATGCTTGCCGCCATAAAGAGATCGGGCAAATAGAGCGACAGGAACGTTGTGGTATTGACCGCCGATAATGCCGTGGGAATGATCTTGCCAATAACCTCTACCCGATAGGCGGCATCCGGCCAGGGGCCGAAGACGATGTTGGTCTGTCCCGTACCCTGGCTGAAATAGGCGAATTGTTCAGGAACCCCGGTTCCGGTGACCGACGGCCACGCCCAATCGAGCACCGACAGGGACACCGGGGTCACGGGGTTGCGGGTGCCCGCCTCCGGAGCGGTGCCCTGCGGGGTGATGACGTTGATTTCCTTGACGATCTGAAAGGTGCCCAGGACGGTCGGCAGGGTGAAATTGCGCGAGCCTGCCGTGGTCGAGGCGGAGCTATCGCGCACGTCTTCGACCAGCATGTCCAATTCGCGGTAAATCCGCTGCTCCGCCGCATCGATGATAGTGGGGAGGATTTGCACGAAATTGGCGTCCGTCTCGTCCTCGGCCAGAAGATTGGCCAAGGTGGCGACATAGGTGGTGTAAGTGTAGCTCATGGCTCAATCATCCAAAGACGTACCCAAAGGCGCGACGTTTCACTTCCGTGTAGGTGATGACAATCAAGCCACTCCCGCCTGTGCCGGGGGTGCCGCTGACCCCGGCGGCGCTGCCCGAAGCTCCGCCGCCACCACCGCCGTAGGCGCCGCCGTTGCCGCCGTTGCGGGTCGAACCGCCGCCGCCGCCGCCGCCGCCGCCCGACCCGTGGGTGCCGGAGTATTCGGTGCCCGCGCCTCCGGCGCCGCCATTCTGGTTGTTGGAGGCGCCGCCGCCTCCACCACCGACGGTGCCCGCCGTGTTGGCGGCGCCACCTCCCACACCGGCTGCGTTGTTGCCGCCCGCACCACCCGTCGAACCGCTGGGCCCGGCCCCCGCAAACCCATTGGTGCCGGACGCACCACCGCCCGAGCCACCGCCGCCCGGGGCACCAGAGACTGCCTGCGAACTGCCGCCGTTGCCGCCATTGCCGCGGTTGCCCGCCGCCGCCCCGCCCCCCGAGCCGGAGTTGGAAGTGGCCGCCAACGAGGTGCCCCCGGTCCCGCCCGAATTCCTGGTGGTGCCGACCCCGGAGCCTGCCGCGCCGCCCGCGCCGCCCGCGCCGCCCCCCGAGGCACCACCCGTACCGCCCTTGGCACCCACCGAGGATGCCCCGAGCGTCGCCCCGTTAAACCACGTATCGCCGCCCGTCGTACCGGAAGCGCCTGCCGCGCCTCCGGTGCCGATCTGGTACGTGGCCGTGCCCCCCGGGGTGAGGGTAATGTTGGCCGTCAGTGAGTAGGCGCCCCCGCCACCCCCACGCCCACCCGTATCGACTTGCCCATTCGAGGCGCCGCCCCCGGCGCCAATCGTCTGCACCGAGTTGTCGGCGCTGTTCCAGTCGCCCGGGACGTTGTAGGTCTGGTTAGAGCCGGTGGGGGTGGTGAGAAACGTGACGGTGACAAAATCATAAACCAGATGCTCGCCCAGTCCGGGATGCCATGCAGGGGTCGGTAAATCCCATAGGGGGCGTTCGTAGGACAGCGATCCGGTGACGATGGCGTAGAGAAACGCATCGGCGTCGGCGCGATCCTCGAACCAGCCGCGCCACATGATCTTACCGTCGCTCAGGCGCCCGGTCACCGCAAACCGGGTGACGCTCTCGCTGCCGAACGTAGCGCGCCGCTGCGAGGCTTGCCGCCACTGCCACTCGGGTATGGCAGTGAGCGTTTTAGCGCGCGGGATATGCCTGTCAGGAAGGATGATCACTTGGTTTTAACCGGAGTTGTTAGGGTCAATGTCCTGCTCTTGGGTGACGGTGTAGGCGGCATTAAACGCGGCGGGCGCCAGCAACAGCGCCACCGCCGCGTTGGTCTCGGTGACGACCACCCGCGGCAGATTGAGGGGCAGCCACGCCGCGCCGTTCTGCACCGACCATGTTGTGCCGTTGACGACCGTAATGTTGAGGCCCGGCGCGAACACGAACGTATCTGTCAGTCGGTAAAAGCGCACCGGAGACCCATTGCTGTTCAAGGTTGCCGCCCCGAGCCGTGGATAGGCCATCTCCCCTCCCTTAGGTCTTGGTGACGCGCAGAGAGAGCGTGACGCGAGTGATGGTCGCGGCGCTGTCCACATTGAAGCGCAGCGTTTGGCCCGCAGCGATGGTCGTGGTCCACCCGGTCAGCGTCGAATCCTGCGATTTGTTTGTGGCGCTGATGGTCGGCTTGGCCGAGGCCGTAATCGTGTCGGCCACCGTCGGAGGATAATTGGCGTAGGTGTCCTTCCAGATATCGACGACAATCGATCCCGACGTATCGGCCAGCAACGTCGCCTGGGTGATGGTGCAGGCGAAGGGGATTTCCAAATCACCCTTGATGCCCGTGGTGATCGCCTGCCCGCCGCCATCGATGATAAAGGTGATGACAGCGGTGGCACCCGTAGCGCTCGCCAGCATGGTGGAAACGCCCGCGCCAAGGCCCGACACGCCCGTAGAAATGGGCAGCCCCGTGCAGTTGGTAAGGGTGCCCAAGGACGGCGTGCCTAGAACCCCGCCGTTGACCACAAACGCTCCGGCGGTGCCGACGTTGACCCCCAGGGCGGTGACCACACCTGTCCCGGTCGTCGTGGTAGCAGGCGCCGCACCGGCACCGCCGCCGATCACCAGAGCGTTGGCGGCGAGCGCGGCCGAACTTGCCCAAGTGGATGCCGAATCGAAATACGGAACGCCACCGCTGGTTCCCGCGACGGTCAACGCTGGGGTCGTGTTGGGGTTGGCGACCGAAATAAGACCGCCGGTAAAACTGACCTCGGTCACCGTGCCCGTCCCGGCCACCGTCTCCCAGGTCATGGGCGAGCCCGCGCCACCTTGCGAGGTCAGCACCTGTCCCGGGGAGCCCGCCGTGGTGGGCAGATTGAAGTTCCAGGTTCCGGCAGCGCTTTGCGGCTGGATGGTCACCACGCCCGAGGTCGCCCCGGAGAAGCTTAGGGTGCCCGTCGAAGCCCCGGCAACGCCCAGTATCGGGGTCACGGTCAAAGCCGGGATACCCGTCGCCCCGGCATTGAGGATGCCGCCGTTGACGGTCGGCAAGCCCGCGATCACGTTCGCCGACGACGAATAGAGCAGTTGGTTGATGGTCGTCGTCGCCGGATAGGTGGCGGTGGACCAGGAGGGGGCGGCGTTGGCCCCGGAGAGGACGATTTGGTTGGCCGTCGCCGTGCCCGCCAGGATCGCCCCGGCAGTAGCCGTCGAGTAGAAGATACCGCCGTTGGAGGCGGTCAAGTTGGCGTTGGTGCCACCCCGGGCGAGGCTCAACTGCCCCGTCCACCCCAAGGTGAGCGACGTGGCCGAGAGCAGCGCCGTGGTCGGTGCCCCGCCCAAGGTCAGCGTGACGTTGGTATCGTCCACCCGGGTAAGGGCCGCACCTAGAGCCGAAGTGGCATCCTTGAACGAGGGCAGCGCTCCGGGACCATTGGAGGCGAGGATTTGATTGGTGGTGCCGACCGAGGCGATGGATTGATAGGGTCCGGTGGAGGTCGTGCCCCCGCACAGAACCGCATAGGCGGTTTGCGAGGCGGCCCCCGTTCCCCCGCGCGCGACGGCCAACAGCCCCGTCCACCCCACCGTCAGCGAGGTCGCCCGCAGCAGCGCCGTCGCCGGGGTGCCGCCCAGGGTGATCGTAACGTTGGTATCGTCCACGCGCGTCAGGGCAGCGCCGGTCACGTCGGCCCCGCTCAGCGCGGCCCAGGCGTAGGTGCTGGGGCCGGTGACCTGCAACACCTGTCCGACGGTGCTGGAATCGGTAATGGCGGTGAAGGCCGCGGTGCCGTGGCCCTGCACCAGTCCGGTCAGCGTCGCCGCCCCCGTCCCTCCGTTGGGCACCCCCAGGATCGAAGCCCCGACCGCGCCCGCCTGCGACAGGTCGATAGACCCAAAGCCGACGGCTGTCCCAGAGCGGCGCAGAATGTTATGATCGGCGCCCGCGGTGATGTCGGCCACGTTGGCGGTGGCATTCGTCGCATTGCCGACCACGGAGAGGGCCGCCGACTGGCGGAATTTGGCGTTGGTGACGGCGTTATTGGCAATGGTGGTGACAAACGCATTCGCCGCCCAGGTGACATCCCCTGTGCCCGCGCCGGTCTGGATGATCGGCCCGGCGGCAAAGGCGAGCGTCGCCCCCAGACTCACCGATACGCCCAGATCGGTGGCCCCGGTGGGATTGGCGGCGACGGTAAACGGATCGAGGAGAATGCTCGGGCTTTCCCAAGCGGTGTCGTAATCGGTGTTGGACAGCTTGGCGAGGAACTGGCCGGTGAGCCCCCCGGCCGGGACGTTGCCCGCCGCCAGGGCGAGCGAGGAGGGAGAAATCTTATAGGTGCTGCCGTCCGCCGCCCGGTTGATGATCAGAAAATCATCGGTCAGGTTGGGAATGGCAAGGGCGGGAAGCCCCGTCAACGCCTTCATGGCGTTGGGAAAGGTGACCTTTTGCGACACGGGCCCGGAGGCCAGATTGATGGCGAAGCTGTCCGCCACCACCATGGCCGAATTGGTGGGCAGATTGTCGATGTTGAGAAACAGGGAGGGGTTGGAAATGACCAACCCACCGCCACCCAAGCCGCTACCGGCGGTGATCGCCGCGTTGTCGGGAATGAAGCCGGAGGCCTGATTGGCGATCAGCGCCGTCGTCGCCCGCTTAGCCGTCCCCGCCTGCATCAGGGGGACGTACTCCGTCCCATCGAGAGCGATGGCCACCGGCAGATTGAGGATATTGGTGTTGCTCATGGCGCCCCTGGAGCCTCAATGCAAAGGACGCCACAAGAACTCCTCGTTTCCGCACTATGGGAGCGGAGACTTAGGGGCCGCCTCAACACGAACCGGGAGCCCCGACTGAACCAAAACTCAGGTCAAATCGACCGACAACGCCACAGAATCGAACCGCACCTCCGCCCCGAAGACAATGGAAGGGGGTGACGTGGCTGATAAGGGCCCCGAAGACAACAACCCACTCAACACCGAGAACCCGGCCGTTGCCTGCGAATAGAGCCCTATATAGTTGAGATTCGTTTGCCCGGCAGAAGAACTTGCCACAGTCAAAACATCCGGGTTGACCGCCACGCCATTGGCGGTTCCCAATTGCGGGCCGATATCGGGTCTGACCGCCGAGCCGGTGATGATCGACAGCACCGACACCCCGCCATTCAACGGATCGCCATCGAAGAGGTCGAGAAAGATGGAGGCGACCGAGCCACCCGGATACGACAAGGAGGCGGCCAATAAGGAAACATTTGGGCTATCCTCGGGGTTGGGATTGGAGGGAATGAGCGGCGTATCGGGCTCGGCGGTGAGAATGCTCCCGTCCTCGGTGACGAAGTAGTTGGTTTCGTTTATTTCATAGGTCTCCGGCCGCGCGTTGAAGATCGGCGGCGGATCAGGGGGCAGGATATAGGGAGCCAACTGCGGTTGCGGCTTGTCGTAACATTTCGGACAAACCAGGATGCGCAGATTCTCAAGCTGCGTCCCGCGGTAATCGTATTGCCACGTCAGGTTCACCGTGTTGTGGACACGGCCGCACCGATCACAGGTCCCCCACATCTGCGGGTTGTCGGGATCGACCTCGGCGTATTTCGGCTTCCATCTATAGCTCATGCGTCACCGGCCTTCCCAGATTCGGTAGTAGCCCGACAGGTCCGGTTGCACAAACATGGGCACGCGCTCCTGATCTTCGAAGGCTGCGTTACCCCAGGCATCCGTCGCATCTTGCTTACGGGCCGCCTCCTTATCGGGCGCATAAATACGTGCCAGCCGGTAAGCCAACTCTGCAACGAAGACATCCAGCCAGCGATAGGGGACCTCAAGCGTCGCCCCACCTGGAATGCTTACATCCTGAATTTGCCGATAGATACGCATCTTCAAGGTGTAGGTGGCGTTGCCGTCGGGCACGGGCCACAACTTCACCTCAGGAGGATTGATGCGGTTGTACCAATAGGACGTAACCGCGCCTTGCGTCGTCTTATCTGGAAGCGCAGAATATTCGTACACACTGAGCGGCCAGATGATGCGGTCCTGCGAAACGCCGCCAGACGTGGTCGTGATATAGGCCGCCGCAATGGCAATCATGCGCGCCGGAAGCGTGTAGGTCTCCTCGCCCTCCGTCAGCACTTGCTCGTAAAGCTCGTCCGTGAAGAGGTTCGGCTGCAAATTGGCGAGCTTGACCTGGACGAGATTGGCCTCATTTTCAGCGTCAGCCATATGCTCTGCGGCAATGGCGGTTCGACGAATGCCGATCCGGGAAAAGGCGACCAAGATGAGATTGGCCGCCGCGGGATTGTAGCTGTACGTACCGCTAGCGACCATCGTAGACATCCTCCACGTAGGCGAAGTCCAAACGACAGCGCCGGGTTTTTTGGCCCTTAACGCCGTTGCAGCGTTTGGCCACAGTAACTAGCGCGATTCCATAGTAGTCGGCAGCCTCCCGAACGCCTCTATACGCAAGCCCGTCCGTCAAGCAGATGACGGGGCGCCGCCGCGCATCGTTGGCAATCCGGGCCCTAGCCCGTGCCCCTTCTTTTTGCGCATCCGTTAAGCGATAAGTACCCTTCCTGGCTCTCGCCTTGGCAGACAGTTTAGCGCGGACTTCAGGAGGGTATTGACCGGCGGGCCAGGGTGATTTTCCACCCTTCGCTTCCGACATTTTACGCTTGGTCTCTTCTGAGTGGCGATGCCCTAGAACGCCCTCCCCACCCCAGGTCATGTTGTAGGCCGGACGCAAGGTGCCGATAAACTCCCGCTCGCAAGCAAGCGCCTCGGTATAAGAGGCGCACCTGCGAAGGACCTCAAAGCGGAAGGCTTCCGTCCCATGCTTTCGAATGGCGGCATAGAACTTTCCGTTCTGCCCGGCGAGCGCGTTGCGCAAATGCTTGCTCTGGCGCTGCCCTAGGAATAGGCGAGTAACCCCGATGTATTCTTTGCCGTTGATTGTGTTTCTGGCGATGTAAACAATCGACGCTCGGTTATCCTCATCGTAAGCGCGCGACATCGATCCCTCTTGGAATGTCCAAAAGGGTATTGTTCCCGATGTGTTCCGCCCCGTCAAGGCGTAGGTGCCGGAGCTTGCGATGACACGCCCCCATTGGGTTTAAACTGAACCGCTTCTTTTTACGCAAGCGCGCCCATCAAGGTGCGAGCGTGTACATGGCCTGAAAGCGCATGGTGTGCGACGCGGTGCTGGGCGCAATCCAGTCGATGACGCCAAGCTGCGCACCGTTGAGGGAGCGCAGATAGGCGGGTGAAATTTCCGTACCGTTGGTGGCCGCGCCGGAGCCGCTGAGTTTATGCGTGTCGGCAAAGTTGGCAACCGGCACCGGCAAGGAAAACTGGACGAGCGCGGGGCCGACCCCGCTGGCCGTAACGTCCAGGGAGCCGGAGATTTGCACGATGTCCCCCAAGCGCATGTACATGAAGTCGCCGTTGGCCGTGGCACTCGCCACGTTCGTGCCGGGCGTGACAGTGGGCGCATAGGGTCCGCTGGCCAGGACCGGACCCCACACCGGGCTGGTGGCGTTGCCCGTTGAGGTGATGACCTGGCCTGGGGTGCCGGTATCGGTTTTGATGGTCCAGGGGCTGTTGTCGCCCAGCCATGTGAAGCTATGGCCATTAGCCCCATTCTCGCCAAACACGACAACAAACTCGGCAATGGTGATGCCGGGGTCGGTACTGCCCGCCGAAAGCGTCATTGTCGTCGGCGCGTGGATGTCGCTCGCGGTAATGGTGCCCGTCGTGCTAAAGGCCCCCGTGTGCGTCCAGGCACCCGAGCCACTGTTCGAAGCGATGGCGGTGATGCCACCCGCTTGCCCCCCCGTAAACGACAGCGGGGTGACGGCCGAGCTACCCGCATCGTTCTTGAATCGCGCCTGAAGGGCGCCTTCAAACCAAATCCATTCCGCATAGCGGTTGTTGACCGTGCGCGTTGAGTCCCAGAACCCAATCGTCGCGAGGCTCGGGGCGGCAACAAGCTGCGCGCCCGAGTTGGTCGGTCCCGCTGGATTAAGGTTGGCCGTCGAGCTAATGTTGCCCTGGACGTTGACGTTGCCGGTCACGGCAAGCGTGCCGGTGTGGGTCCAGGCTCCTGTACCGCTGTTGGAGGCAATGCCCGCAATCGCCGCCGCCGCGCGCGTCGCCGTCAGCCACGTCGCATTCGAGCTATTGGCGTCGTTGCTGGTGCGGAAGTTGAACGTCGTGTCGCTCTGATAGATGTCCCAGGTCTTGAGGTCGGTGCCCAGCGAGGTGTTGGTGAACCCAAGCGACGCGCCCCCTGAAACCGAGGTGGATTTCAGCAGCAGGGTCGAGAGGGCGCTGCCGCCCGAGGAGGCGGTGCTGATGGTCGCCGTCGGACCTGTGATGGTCGAGTTCGTGACAATGAACGCATCGCCGCCCGGGTTGTTGATGTGGACGGCGGTGTTGTGCGTGTGAAGACCCGTCCATGTGGGGGTCATCGCCTGATTGATCGCGGGGGCGGCGTCCGAACGCATATAGGTCGTGGCGACGCCATTGATGGCCGCCGTGCCGACCTGCGCGGAGGGGTTGGCCGGAGTAACGGACGTGGCGCCATCGACATAGGCTTTGGTGGCGATGGACAGCGGGTTGGCTGGCGTATAGCCAGACCATAAAGTTGCGTCAGTGCCGGTCAGAGTAAGCGGATTGTTGAGCGCCATGATCTGCACCTGCGAGATCATTGTCCCGCTGCGCAGAAATACGATGCCGTAGGAGCCGCTATTTATTCCAGTATCATCCGCCGTTTGTAGGAAAAAGCCGCCTCCCGACCCCCTTACCCGCCAATACTTCTGACCCACAGCCGCACTCGGGTCGTACATACGAAGTTCCGGCTGGGTTCCCCCAAGGACGATGCTTGGAGTGGAGCCGCTTGTGGAGCCATTGAAGGTGTGAATCCCGGTCCACGTCGGCACAATGGCTTGGCTAAGAGCCGGAGCCGCATCGGAGCGCATATAGGTATTGGCGACGCCGTTGATTGCTGCTAGCCCAACGCTGGCCGTCGGATTGGCGGCACCCGCGCCGAACTCGCCGGTATCCACCCAGTTGTTAACGTCCGTCGCCGGATCGGCGGTGAGATAGAACACATGCGCCGGGGTGAAATCGGTGCGAATGCAGATTGCCGGAGCGGTGACGGGCAGCGCCAGCATTTCGGCTTCGTCGGCCGCTTCGCCCACGTCGTGGTCGAGCGGGGGCAACTGGGACGTGGGGATTTTACCGGAGCCATCGAGGGGCCCGGCCGGATCGCCCGGGTTGCCGTTCAAGGTAACGGCAAAATCTTTGACCGCATTGAGGTCGATCTTGACGTTGGCGCCGCCCTGAACGCCCGCCACCACCTCGGTCCCGGTGAGGGCCGCGGCGGCTGGCATGCCGGTAATCTTCGTGTCGCTCATGGTCCCGCGCGCCCCTTATTCCAAGAGAATAAACGAGTTGCCATCCTCCATCAGGATGTAGCCGCTATTCTCCATCAGTATGAATCCGTGACCCGCTTCCCCCGGGTTGTTGTCGAGGCCGCCGCCGCCGATTTGCGAGGTCCATTGCAGCCCCGTCCCCGTCGTATAGGCGAGCCCGGTTGTCGCCTCTTCATCAATCAAACCGGGCATGGATCACCCCATGTAAGCTTGGCGGAAGGTGGTCGTGATCGACCCCGAGCCGCTGGTGAGGGTGACCCGGGCAAACAGCGGCACATAGCCGTAGTTGCCCTGCACGGGGGTGGAGAACCCGACAAGATTGGCATCGGGATGATCGAGCCACGTGATCTCCGCCGGGGTCCACTGGAAGGTGTTGGGCGCCACCGTGTTGGTGACCCGGTTGGGGTCCTCCAGCGTCTGCTGCACCGTCCCCGTGGCGCCATCGGGCGTGCATTGGATGGCCACCTGGGAGTTGCCCGCAAAGTCGTCGAAGCGCACCCAGAAGCTATCCGCCATCCCGTTGGTGCCGACCGTCACCGTGCCTGCCGCCGCCCCCGAGGTCACCACCGAGGTGAGGGTCTTGTAGGAAAGCGCCGAAGCCGCCGCCCCGGCATTGGCGCCGGTCAGGACTTCGGAAATCACCGCCCCGGTTCCGTCGGTGCCCGTCAGGGTAAAGGTGATGCCCGTATCATCCCCCGAGGAGGTGACGATGATGCGCCGCTGCATATCCATGGTGGCGAGGCCATCATAGTAGCCGACCGTCACCGTGCCCGCGGAAGCCCCGGACGCGGCGATGCGCGTCACCGTCTGGTATTGCTTGGTGGTGGAGGCGACGGAAGAGTTGGAGCCCGTGACCACCTCCACGACGGAGACCGGGCCCGACGGGGAAAACAGCGTCCCATAGACCGTAAAGGTGACGCCGCTGTCATCCCCGGTCGAGGTGATGTAGACCCGGCTCAAGGAGGGCAGATAGGCGACCGGGGCACCCGACACGGAACTGACCCGCGCTCCGTTGAGGGTGAGGTCACCCAGGGCCGCCGCCTGGGACAGGCAAACGCCATCGGCATCGAAGGTGTTCGCCGCCAAGTCCCCGTTGAGGACCAGATGCTGCGCTCCGGCCGCCACTTGCGACTGGGCCGCCCCATCGGCATCGGCGGCAGCCAGCGGTCCCACGGTCACTACCAAAGGCTGGGCCATATCCGTCCTCGTTTCAGATTAAAAAAGAACGCCGCACCAGACCCCTTTAGTGGTGGAAGCCCTTGAGGGTCTTGGCGAGTTGCGCCCGTTTGCGGGTTGTCGGGTTGTCGGAATGCGCCGCCTCGTTCAGCTTCTTGGCGGGTATCTTCTCCCCCTCCTTCACCCCGAGAGTTTTGCGTAAGGCGCCGGGATGCTCAATCGCCCCGGCAATCCAGTGCTTGTCCGATGCTTTGGCCATGGTCCCTCACTTCAGACGCGCGTGCATAGCAATCGCGTCTTCGTCTCCGCGCATCGTGCCCGTGGTCTTGCCCTCGGCGCACTTGATGATCTTCTCGCCCCCGGCGTTCTGATGCGGGGCTTTCACCCCGACATCACGCATCTTGCCCTTGACCGGCGCGGGATACTTATGCCCCATTCCGTCCCCCTTACGAGTCGAGCGTCTGGACGTACTGCATGGTCACGTAGGTCGTGCCAGCCGTCGTGGCGCCGGTCGGCGTCACCGTGGCGACGACCGTGGTGTTGGTGTTCGTATCGACCATGGCGAGTATCTGGGCCGCCGTGAAGGTGATCGTGCCGCGGCCCGCCGTCTTGACATCGACCGAGGTGACGTACTGCGTGCCCGCCGCCGCCGTGCCGATGGTGAGCACCGCCGACGTGGCCGAGTCCCAGGCCACCGAGGTGTCCACGATGAAGGTGACGATGCGGGTGTTTTTGGGGATCGCGAAGGTCGCGCTCACCGGGGTCGTGGAGTTCTGCGTGATCACCGCAGTTTGCGTCAGAAGCGCAAGGCCGGTGTTGGCCGGGCCATTCGCGTCTTCATTGAATTTCGGACCCGAGATCAGGGGGCCACTGAAGGTCGTGCCTACGGCCATGGCGCGAACGCGCTCCTCTGCTGTGCGTCAGGAAGGGAGCGGGCAGTTCTTTTGAAACTGCCCGCTGCTGTCGTTAGGCGGTCGGGAACGAGCCGAACACGGCGCGCGGGTCGTCGTAGGCCGGAGTGGCGCGCTCGTAGCCCTTGACGAGCAGGTTGTCCGACATATCGTCCACCCACATATCGGTCTCGTACTCGTCGCGGACCCAGAAGTTGAGGCCGTCGTTCTCGGTGCGCACGAACCACGCGAAGTTGGAGGTGAGGTAATCCACCACCGAGTAGCCTCTGACGCCGCCCTCCATGGAGCGCAGCGCGTTGATGTCGTTGTCGGCGGTGCCGGGCCGAAGCTCGGTGACGCAAATGCGCTCGGCCACGTCCATGAGGTTCACCGGCACCATCAGACCGTCGTTCTTCGGGCGGCCCATGATCTTCAGATTGCGCTCGTCCACCCAGTTGGTGCGGATGTTCTTGCACGCCTGGATGAGCGAACTGTCGTTGAGGTCGAGCATGGTCGTAAAGGTGTTCGACCACGTGGACTGATCGACCGGGTGGGCGGTAGAGAACAGCGGCTGACCATCACCACCGACATTGATGTTGTAGGTCTGGCCGTTGTTGAAGATGTTGAAGGCCTGATACTCCCAGAACTCCTTGAAGGCCTTGGCCAAGCCCAGGGCCGTGGGCTTGAACTCCGACTTATAGAGGTTGTCGCGGATGGCCTTGCGGGTGATGGCATAGCCCAGACCAACTTCGAAGGTCTCCGCCGAATAAATCCAGCGCTGACCGGCGTTGTTGTCGAACTGGGTGTTGCCGCCTTCCTGCTTCAGTTGCGCGTAGCCCATGTAGGCCATCTGCGCCTTGCGCTCGATGGCCATGGTGGACTGCTTGACCTTGAAGAACTTCTTGTACTGGGTCGGGATGTTCTTGTATTCACCCGCGACCTCATAGAGACCGGGGCGGAGCAGGTCGCGCTCTTGTGCGAGATTGATAGCCATGGTTTAGGGTTCCTTGTCCGCCGGTTATTAGATGCCCGTGATCTGGTTGGAGTTGGCCGCGACGAGCACCCAGTTGTAGGCGCCAGCCTCGACACCCGGACCCACGCCACCCCCGTTCGCGGTCGTCCACAGATCGACGATGGTCAGCGGCACTGTCGCGGTGTCCACGACCGTCGAGAGGTAGGAGCCCGAGAAGCCCGAGGTGGTATTGCCCGAGCCGACCACGATATCGACGTTCTTGCCGATGTCGGCGAAGGCGATGCCCGCGGCGCCCGACTGGACGACGAACGTCGGGTTGGGGGTCTGCTGGAAGGGGATGAGGAAGGCGTCCACATCGCCCGCGGCGTCCGTGCCCGGCCAGAAGCGGTTGAAGATGCGCGCCTGCTGGGAAATCGAATAGTATTCGCAGCCAAAGAACACCCCGGCCGCCTGCGAGACCGCGGTGCCGTTGGTCCACTGAGCGAGATAGCCGGTGGCAAGCCGCTTGACGAGATCGCCGCAGAAGATCGGCGTCGTGTCGTCCTTGTCGATCCCGCCAAAACGGGTCGTCATGCCGAAGTTGGTGACAGGCGAGCCATTGAGGCCAACCTGCCGAAGTCCGAAGGGTGCGTTGGTGTTTGCCATGGCCTTTGGGCGCCCGAGTTGTCTGGCTTGCCCACAAAGGCCTTAGGCGCGAGTTCTACGAAATTTTCGTAGAACTTACAGCGCGAAGACGCAGAGGGGAGCGAAGCCAATGAATTGACCTGCTGACGGACGCGCCCCATGGACAACTGCAAGGGCCTGCCAGCGCTCGCTCCCCTCTTGAACTCAACCGTCGCCTGACGGTGGGAGAGTAAATTCCCGATCACCTCGCGTGATGGGTACGCCTCGATACTGAACTGGGAACACCTGTTGGGAAAAGGTATTGCCTTTTGCGCTGTGATTCGTCAATCGCTATGATTGCCCAAAACCTGAGTGAGGGGGATCACATGAGCGACCTGTGGGCGGAACTCGTCGTTTTCGGCCTCATCCTCATCATCACGCCATTGGTGCTTGCCTTACGCGCTGGCGTGCTGGAGGAGGATGAGTTCGTGCATTGGCTTACATCGCTCCCCGAGCGCCAGATATTCTTCTTCGCCGGAGCGCCGCTTTCAGGGGTGCTGTTTTATGGGGGTGCGGAATTGTGCTTGGACTGGGGAAGTAAAGAATGCAGGCCCGCCGGAACGGCTTACGAAGTGGGATGGAGAAAGGAGCCCGTCCTGCCCGGTTGACGGCCAACCCACTCACCTGCACCCTACGTGGTGGTCCGATTTGAGGTCGAACATGACTTATCCCATGAAACGGGACTGTTGCCGCCACCCATCGGACCTCTCGTGTTAGTAGGAGCCACGCAACCCCCCGTGGAGACGGCGGCAACAGCGAAAGACCGCAACGCCCGGCTACAGACCGCCAGTCTACCCCTGATTCGGGATGGCCGAAACGACAAAGGGCGCTCCATCCAGCGGAGCGCCCTCAGATTGCAAGGCTTCGAGTTTCTGGGCTTTACCCCAGGGGATACATGGGAACCTCCCGCTCGGTTATTCGATTGAGACCCATTGGGCCCTATCAAACAATCATCAGCGGAAGGATTGTAGCCTTAGACCCGAAAGTCGTCAAGCTTGGCGCCCTTGTTGAGCCGGTCGATCAACCAGTTCGACTTGCGCCCGTGCCCGCTCCAGGTCTTTTTGGGGTCATTGGGATCACGGTACTTGGGGGCCATCTGCTGCTTGTAGCCGCCCTTGGGGGAGAGCTTCTTGCCGAAGATTTCGTCGAGCGAGGTGAACCCCTTGCGCTTGACGATATCGACCAGTTCCTTGCGGACCTCGGTGGCCTCGGCGGCCTTGCGGAGCTTGATGGCTTCGGTGAGATCGTCCTGCACCTTCTGGAGATCGCGGAGCTTCATTTGCGAGAATTCACGAACCGACATGACTTCCTTCCTACTTGACTGAATGACTGGCACCAACGCGCGAGTACGCCTCACCTCGCCGTGGATATTAGGGAGGATGGTGGCGAATTCAAGTCTTTGCGGTACTTTTGCGCACGTGGCGATGGGCCAGAATACCAGCCCGCTCAAGGACCCGGCGGTTCTTATTGGCCTGGGCGTCGTAGAACTTCTTCGCCTTGTCATCCCCCGCCTCTTCAGCAAGGCAGGCCGCGGCCAGAAGAGCGAGATAGGACTTCCTCAACTCCTCGAAGGCGTCATCGATGGTCTTCGCCGCCGTTGCGTAGGTCTCCAGCGACATCCTCCAAACTCCCCAAAAAACAGTTTTACACTTTTTGTTTGTGAATGATTTCAATGAGCCGGTTGAGCTAACCCATTGATGTTTGGCCGCGATTCAAAATCACGCTTTTCGGCTGTGGTATAATAAGCACGTCGGGTGAGTTTTGCGACAGCCCGACGTGCTCTTTGACAATTGGAGAAACGACATGCTTTACGAAGCCGTCAATCCCGGCGCGCTGCGCTCGTGGTGTGGACCCACGGTCATAGCCGCCATCACGGGATTGGCTATACCATCAGTAAAGGCCCGCATCAAGAAGGTGCGCGGTCACAATGGGCCGGTGAAGGGCACCCACACCTGGGAGGTGCGCAAGGTGCTGGAAGAGTTGGGCTACCAGATGGAGCACCAGCCTCTCTACCGGAACGGAGCCCTTCGCGCCGGAGGCCTGAAGCTCACCTTAGCCCAATGGCTCAAGCGGCCCCGCGATATGGAGGCCGCTTACATCCTGGAGGTGACCAACCACTGGGTGGCCGTCAAAGGCCGCTGGTTTTGCGACACCTACACCAAGGGTGTGCCCGTCCGCTGCACGCAAGCCCCGCGTAAGCGCAAGCGGGTGTGCAATGTCTACAAGGTAACGCCCGTGCGTCGCTAGAACGACGAAGGCCCCAGCTTCACCGGCTGGGGCCTTTTTGGTATCCACGGCGCCCTAGGTTGCGTTACCCTGAGGGGTGGAACCTTGGATGCATCATACCTAGCGATGCCATCCCCTCAGACCGTGAATTGGTATTGATGTCCGGGGCGGACGAGTTGCGGCCTGCATCGCAGCAAGACCATCCACGCCGTCAGGCTTTGCCGCTCTGCGCATTGGCTCAGCCGTAGCCCTGGACATCAATTGGTATTAGCTTCGGTGCCTCAGTGTCTTTCCCGTCTGACCAACAAGGGCGATCTTGCGGGAGCGATCTCGTTGGCTCTCCCTGAGGGACGCAGGCACGACTGGCCGTGAAGTGACGGGCTGCGAAGCTAATTTGGTTATTCCGCTGCGGCTATCTTCGAGGGAGATTCCCACCCACCGCCGATAAGCCAATTGTAAATCCTGTCGGCGTCTCGCATAACCTCATCCAACGTGTGGGGCTTGCCGATAACATCAGCCATCGCCGCATCGAGCGCCTTGAGCCGGGCCTTCTCCACGTCCATATTTCACCCCTCCCGCATAATGATCTGCGGCGGCGGCTTGATATAGAGCACCGCGGCCACCGTCAACACCGCTACCGCACCTAAGACCAGAAAAGCAAGCGAGGCGCAGATCATAGGTGTGAGTATGTCGCCGTTGCGTTTGCAGGCCATCACTCATCCGCCTCATAGGTATAGCCCGCCCCGCCGAACTCCGGTCCCGATTGGGTGGCAAAGCCGGTGGTTTCGACGCGCACGCCCGATTTGCGCTTGGCATCGGGATGGTCAAAGTCGGTGATGGTCTTGGGAACCGCCATACCGGCGCGGGCAAAGGCATCGCCCACCTGGGCGTCGGCCTTGCGCTTGTCGCGCATCTTGGAAATGCGCGTGGCCTCCATCGGCCGCTCCATGAGGAGCATGCCACCGCGGCGAATGGGGCCGGTCATCCCCAGAGGGAGAAACAGACCATCGTGGCGCTCGGCTGGAACCGGCTCCCAGCCCGCCTGCGAGAGGTTGACCTGATGCTGGGTCCAGGGCGCGTTGGCCACCGTCTCGGTCTTCCATTCGTAGTCCCAGCCGTCAGGAATGATCGAGCGGTCGAACTCGAACTGGTTTTCGGGGTTGGCCAAGTCCATGTTGATCGGCCGCCCGGAGCGGGTGCGTAGCACATGCCGGTCGTCCTCCACCCGCGCCTCCTGGCGGGGCGCTGGAACATCGCGGCCAGCGGTCTTGGCTTTGGGTGCGGTCTTGGTCGCCATAACATTCCCCCTTTAAGGTGCTCTCCCCGTTTCACCTTTATGGGAGGGGAGAAGGCAACAGGTCTCAGCTTGTGGATTCGGTCGCCTGAACCCCAATTACTTCAGGTTTTCCTGGTAGTCCCAATCCAGATAGTTCTTCGGGTACTTGCCCTCGGCAATCATCTGCTTGACGTTCTTGGCGTAGACTTCCGGGTCGGAGCCGATCTCTTTCGCCGCATTCACCAAACGCGGGTGCAGGCGCAGCTTTGACCCGGAAGGGTTTTTCGAGGAGTAGAAGTCCCCCGACCGCGTCACCGGAGCCCCCGGCGGGGCTTTCTTCTTGTCCGCCACCTGCGGCTTGTCGTCTTCCTCGGTCATCCGGCGTTCCTTTTCGGGGAAGAACTTGGAATTGAGCGCATCCAGGAATGCGTCGCCCTTCAAATCACCCTCATCCACCGCTACAAAGGCATTGGTGAAGGCCAGCCATTTCTGGTGCTGCTTGGGATCGTCGGTAAATTCGGGATGGTCCTTCAGCCACTGGACCACCTTGGAGGAGGTCTTGTTGCCAAGGTCTGCCAGCCATTCGTCCTTCGAGGGGCGCTTGGGCTCCTCGACCTTCTTGGCTTCGACCTTCGGCGCCTCTTCGGTCTTGGTCTCCGTCTTGGGTTTGGGCTTGATCCCATCGGCCAGCCACTGCTTGGCCCGCAGGACCTCCTGCTCGGCCCCGGCTTTCCCGGCTTCCAACTGCACAAGCTCGGCTTCCGCCTTGGCGATCATGCGCCGGGCCTTCTGGGCCCGCTCCCGCTCCCCCGCCTCCTCCGCCGCCAACTCCTCGCGCGACAGGGCTTCCAGGGTCATTTGCGTCGAACGAATAACGGTATCGATCTGGTTGAGGTCGCCCTGCACCTTTTCGTGGTGGGCGCGCAGCGCGTAGACCTCGTTCTTGCGCGAAGTCTCCTCGACCTCGGTCAGGCGGGCATCGCGTGAGGCGATGTCCTTTTGCCGCTCTTCCTCCAAGGCCCGCGCCCGGGCAATGGCTTCATCGCGCTCGCGCTTGATGGTATCGAAGACGGTGGGGTCAATAGCACTCGTTTGCCCATTGACCTTATCCTTGCCCTCTTTGGGGCTTACCTTTTCTTCAGCGTCTTCGACATCGGGTGATACCCACCCAGCCGCCGCTGCCGCCGTCAGGTCCTCGGGCAACTCGATGATCAGCCCTTGATTTTCGTTACCCATGTGGCCCCTTAGATGTTGACACTCCCCGCTTCAACGCAATGGGAGCGGAGAAGGCGATACGCTTTCACTTGTCAGGCCGGTGGCCTGAAACAAAGCCGATCACCAAATCGAATCGGGGTGGGGAATCTTGCCGATGATTCCAGCTTCCGTAAAGACACGGCAGAACACACCATTGACCTCACAGGCCATGCCATCCGAAGGACGGAACCACACCCAGTCCCCGATATTGTTCTTCGTTCCATGGAATTTGGTCAGGTCATCGTCCACGTAGGCCTGCGGGCCCATGGCGACAATCAAGCCCACCTTGCCCTGCCACAGGTACTCTTCCAGGTCCTGGTCGGAGGCCATCTGGGTGAGGAGAATGCCGCCCGAGGTCTTCTCCGCGAACGGCGGTTGATAGACGGCGACGAGTATCTTGGACAGTTGCACCGTTCCTTCGGGAACAAGGCCCACCCTCTCGCGCAGGACTTCCTTGGGATCGCGGTCGTGCTGGAAGGACACCGAAGCCTTCGACCTTGCCCCGACGCCACCGTTGATCGACACGCGCCGCTTCTGCGGGGTGGAAATCCAGTCGCCCCTCTCAAGCCTGGAAACGGCCTCAACCACCGTCTTGATGTCCGATTTCTTAACGGCTGTCGTCGTCATGCTTATCCCTCAAAGTCCACGTTGACTCGCATCTTCGCATCGACATCGATGGGCTCGCGCCCATGCAGTTCATCGTCCACTTCCTGGAGGTACTTGAGCACCCCGCGCATGGCGGCGATGAACCCGATGTAGCGGGCGCAGTTCATGCCCGTCGCTCCTGCATCATCCCGGATCACCTGGGTGCCCGAGCCCAATTCGTTGTAGGCGTCGTTCAACCCCTCCACGACCTTCTTGCGGACCATGTTCAAGGACCGTGTATCGAGGGGGTTGACGATGACCTTAGTTGCCACGCGCCACCCATCCCGAGCAGGAGGCCTTATCGGTGGTGACAATCGGCGCTGCCAGAGCCTTGCCCGACAGCATGCACTGGCCAAAGGCGCCTCGGCCATTCGCCAAGGGCATCCAGTTGAGGCAGGTGGCACATTCGCGAAGTTCTTTATAGGGAACGTCAATCGCCGCCAAATCGCCTGCTCTCGCCTTGACCATAACGAACTCCCCCGTGAATCTCTAACTGCAACCGTGCAAAAGGCGCCTCCCTTTGGTCAAGAGAAGCGCCTTCTATTGCTGTTCACAGAGGCGAGTTGTAGAACCGAGTGTGGCCGAATTGTTTAGACGCCGTACTTCTTGATCTTCTCTAAACGGCCTTTGCCGCCTCCGGCACCGGCATCCATTTTCACCGAACCACCCGAGGCCCGCATGGGCATACCGGGGCCTGGAGGCGGAGGGGGCGGCATCGGCGGCCCGGCATTGGGCATCGGCGGGGGCGGACCACCAGGACCCATCGGAGGACCACCCTCTTTTCCGGCCATGATGATGATGTTGATGTCGGTCTTGCCGTTGCCCTTCTTGTCCTTGCCCTTCATTTTGCGGCCGGGCTTATCGAGGCTTGGGGGCGCGGCGTCTTCATCGGTGGCTGCCGCTTCCAGGCCCTCGGCCTCATCGTCCTCGTGGTCGTCATCGAGCAACCCGCCATCGGCACGGCATACCTTGCCGCCCTTGGCGTATTTGTTGCGGGCGCCGGGGCCCGAACCCGGGGAGCCACCGTACTTGGAAAGGAGGGAGCGGTTGCCCATCGAGCCTTTGCGGGCGATATCGTAAGCCATTGGCGGTGTTCCTTGATCTGGCTAATTGCCGAAATCCTCGGCAATTCAATGAGCGCTGGCGCGCCCGTTCGACGCCTTACCTGTGCTACCCGAAATGTGCCCCGACTTGATGTAGTCCACGAGGTCGTCCGCCTGCTCCAGCACATCGCGCACGGTCGTGGGCTGCATGCCCTCCATGACGAGACGCACGCATTCCATGCGGATGTGGGTGAGGAAATCCATGAGTTCTGCCCCCGGGTCGAACCGTTCAGGGCTAGGAGTATAAGGTGATTCTACCCTTTCGGTTCACGTGGGGTCCGATGACGACGCACAAACTCGGTCAGCGCTTTGTCGATGACATACGATAAGGTGCGCCCATCCGCCTTGGCGATCTTGGCCAGCTTGGCTTTGAGTTCGGGATTTAAGCGGAACGAATAGAGCGGCGTAACCATGCTCCGACCTCCCAGTGGTTCCAGATGGCGCACAGATAGAGACCGCTAAAGGTGGGCGTTAAGGGCAGTAAACCCCAGTGGCCGTTGTGTATGACGAGGTAGAGCCAGCAGGGCTGGGCGGCGAGCCCGAACAAGCACCCATAGCGGCGCCAGTCCTGGCGTGGCCAGTAGGCCAGCGCCAGGGAGGTGAGCGAGAGACAGGAGATGAGATATTCGATCATCAGAACCCATTGCGCTTGGTGAGACAAATCTGCGAGCAGCCGTTCTCGCGCACGGTGTGGCGCTCGTAAATTATGTCGCCCCCGGCCTCCAGGAACTCAGCCTCATCCACTTCGACGATCTCAACAACCGCGAACTCGTCATCGCCTTCTTCATCGCTATAGATGAAAAAGCGAACCGGAATGTTTTCAAAACCCTTCATGCAGCCTCGCAGAGTGTGTAGAGATCAGCCAGAGTTGCCTGCTCGCGGGGCACTCCGGGCATCTCGTTGGGGCGGGCAAAGAGGGGTGGGCGGATATTGCGACCCTCGGCCTCGGCGCAGTCGATCAGCGCCTTGAGAACGCGGGTCTGCTCACGCTCGATGCGGGCGTGACGAGCCTTGTCGAATGAGCCTGAAGCGTCAAACAGCGGCCCGCTACCTTCCCAGTTGATGCGATCACCACCCCACGGGGTGGAATACTTGACCTTGCAGGGCTTTTCCCGGAAGGTGGCGAAGTACTCCTTGGCCATCTGTGCGGTCGGGAAGCGGTAACACCGGCTCTCGTCGCGCACGTCGAATGCATAAGCGGCACCGTCGATACACGCCTCTACGCTGTAGTGCTTGGCTGTTACATGGCCGCATGGCCGATGGCGCCAATCCCAGCGGTCGTCCTTCATGATCGGCAGGGGGATGTCGATCTGGTTGGCGAGCCGGGGAACGCAGCGGCGCGCCAGGGCGACGCCCTCCAGCCATTCGACCCCATTGCCATCCGAGCTTACGGAGCACGATTTCACTTCAAGAGAAGCGAGGTAGGCGAGAACGGCGGTCACCGCCACGTCATAGGGCTTGCGGGCCGTCTTGCAGAAGTCCCAGCCGCGCCGCTTGTTCCAGCGCTTATCTTCCTCGGTCAAGGGCGGGACGGCGCGCTGGAGATGCACAGCCTCGTGGCTGTCCTCACCAATGCCGTTGAACAGGATCGTATCTCCATCGATAATGGGGGCGGTCCCTGGATCGCCCATCCCATTGCCGAGGGGAATGCCCTGGACGTGCTGCGCGTCCTTTAAGATGGCACCGATGTCTTCACAGATTTGCGTCCACTCGGCTTTGGAGTAGCGCAGCGGCTGCGTCCAATAGTGCGTATAGCCCATCGTCGATCTCCGGTTGGGTTTGAATGCTATTTGATCGGTTGCCACGTTGTATAGCCGTGGCGCTCATCGCCCTGCGCTTTGCACTTGTCGCAGAAGCCAGACTGAAAGCCGTTGTCCTTGGTCCCCAGCCACGTCGCGGGCTTGCCGCACTCGTGGTTGAAGGTCCCGTAATTGGCGTTGTGGCATTTGCCGTCGTTTGCATAGGTCATAGCCATCTCCTTGAATGCTGTATTGATAGCATCACCCATCTCCACTGTCAATACAGTTGACATACAGGTTCGGATGCGCTAGGGTGGCTTTATTGAGCGATTGGAGCCACCCATGAACATGACCCGCGCCGCGCCGCCGCCCAGTTCGTGCTGCGCCGCTGGAAGGCCTACGCCGCCGCCTGCAACAAGGCCCGCGACCGGAGATTTGCCCGATGACCCTCGAAACCGACCTCACCCAGTTCACCGGCACCGCGCGCGTGTATGGCATCATCTTTGTGACCGCCACCGCCAAGGATGGCAAGGCCGACCTCGTGGCTTTGCGCGACAAGGGCCTGCCGCCGCTGTGGCAACGCCATATCGACTTCACCGACCTCCCCACGGGGGAGTGGCCCCTGTGGATGGCGGATGGGGGCCCGGAAGGCGCCCTCGTCATTATGCTGCCAACGGAGTACTGAGCCATGGGAAGGTCTATCGCTGAAGCCACTATCCACACCCGAAAGTGGGCGTCTATGGCCGAGGTCAAGGCGGCGCACGCGGCGCGGAAGGTGGGCAACCACTGGTTCGAGAAGGACACGATGCGCTTCTTTCACTCGCGCATCGAAAGCGGCATCATCCGCGGGCGTTACTTCATCACCTCCGAGGTCAACCCCTCCGACGAAAAGCGCTATTCTGTCCGCTACGTGACCGATGACGCTGAGATCGAAACGTTGGGCGAGTTCCACTCCTACAAAACCAAGGAAGCCGCCAAGAGGGCCATCCCGCTCTAGCCTACTCCTCGACCCTTCCGCCGAACATGCGCTTCACGAGCCCTAACGCTCTTTCGATAATGCCGCGGTTGATCGCCTCCTCCCGACTGATGCCCTTGCGGCCCTCTTCCCAGGTCCACTCCGGCATCAGCCCCGCCTTCTGATCGGCAAAGATGGTATCGGCGGCCGAGGCTTTGCGGTTGGCCTCTCCATGGGGGCCATAGTTGAGCCAGTTGTTCTGGCCCCTAAGCTCGGTGGTCATGGCGCCCCGGGCCTCCGGGGAATACATGCCTGAATGGATCATCCAGGCCCGCTCTTCGCCCGGCGCCCGGAAGAACGGGTTGCCATAGGCATAGTGCCCATAGGCGTCATGCACCGCCCGAAACACGTCATTGACGGTCGCCGGGTTGTCGCCGAACTTGATGTCCGTGCCCTTGAGCAGGGGATTGTTGGCAACTTCCAGGGGGGAGAACCCACTGCCGTAGCCTTCCGCGGTCGGGAAGATCGATAAGGAGCGCTCATCGCGTAGCTCCGGGTAGCCCATAGCCGGAGAGGCCGCATAGGGATCGACGCCGCCTTCGTTAAAGCGGAACTCGGCGCCTGCGTCCTTGAGGAACTTGTACTGGGCCAAGGTTTCATCGGCCAGGGCATCGTAGGCGCGGCGCACCTCCGGGTTGGTAGGATCGTGCAGCATCTCGTCATAGGCCTGGGCAATGCGCTTGGCCCGCTCCACGTCAATCGGGGCAAAGGCCTCGGGAAGCTCGTGCGGCACGCCGCGGGCGCGCATATAGGCCGTCGCCGCATCGACCAGCCAGGGGATGGGCTTGGCCTCTACTTCACCGTGCCCGGGGATTTTGACCGATGCAGGGATACCAGGGATTGGAGCGTACGAATCGTCGGGCCCACCCGGCTCCGCCAGCCGTCCACTACCACCCGATACTCCCGCTCGCTCTGGCCCCTCGCCCGGACGGGCGCCTGGGCCAAAATCGCGTCCAACTGCCGCTGGTAAAACATCGCCTGATCCATGAGGGCCAGTATAACCTTCTCTTTGGGCCGTGGCCAGCACACTGGGAAGGGCGGCCTCTTTAGGATTGGCAAAGAGGTGGGTTTCGCCGTTGATCACCCGCTTCAGCAAATCTTCCGGGTCGATGCCGCGGGTTTCCGCGTTATCGCGCAGCCGCTGCTCGAAGAGTTCCATAAAGGTTGAGGGCGGGGTTTTGACGCCGGTCTTTGACGCCGCCCCATACCATGCCGCGGCTTGCGCCTGCCCGGGGGACAGATCGAATTTATCGGCCGCCTTGCGGAAGGGCTCCTGGGCGTATTTGTATTCCCCTTTGGTAGGCCGTGACCACCAATAGGTGGGCTGGTTCTGTAGCTCCTTCATGGGAAGCTCGCCCGACTCCAGCATTTCGCGCGGCGAGAATGATTCATACCACTGCGTGTTGGGGTCGAAATAGCGCACCGCATTCTGCACAAAGCGCGGGTCTTCCGTGGCCATCGCCAGGGCTCTTGACGCATGGCTGTCGATCACCGGATTGGATTGATCTCCGGCGAGCGAGCGGCCAAAGTATTCGGTCTTCGGCGCGTCAGGCGGCCCGGCCTTCTGCCGCTGCACCCCCGCAATGGCGTCGCCCCATTTCTTGCTTTGCGTTTGCGCCCGGTTGACGCCCTTTTTGGATTTGAGAGCCGCTTTCTCACCCGCCACTGGAACCTCTGGCAGGTCAAAGGGCATGTCGTCGAAATGCGCCGCGCCCGCCGACAGGGAGCCCTTGGGGCGGGCAAATCCCGCCGCGCCGAGGGTGATCAGGCTGGCCAAAATGTCGTCCCCGGGCTGCGGGGGCTCGCCGCGCTCAAACCGTCCCCAGGCCTCCTTCGCCTGGATGGCAGCGGGTGGCCACGCGAGGTGGGGCGAACCCTCCTCATCATGACCAACTGGAAGCATCGGCGCCACGAGATCACCGAACACCTTGCGGATATACGGCAAGGCAACCTTCACGCCCCAGCGGGCGGAGCCAGGGAACGGCGCATTGGGATCATCGGGGGTTTCGGGAGGCGTATACTCCCAGGGGGTGTTGGCCTCTTCCCAGGTTTCCTCTTTCTCAACAGCGCCACCATCGGCCTTGCCTTCGCCGCTCCTCGGCTGTGGGTAGCGGACCATCGTGCCGTTAGGCTCTAACTGATACCCGAAAGACCCATAGAGGCTTCGCAGCCGGGACGGCTCCATATCGGCATCTCCGCGCGCAATAAGACGCGACGACAAGCCCGCCTTATCCAGGGCCGCCGTGAACGCCTCAAGAGCCTTCGTGGCCGAGCCCTGCCCGCGAAGCGCCTCCGGGGTGCCGAGCGAGGTCAACTCCACCTCGCCATCCCCGGTGAGGTACGACAAGGATGTGTTGCCGATATCGACAGAACGTGACTGTCCGGGCGAGAAATCAAAGTTCCCCACTTCCGAAGGCTGCTTATCCTTCCCCACACTCATCTGTGGTCCACCATACTTCTCACTCAGTATCTGCCGGGCTGAAGGCACGTCTTCGGTCTCCCAGGGCGGAGTGAGTTTGCGGTCTTCCGGTGACATCAATCTACGGGCTTGGACATTGCGCGCCTCGACCTCGCCCGCCGCCCGCTGATAGGCGTCGAAATTATACTCGGCCATGGCCTGCTCTTCCAGGCGGAGGATGCGGTCCCATTCCGCCATGGCTTCGCCGGAGCGCACATATTCTGGATCGCTGAATACGCGCTGCGCGTGGTTCTCCCGCATCTGCTTGATGATCGGGTGCCGCGTCAGGGGTGCATTCTTGGGCATCGTTTCGGGGTTGGCGCCAAGCGCAAAGCCTTCCTTCTCCTGCACCAAGTGCTGGAGTTCATGCAGCCCTGTGGACTTGGCATCGGGCGGTGTCAGCGCTTCATTGAGAGCCACGACCTTGCGCCCATCCTTGGTCAGCCCAATCGCCCCGCGGGTTTTCGGATCGGTGAAGGCGCCCATCGGCATAGCCATGGGCCCACGGGGATAGGCCGCATCGAGTTTGTCGTGATAGAAGATATCCCCGACTTGTGGTGCAGCATCCAGCTTATCGACCGCCGCGTCATAGCCGCTGCCGAAGTTCGGCGCCATAGCGGGCTTGCCTTCCTGCTTGGGAGGAAACCAGTCCTTGACGTTATGGATGCCCATGTCGTTGTCCGGGATTTCGAACCGCCACTTTCCATCCTTCCCCTGGAACCAGCCGGTCTCCTTCCAGATCGCATCGCGTCCCGCTCCCGCCTTGGCAAGCTCTTGGGCGCGGGCCATCATGGTGAGGTCGGCGGTTCTCGCCCCGGGGCCAGCGAAGATGCCGAGGGCCAAAGGAATGCCGGTCTCGGCTGCCTTCGCCCATTCGCCCTCCTGGCCATGCCCGTAGGTTTCGGCGAGGAGTTGCCCCATGCCATAGCCGCCCATGGTGGGGGAGAGGACTTCGGCATTGGCGGCGGTGAACTTATCTCCCATCCCGGCCACGGGGCGCTCGGGGAGGTTTTCGATGGCGCCCTGGTAAAGGGAGGGATCACCGGGAAACGGGCGCGGCGCGGCTAGGCGCTCGGATTCCTTCGCCTGCACCGCATCGGCGTAGTGCTTGGCCAACGTCCGCTTGATAATGTCGTCGTCGGCCATGGCCAAGCACCTTGTGCAGAAAGGATTAGCCGTCGTACCCTACAGCACCGGTAAAGACGGTTGAGGAGGCGTCGCCCCGGGTCAGAGTTACGGTGCCGCCCGGAGGGCTCTCGCCGCACGGCAGCTTCTGGCCACCGAGATCGTATTTGGCCACCGTCTTGCCTGCATCGTTCATCAGGTAGACCACGCCACGACAAACGCTTACCAGCGTTCCCCCGAATCTATAGAGGTCGTCGTCTTTCTGGGCATTCGGACGGCTTGGATGGTGAAAGCGGACCTCGCCCTGGCACCCGCGGTGCGATGGGCTGCCACTGCTCCCCATTCGCGGATCGTAGCTCGCCTCATAAACTGGGAACACCATTTCCGTTCCGTCAACGTCTTGGTATTTAACCGTTAGCATCTGCGTAGCTCCTAAGTTCTGTCTGGGTTCTAAAGGTCTAAACGCTTGGACGCTACGCTTACGAAGTTAGGGTTGACAGGGCTCGCCTATCGAGGCTCACCCTTGCGCTCAAGCCGCGCGGCTCGTGGCACCCACCTTCAAAAGTGCCTTCATCTCTTCATAGGTTTTGGTGATGCGGAAGACGCCGCCCCGGTCCACCATATGCACCTCACTCCAGTCGAAGGGCCCAAACTCATACCGCCGCACCCAGCCGACGTATTCGGTGTTGATGACCACGGGCTGGCATATGGTATCCTCACGGCGGCGCGGGTCATGCTTAAACCAATCGTCGCCCACTTCCACAAAGCTCTCTAACTCGATAAGCATCACTGAACACTCTCGGCATCCGCCTTACCCAAGGCATACATGGCGGTTTCGGCGTTGAAGGCAGGCTTGTGCTGCGCATTGGCATCACAGGAGATGTTGAGACCACTGAGATTGCCCATGTGGGCTTGGTTGTTTAGAGTGCCGCCCATGGCGCCACACCAAAGGCCCGACGATCCTTGGTAAACCCCGCCGGCGGCTTGCCATCGATCTCGGCTACTCTCGCCTTGATCCGCTCCCACTGCTTTTCGGAAGGAACGCCCTCCAAGGCCTCGGTAAAGCCATCGAACCATGCTTTGAATTCACTCGGCGTCATGTGATTGATCTCCCCGCTTCCACACCATGGGATTAGAGACTTAGACGGTCCCGCCACTTGTCGCGAGAGCCTTGACTGAAACAAAGCTTACGTCAATTCACCGAATAGGTAAACGGCATGGGCTCTCGCGAAGGCTTGGCATTCTGTTGTTCGTATATCTGCACCAAGGCTTCGGCGATATCATGCAACGCTTGTTGGTAGAGTTCGATGGTCTTATCGCTGTCCTCCCCGTCCACCGCGCCGCCTTCCGCCATCCCATCGGTGGCCGGGGTGATCAGCCCCGACATCTGGTTGAGTTGGTTGTCCACCACCCCATCGGCTTCGGGATGCACGCCCACCACCTGGGCGATTTTCATCGCCTCCACAGACAACTTCACCTCCCGGTCGGCGCGCTTGTTCTCATTGTCGAGGAGCGTCTTTTCCTTGTCCTGGTTGAGTTGCTTGTTCTTCAGGGCAAGGAGCGCGGCTTGGTGCGGATCACCCCCGGTTTCCGTCCCCGAGGCCTGCCCGGCAAGCTTCATCGCCTCCACGTCGCCCTTCAGCGCCCGGTCCTTGTCCTTCTGCTGGTTGGTCAGTTGCAACTGCTCTTTTTTGGTCTGGCTGTCCATCAGCCGCGCATTGGCGGTGATCATCGCCGCAATGGCTTTCGGGTCAGGGGGCGGGGCTTGCGGGGAGACCGGCGGGTTGAGCATCGTTTCGATGTCGTCGATGCCGATCATCTTCGCCGCCCGCTTGATCGCCTCCACCTGATTGATGGGCGACAGCGGATTGAGCGGGGCCTGCGCCACCTGCATCAGCCACGAGGCAATGAGCATGCGATGGGTCTGCGAGGGAATGTTGGGGTCCGACTTGGGGCGGATCAGGCAGTTGTTGAGCGCCTTGATGAACTTGGCCTTGCGCTGCTCCTCATCCTGTCCAAGCGCCCAGCGGCGCCCGCGCTTATCCCCGCGCCACAGGGCGGCCGGGTCTTCGAGGAACAGGTTGCGCAGCAGTTGCAGTTCTTCGTCCTGCGAAGCGTGCAGGGCCTTGTGGACCGCGCCGATGATCTTGGTCGCCTGCTCCACCTGGGCGATGATCGTCCCCACCGGCACGTCGGCGGTGCCTTCGCCCACGGGGATGTTGGCCGAGCCGAGCACGCGTCTAGCGACCTCGCGCATTTGCTCGGCGAACTGGATGATCACCGGGTTGGGCGGGGTGAAGGGCATGCCCATGACCGTCTGCTGGATGGGCAGGCCGCCGGTATCGATCTCCGCACATCCGCCCGGAGGCACGCGGATTTCATTGACCAACTGGCGCCCCGTGCCCTTGGCCTTCAAGAGGCCCGGATAGACGCTCATCATCCCAGCGTCGATGGTGATGCGCATCAGGGCGGTCAAGGCCTGGGCGAGGTTGCCGCCCATTTGTCCCAGGCCCGCCCCGTAAATACGGTTGAGGCCGGTGGAAAAGCTGAAAGGCACGAAGGGGATTTTGGCGTTGTGATGCGCATCCTCCTCCTCCCAATTGCGGACAATGGCCAGCATTTCCCGTGAGCCTTCCTCGAAGGTCACCCGGTAAGGCAACGGCAGTCCCGTCAGCTTGCCGTCGTCCTCGTGCTCAAAGCCCTTCAAGTCCAATTCACAGTAGCATTCGTAGATGGTATAGTCCTGGTCCTCGGCGCGCTGCGATTGGGCCTGAATGCCCTCGATGTTGGCAACCTTCTGATCCACCGCATTGGTCTGCGGCACCAACGGTTCGCCTAAGGTCACGTCCCGGTAAACGCCCTCGTATTGCATCCACTTCATCAATTCGGGACGCATGGTGGATTGGTGGGCGATGAGCCCCGCGTTGTGCAGATCGGTGGCCGAGGAGGAGACGATGAGGTCCACGCCGTTGACATACTCGGACACCGGGCGGCGCCGCTTGGGGCAGCGATAGACCTTCTTGAAGGTCCCCGAGGTCAGGCCCGTCCACCACAGCATGTGGCGCGTATCGGGATAGTATTCGGTGGCCACGCCCCCAGGCGTGAGGAAGTAATTCAGATCATCTTCCAGGGCCTGGGCGAGTTCGTCGTTCTCCTTGTTGCCCTCATCGTCGTTCTCGGCCTTGACGGGCCCACCCGCCGGGCAGAGTTCGCCGAACGCGGTGGCGCAGAATTGTTCTACCGCCTCCAGGAGGATGGGATCACGCACCACCGAGGTGGACATGCCGAGCGCCGAGGTGGTGACGTTGGCCTTGGGGTCTTCCAGCTTCATGCCCAAAAGGTCGAGGCACTTGGCGCGCATCTGCTCCCACTGGCGCCGTTCCTGCTTGGCATTGTCGATGGCTTCGATCAGCCGCTCGACAATGCGCGAGCGCTCAAAGGCATCGAGCCTGTCGGCCAGATTGTCGTAATGCTCGGTTGGCCCTTGCGGCTCGTTGTCGTTGAGGCTATCGCCGTCGGGATCGATGGTGATTGACCCGTCGGCGTGCTCGATGTGCACCGAGCCGGTTTCCGGGCTGATGGAGATGCCTTGTTCGGCCAAGGGGTCGGGCGCGTCGCCCTCTTCCTCCAGATCGATGATCTGGCCGCCATCGGCTTTGGCGTCAAGCTTCTCGCCCATCAGGGCGGCGATCTTGTTTTTCCCGCGGGACTTTTGGGCAGAGGTCTTGGCCATGTCCGTTTTTGCGCCTATAGTAGCTGGTGGTGCGAGCAGCGTGGGAAGCTAGACGCAAGTCTTGGAGACACGCAGGCGCAAAAGGAACTGCCTCTCGAATTCGCAAGAAGGGCAAGAGGACGCCGCCCTTCATTTCCGGTTGGGTTTGCCGTTTCGCGAACGGCCTCGCACTAAATCAATTCATCGCCCCGGCGTCGCCATTCGCCTGCGCTCGACCCGCCTGCTGCTGCACCATCTTGCCCTGCTGGGCCTGCATCTGAAGCTGGGCGTTGTGCAGTTCTTCGATGATGCGAATGACCCCCATAAGATGTCCCTTGATGGCTTCCGCATCGATGGCCATGGGATCGACCTGGGAGAAGTATTTGACGGCTTCCTTGAGGTCGGCCTGGATCATGCCCACGGCGCGCACCGGGGTGATGTGGATGGGCTCGGGGGCCTTGGGCATCTCAACGGCGGCACCAGGAAGAAGGTTGGGGGCTTTGTTCTTCGACATCAACTGGCCTCTATGTTTGGTTGCGCTGATTCGATAGGAAGATTACCATTATCACGCTGAGCGCACCACAGCGGCAGCGTTGGAGAAAGTCACCCAAACGCATCTGCGGAGGGAAGAAAGACATGCAGGCAAGAACCGGCGCGAGCCCGCTCGTCTTCTGTTACCAGTGCGGTGCGCCGTCTCATGGGCGCATGACCGCCGATGGTGATTATAACGCTCTGTGCGAGCACCTGTGCGAGACTTGTAAGCCATCGCTTGGCCCTGTAGCCCAAGCCTATGTGGACGCCGCGGAAACCCTCGAAATTGTCCGCGACCCGGTCATCACCGACATCCCGGAACCCAAAGCATGAGCGATCCACTAGCCGACGCCCAAGCGCTCCTCAATAAAGCCCAGACCGAGTTTCTTGGTGCCGACCCCAGCAAAGAGCAGATGAGCGCATGGTTCAATGCCTGCCTCAACTCCGCCTGTGGGCCAATTGGCGACAAATATGGGAACGTTGCCGTCTATGGGCTGTTGAAGGTGTGGATTGCCAGCGTTGAATCCAGACTGACCCTGGAGGAGAAGAGATGACCGTATCGCGTCGCAGTCTCCTCGTTGGCCTTGGAACCACCTTGGTCTGTGCTCCGGCGAGCTTTTATCCTTTAGCCCGAGCAAGATCGAACGCCACGCGGGATAGGCCGCCCTTACTACCTCTGAACCACAAAGTCCGCCCCACACACGTCGCACTCAAACGCATCGTCCTTGGTCCCCGAAGGGATGGGATCAAGGTTCGCCCGGCGCTCCTTCAATATCCAGCAGGCCGGGCACTGGTATTCGAGCTTCACGCGGGGCTTGAAGAGTTGCAGACGCAGCGCCAAAGTTTCGGTGCTCGCCCCCACCTGCTTGGAGGCGTGATTGGTGATCCACTTGGCCTCTTCGATCAGGCCCCGTTCAATGACATCCGACATTAGACCTCATACAGCGGAGACTGTTGGGGGCGATGCTTGGCCTTCTCGCGTTCCACATAATTGCGCTCATCGCGGCGAATGGCGTAGCCGTTGCGGCGCAGGTACTTGAGGGCCATGGACACGGTATCGGGTATATCATCATGGGCGCCCTTGGGAAAGATCGCCATCTCGTCGATCACCATCTTGGCGAACGGGGGATAGGCGACATTGCCGTCCTCATCGACGCTCGCCGGGACATAGATCATCTCGTCGGTGAAGAGGTCCACCACCGAGTTGGCTCTGGCCCACTTATCGCCGCCCCTGGGGTCCTCCATGTGGATGCCCCAGCTTCGATCCCCGCACAGGCGTCTGATCTCTTTGTTGACATCGTGCGCCCGGGTCTTGTTCTCGATGACCAGAAGCTCGACCTTGCACTTGTTGCAGGTGTGGATGACCCACTCGCACAGGCCCCATTTGGGGCTGGCCCGACGCGTATAGACGGCCTCGCTTTCGCCCGGCTCGCGCTCCAGGATTTCCCCGTGCAGTTCCTTCAGTTGCTTCTTCCAGGCATCGAGCAGCAGGATGCGCCGGTTCTGCGAGCGGATGTCGTCATAGACCGCCCACACGGTCAACGCTGAAAAGTCGTTGATCTCTTTTTCGGAGAAGGCGGTATCGAGTGAGGCCATGACAAAGATCGGCACGAAGGGCGGATCGAAGGCGACCTTGCGGGTGTTGGGATCGCGGCGCATCTCATGCACCTGCCACCAGTGCTCCTTGAAGAGACCGCCGCCGCGCGGAATGGGCGTCTGTTGATACTGTCCCGACCACAGATAGGCGTTGGCCTTGAAGGAGGCGAGCACTTCTGGCGGATAGCGCCCTTCCCAAGCGAGTTCACCGTCCCACTGTCTGGGGTCTTCACCATTGTTCCAACCCTTATAGTGAGAGAAATGCCGGTTAGGCTCGTACTCCATGGGGATGATCAGATGGCAGTAGTCCTTGGGGAGATGCTTGCGGATTTCCCCGGCGGCGTCGTCCTCGTACAGGCGCTGCATGATGACCACGATGGCGTCGCGGCGCAGGTCGTTGAGACGGTTCTGCATGGCTTCCCGCACCCAGGTGGTGACCGCCAAGCGAGCCTCGACCGTCTCTTGCGTGCCCTTCAGCTTGTGTGGATCGTCGAGGATCACCCGATGGCCACGCTCGCCCGTGCCGACGCCGCCGAACGAGGATGCGAAGCTCGACCCCGTCTTGTCATTGGTCACCGTGACCTTGCCGTCTCCCACTACCCGGAAGACGTGCCCCCATAGCTCCTGGTAGGCTTGCGAGCAAATGAGGTCGCGGAACTTGGCGTTGTCACGCTCGGTGAGGTGCGGCGAATAGGAGAACGACACATAGCGCAGATGTGGAAGCCCCATCGGCCCCCATTCCCAGGCCTTCCAGAAGACCTGGACGAGCAATGATTTCATGAAACCGGGCGGCACGTTGCAGAGGAAACGGTTGAAGGGCTTTTCCTCCCCGGCGATGTCAACCAATTCCTTGCGGGTAATGGCCTCAAGGTGGGCACACATGCATTCCAGCGGCCAGCCTTCCAGAAAGGGATCGACGGGCTCCAACACGTGCCAGAAATAGCGAATGAAGTCGAGAAGACCGCCTTGCGGGTTGGATTGCTTGCGCCGTTCCGCCCTCAGGTGCTTTTCCCTAAGTGCTTGAGCTAGACTCTCTTTTTTGGCTCGGATATCCCCATCGAGCAAACCTGAGGGTAGTTCGGCCGTCATTTGCCCTCACCTAAGGGTCCTTTCCACCCTCAGTGCCGGGTGCTCACGCCAAGCTCTTTGGACAAACTCTTAACGAAGGCATCAAGCTCCTCGTCGGGCATCTGGGAGAAAGCGCCCGCCTCGCCCTGCTCCACCTGCTTAACATAGAATCTACGCAGTTCGCCGCGCTTGACCTCGGCAGTAATGGCGGCAGCGAACTTACCGTCTGCCTTGGCCGCATCGCGCAACTCTTCGAGGTTCTTGTCGTGCTGCTCCAGGGTCATCAACCCCTTCACTTCGGCTTGTATCTGAATCCTTTCCGCATGCCGCTCCAGGCCCCGGGTAATCTGAGGGCCAAGCTCCTTGTGCTTCAGAAGCTTCTGGACTTCCGCGTCGATGGCGGAATCGGACATGCCGTCGGCCTCGTAGGCGATCTTGTACGCCTCACGACCGTTTCGCTTTTCGAGGTACGCAATACGGAACGCCTCCTGCTTGGGAGTGAGCTTCCGTGTCATTGACCCTGTCTCTTCGTGCCCCATACTGGCTTGGACTGCCAAAACTCAAAAATACCGTCATCTGCTTTGGCTACATCTGGAAAGTGCTCCCGCAACGCCTCAAGGGGCTCCACGCCTTTTGGTACACAGACGAACAAATAAGCGTCCAGAATCTTGTCTCTGACCTTCACGACCCCCTTGGGCAACTTGACTTGCACGTCCTTGAGTACTGAAAAAGCCATCCCCGGGTGCTTTTTCAGTACACCCAGAAGCCTCTGCGCATACCCATCGTCCGTTTCGAACGGGTATCGGGCCGTACCGCGAAGGGCGGGAACCATTTGCATGTCCTACCTACTTGTAAACCACCGTCCAAGGCTGGATGGAGTTGCCGATCCTTACTTCGGAGGGTGCGTTGAAGGTGTGGGTATGCCCTGGGTCTACGATCACCTCGACTACGTTCGCGCTCTCGTCCCAATCTGCCGGATACGACCACTGCATGTCCCCAGCGGTGACAACGGCGTCCTGCGCCCCCAGGAAGGGCTGCGGCGGCTCCAGCTTGGCAGCAATGGCCCCCAGGGCCCCAAAGCCGAGGAAGGTGAGGAATGATCTACGGTTCACTTCACCTTCTCCAAGTCGTCCACCAGAGCACGCAGTCTAGGTGAGAACTGAACCTTATAGGCCTCACTCTCAATCTCATCCCACGTCGCAAGGGTTGCGCGCTTATACGCTACTGGACGACGGGAGGCGAATTTCCAGGCTGAGCCAGAAAACAGGGCCGCGCAGACATCCAGGTTGCCGCTACTGTAGTCGGCGTCCATATCCAATTCTATCAGGCGCCCATGATCCCGCTCTTGCTTTCCACAGAACTCGTAGAGCCCGGGGAGCAGAAGGTCACGAACTCGCCTTAGTTTTTGCTGCGCAGCGGAGAGCGTCGGGGCTTCCATCACTCCTCCAAATACGTCAGCTTCGGCAAGCTCACCGTCGTGGGGCGGAAGTTCTCCGCGTGCTTCACCATGGAGGCGATGCGGGATTTGCGGTTCATGCGCCCACCCAAGGTCTTCATCTTTGCCGCCTTGGTGGGGCTGATGGTTTGGAAGAACTCACGCTGATCCTCGGCGTCGTCGATATTCAAGTCCATGACTACTCCGTCTCTAGGTACTTGAGCTTGGGGAGGGTGAGGGGTGGGTTGCGGCGCTCATCGGATTTGCGTTGCGTATCGCTATTCCAGGCCAGCACCCGATCCAGCGACCCGTACAGCATCCTGCGGGTGTTCTTGCGTAGCTTGTTGATCTCGGGGGCCTCTTTGCCCCCGCATCCCTCGTGGTCCTCGACAAGCTCTGATACCTCGGACACCTCAGTTCACCTTGCTGTTGGGGCCCCACTGGGGCTTGTGCAGCGTTTCGACGTTGGCGCTGCGGTCGGTCTTCTCCCGCGCCTTGCGGCATTGCTCCAGGCGCTTTTCAATGTATTCCCTGCCCACCTCGATACCCACAGAGACCAGATGCTCCTTGAGGGCCTTGATGTCGGAGGTGCGGGCCTTGAGGGCAATGGCGCGAATGACCTCCAGGGCGTCGGCCCTTTCCTCCTTGCCGAGCAGGTCCACGACGTTTTCCCACTTCTGGGCGTTCTCCAGAAACACCAGATCGTCGATGCTCTGGTTGAGCTTCTGGAGGGAGACGTTGGCGTGGACCAGTTCGGACGGGTTCATGGGGCCTCAGTCGTTTTGATGTTCGAGCAGCCAATCGGGCAAGGAGCGCTGATCACCCCGCAAATCCCGCACCATTATATCCGCCTTGATTCCGCCATCCGTCAACGGCTCACCCTCTTCCTTCAGGCGGGCTTGCAGGCGCCGCAGTTCCTTGAGGTCCGACTTGATCTTATCGAGCACCCCGCCATGGACAATCGGGGTATAGGCCCCGGGATTGGCCGCCCATTCCATGATCATTGCCTCACGGCGCTGGACGATGGAATTGATGGCGCGCTCGTAATCGGTATCGCTGATCATCGGGCCCTCACAGATTCGCAATGGTTCCGACCCTCGCACAGGTATAGCCTTGGGTGATGGTCCAGTTGGGGTTATCCATAACCCATTGACCCAGGACCTGCTGGCCGAACAGCGCGCATTGCATCGAGGTCACCTGGGGAAGCAGGGGAATGTGAACATCCCTGCACGACTGGCCCGCAAGCAACGAGCACGACATGAAAACCAATTCCAGCATGGCGTGGGCTCCTTCTCCAAAAGGTTACGCCCGACCGACGCTTCTCCCATAAAATCTTGCCGGTTCATCCCGGCTTCACGTGACCGCCTTAGTCATGACAAACTGTTACGGGATATTACAAACGTTCCACGGCGAGACACCTCCCTGAGTGCCCCAGTGCTGCGTTATCTTAGGTCGCTGATTGGAACTCCTGAGTAGCGTACCCGTTATGTGTGCGTAGCGTATCCCTCTACTGTTGCGTAACTGTAGCGTGCCGCGTTAGCAGCCAACTAGCTCCCCCGGTTAGGTAAGCTGACGATCCAGGAAAACCCCTCTGCACTCGTATTGCGCAGAGGGGTTTTCTTGTGGGCTCGTCCCCGACATGCCATCCCACCACGATTCGCGGCATGGGCGTAGGCCTTCTGGGGCACACGTCATGTCTCAACCGGCTCCCCCTTGCTCACCCAGGTTTTGGCGCGGCGCTTGAGGATGCGATAGACCGCAGGCTTGCCACGGCTTTTGTCGTAAGGTTGCGCCAAACGAATGTACCCCTTCTTTTCCAGCGCCCACAGGTGCGCTCCCATGCCGTTGAACGAAACCCCGGCGATGTGGCTGATTTCCACGAAGGTCATGGACACAACGCCCTCGTGCGCACCTTCGATCAGGGCCTGAAGCACCTTCTCCTGACGGACGGACAGATCGTTTTCGGTGTACTTTACATTCGGCGGGAGCAGCACCTTTCCCGCCCCCGGGCGGCCACCCTTGTAGACCCACTGGGCGTGCCCATTATCGTGCAGCCAGCGCAACGATGCTAAGGCGTCGTTGTAGGGCAACCTATAGCGCTCCATGAAATGCTGCGAGGTGATGCCGTCGGGAAGCAACTCGAACATCTCCTTGAGGTCCGCCAGCATTTGATCGGGACTGGGCAGTCGGGAGGGCTCCGGGGTACGGGAATGCGACGCCTCGATGGGCTCCGGGTCGGGGTCCCAGGCGGGATCGTCCGCGCGAACCCGAAGATTTTTTAAGGTCAGGACGCCCTTGTCATCCTCCTCGGCGCCCAGGTTACGCATCGCCTGCGCCACACGCGCGTGCATTTCCGGCGTCCTCGTGCGCAGTTCGCAGTAGCGCTCCTCGGCCTCCGGAGGGGCGGGCTCGGTGAGGTCTTTCGGAGCGAACGCTGGGGTGAGGGTTTGCGCCTCGTTGACCAGATAGGCTTCGGCCCGCTCCTTGGAGGGAAACGCCGCAATCTGCCGGTGCCACTCACCCAGGGACGGGTGGCTCCAGAAGACAGCATGTTGTCCATCGGGAAGCTGGCCCAGCCAGAACCCCCCCTTGGTGGCGTCGAACCTACTCATCGGACCCTTACGCGAACATATCCTGGTAGCGGCGGTAGTAGATCAGGGTCAGGCATTCCCAGGCCGCCATGCCGGTCTCCAGGGACTGCTGCTTGGCGGCGCCCAGGGTCTTGCCGTCGTGCTCGGATTGAATGGTAGTGGCCAGCTTCTGGGCGTCGATGTGATCGGAATACTCATCCGCGTGCAGGAGCTTGGCGACCGCCTTGATATGCTGGTCGCGGACGGGACGCAGGTAGCATTCCCCGAGCACCTTGGCGACCTTCTTGGCTTTGCTGTCGCCGTAGTTGCGCAGCAGCCAGTAGAAGGCGTGGACGGCCACCGTGCCGTTGGGCGCCGATTCCTTTCCGGCGCTGGAGAGGAGCGTAATCCCCCCGGCCCCCAAGACCGCTTCGACGCGCTCGGCCTCTTCCTCTCCGGCCGTGAGTCGGGCCCGATGAATCTGGTAGGTCTGCATGCCGACGCGTTCGGTGTTGTGGCCGATGAACGCCTTGGCCTGCTCCTTGGCCGTCTTCGCTTGCACCACGAAGATCGGAATCTTATCGACATTGGGATGCGAGGCAGCGGCCGTCGCCACGTGCTGGCCATCGATGACCACATAGGCGCCCCCGTGAATCTTGGTAACCACCGGGGGCTTGAATTTGGTCCAATCCCACTGGGAAATCATCTTCTCGATAAGCCGAATGCCCGCCGAGGTGATGTTGCGCTGGTAGCTGTCATCGACGAACAGAGAGGCCGGATCGACATAGTCGATGGTCGGCATATCTCCCTTGACCTGACTTTCCTTGGGGGCATTGGCGAGCGGCGAGATGCGGCGGAACTGCTTGACCCCCGAGGCCGGTTTGCCCGGATCGGTCTTCGGACGCTCTGACGTTAGATTGGCTTCAAGGGGCATCAGGCCCTCCCGTCGTTGCATTTACCTCTACGTCTATATACCCGGTATAGGGGCCACCGAAGACACACGCGCCGTTTTTCTTATCGTCCTTGCTGGTTATGAACAGCCAGCATTTCTTGCAGCACGGGCATGACCAGGGGATCACCCTGTCCTCCTTGTCCGTGCAGTAAACGTTGAAGGCGATACCCAGGTCATTGCCGTTCATCGCGCATTGGCGCGCTTTCTCTCTTTGGGAAGGCCGTGACGCTCCAGCAGGGCGCGAATGGCGTCCTCGATGAGGGTTGTGCGGCTGGGCTTGTGCTCCAGCTTTTTCTGCAAAGCGTCTAGCCCGTGCAGCAATTCCGGGTCTATTCTGAGCGCGAGAGCGGTTTTTGCCATGGCACGCATGTTACCGCGGCGTCACTGCAACCGTCAATGCGAATATCGCCCTGTGGATAAGCGTATTGCGTATTGACGCTGCGATACACGTAGGGCATAGTCCGTGACATCAGACGACGACGGAGAGACGCCATGGACGCCACAGTTGGAACCCACGGGACCTATCAGATCGGCAGCGACAGCTACCCGGTCACGGTCATCAAGGTGGAGCGCAATGGGCGCATCGTCACCGTGCAGTTCGATACCTTCAAACACACGGGCGGCTCCAACTATTACGGCCAGCAGCGTTACATGGTCTTCCGCAACGAGAAGGGCCGCACCGAGACGTTCACCTGGAAGCCCAGCGCCAAGGCCTACACCCTGAAGGGGGCTCGGCATGGCTTCCTGCACCTCGGCGAATGGGGTGCTTATCAGGACCCGGGGTTCTGACATGGCCAGCTACCGCGCCGCCATCGCCTGGATGGTTTTGAACGACGACACCGAGTGGGTGGATAACGGTGACCCGCAATCCGTCACTGCCGCCCTGGTGGCCGACCTGTTCGGGAAAGACGACGACAAGGTGCTCCAGGACCTCAAGCGGCTGAAGGCAAAGTTGCACAAGGAGAAGGTTTCATGAGTCTCGTGGACACAAAGTACGTAGACGACATCGCCGCCATCGTGCGCGAGGCCCGTATCGTCATTGCCGATGCCGAGGGCCACAACGTCGATACCCTCACCCTTGGCGCCGCTGAGCGGTTGGTCGGCAAAATCAACCTGCTCATCGAGACCGATAAGGCGGCTCTGGGCTCGGATTACAAATCGCGGAGCACACGCTAATGGCCCTCGCAGCCAAATACGCCAATCACCCGGAAGCCGACACCGCATGGCGGCAGGCCAATACCGCCATCAAGGCGCTGATCATGGTGGCCGCCAACTGCGACCGGAAACGGGCCGATGACATCTACATGAAGATGCCCGAGGGGTTCATGAACCAACTCGTGGACGATATGCACAAGCTCTACATCATCGCGTGTGACCAGTAGTCTTTGCGTGAACCCAATCTTAACCCCTTTTCTTGGAGACTTAAGCTCATGAAGACCTATCTCGTACCGGAAACCCCTGTCATCGATCCTGTGGAGGACGACGATCAGGGGGAGTGGAAGCAGGTGTTTGACTGTCTACCGTGTAATGTGCGTGAGCTATTGTTATCGGGGCAGAAGCTGGAGGGCTGACGCCTCACAGCACGGCTGTTTCGGCTATCGGGACCGGGCGCGTAAGGGCCCGGCCCGATAGGAGGGGAAGAGAGCAAGAATGGCAAAAACCATCCTAAGCGACCGGCCAGACGGCTGTAATTTCTATTACGGGTTCGTCGAGGGCGACAGCCGCCAAATCAACGTCCGCATCGAAGGCACCGAAGAATACCCCAAGGGCTACTGGCGGGCCTATGTGGGTGGTGAACCCATAGGGTGCTTCAGCACCAAGGAATTTGCCGAGCAGCAGGCCATTGCCTGGATCAAAGCCAACCCGGAGGAAGATGGCCCGACCTGGGTGGGCGACGAATGACCCGATCTTACGAGGACATGGCCGACCTGTGGAAGCGGCTGCCCCATCACTACAAGAACTCGACCGACGCCCATTACGTCAAGGTGTTTAGGGAAGAGAAACCGTGTTGGATTAGGTTGTCGCAAGTGAGCGAAGCCGAGTGGTCGATCTTAAAGGCGGTGGCTTCGGCTACGGACAGTCACCGTCGGCAGGCGACGAAAAAGCGTATCGAGAGGGAACAAAAGTCATGAGTGCCAAGCTAGCCATCTGCGTCTGCACCGATGTGGGGCAGGAAGTCCTGCGTACCGATGCCTCCCCGCAAGAGGCGATTGACCTGATGCGCGAAGCTTGCGCCAACCCGGAGTATCAAGCGGTGTGGGCGCGGCGTGAGCGCGCCGATGGCTCAACGCACGTGGTGTACTTGAGTGAATTGGAGGAGAAGTTTGCGTATTGAATTGGTCTGACGGCCCCTCCTTGCCGATCAGGCCAATAGCCGGGTGCGCTCCTTCAGGTGGCGTAGTCGAAGCTGCACCCGGCACCTCTTAAGCGTAACGATGGCTGCTGAACGTGTCACGCTTTTGGAGTAGAGTCGAAAAAGGGTTCGCGACAGGTGGTCACCACGCCGCGAACCCCAGTTGAGTGCGTATCCCGTCTGTAGCGTTGCGTAGATTGGAGCCCAGCACAAAGCCTTGCAGAAGGAACGCACCTGATGGACTTGATAGCCTTGGTTTTGATCCCTGTCACGGTCGTGGCGGCAACATGCTGTGGAGTTCTCTCACTTCTGTTCTTTTTCACAGGCGAGGTGTAGAGTTGTATGGGGTGACGCCTAGGCAGTATCGACTGCCTAGGCTACCTCGCGAGTTGGCTCGGTAGCGCCAAGGGGCGCTGAGTGAAGGAAGTACTACTGATGCCACGCGATCATCGTGCCGACCCGGACTGCACCCTCTGCCGCGGCACCGGCACCGTTATTGAAAACGAGCGCGTCATCAAGGGCGAGTACTAGCTTCCTGGATTGTATCTGCCTTTCACTCAGACGCGAAGCGTCTATCGAGCGCAGCGAGATAGGCGAAAGCCCCGTGGGCTGAGCCGTCAACCCTAACAGGAGCCCCAATCCCATGATCACCGACAGATACCTTCAAGTCGCCTTCGATGTCATCCGCCACGACCCCAGCGAGGAGGTGGCCAAGGCCCACCTCAAGGCCTTTCTGGAAGACGCCCGCCAGCAGGGATTTGTGGATGCCCTGGTACCGCGCTCGCCGGGACAGGCGGTTCACCACATCGACGGCAACCCGAAGAACAACGACCGGGCCAACCTCGCCATCGTTGACCGATGACCACCAAGTCGGTCACCCTGCACCTGCCTATACGCGCCTACCGGCGCTTAGAGAGCCTAAAGAGCGAGACCGAGGCCAAGACCTATACCGAGGTCGTCGCCCGCGCCCTGCGCCTCTATGAGGCGTGCGTGGAGTCCGAGCTTGGCGGGGCCACGGTGAAGATCATCTGGCCCAATGGCAAGACCGAGGATGCCCTTGAATCCCTTAGAAGAAATTGAAAGAATCGAGAAGGTTTCATGTGAAACTCAAGCGACCTGCCCAAGTTGTAGGGCCCTCAAGCTGTCGCCGGGGCCGTGTCTAGGGTGCCGAATTCTCCACTCCGTCACCCTTAAGCGCAACGGTTGCTGGCGTTGGAACGGCGCCACCCGCAAAGACTTTGCCTACATGCGCACCTTTTATGGGGGCTACAGCGCCCACCGCATCGCCTGGGCGATCTGGCGGGCTGACGCCCCCTTCGGGGCCCAGATCGAGCAGACGTGCGGCAACCACGACTGTGTCAACCCCGAGCATCTGCGTTTGAAGATCGGAGCATCCTTGCGGGAGTCTCTAGCCGGAAAAGGCCGCTAACCGTTTGATCTCAAGTCTCGCATTGTGGACGGCGGCCACCACTTCGAAGGTCTGCACCTTGTGCTTTTTGGCCGCTCGCTCGACGCTGACCCCGGCGAGGACGGCATGCACCGCCTCCCGCAGCCGGTCTTCCCGCTCTATCGCCTCCGGCGTCTTCTCGCCGTTCCGGATGCCGCGGACCTTGGTGACGCCACGCCGTTTCACGTTCCACCCCCACTCGACTGTCTGACCCGTCAATTCTTTCACGCGGGCCGGGGAAAATCCATAGTCGGTGAGGTACAGCCGCGCCCGATCCACCCGATTCACCGCATCCCCCGTACAACTTTTGTCTTCGGTCGTTTGCGGGCGGCAATGCGCGCCGAAACGTCCCGATATTGCTTCACCTTGATCAGCTTGCCGTTTCTGTCCAAGCGGTAGTCTTTGCCTAAAGCTTTGGTGGCCATGACGTTTCAATCCTATGTCATGACGCAAGCACTATTCCGCGGCTTCCTTCAGGGGCATCTGATGGGTGAGCACCAACACCTCCCCAAACGTATGCTCGTCGTGCTCCATGGCGGCTCTGACCGCCTGTTCGGCGGTGGCCCCCGCGTGCATGGCCCCCAAAGCTTCCGGGCGCCCCGAGCCAATGGCGTAATAGGGCGCCGTCACGTCGAAAGAGCCCACGTCTTCAAACACCTGGATGCGCCCGCAGGGGTGAAAGATAATGCCCCGATTGGCCACGTTGGGATCGTCGGATTTGGCCGAGGGTGGCTCCCCTTCACCCTTCAAAACCCAGGCCCGAAAGGCATGGGCGTAGGCGGCATTTCCGGCGGCAGCCGCTAAGCGCCCATCGGCGGCGCGGACGATCTTTTCCACCCGCCCTAAGCGGCTACCACCAATAGTGGCGCCGGTGTCGCTGGCCAACACGCCCTGTTTGTAGGCAATCGTCGTCATGCCGCGTCCGCCCGTCTGGCTTCTTCCAACAAGGTGAGAATGGTGCCCACCGGCCCCTCGGGGCGTCCATCCACCGAGTGCGGGCAGGACTTGCGGATATCCTCCTCCGGGCACCCGTATTGCAGGGCGAGAGAGGTGGCGACGGCGAGTTCGAGGGCGAGGATGTTCATATCCGTCCCCGCCTTTCCGGCGCGCAGGAACAACTCCCCGAGCTTGCCGTCCGGATGAAACCCCAAGGTGGCCCCATAGCGGGTTTCCTTGCCGGGTTCGGCCCCGGCCTTGAACTCAAAGCTTTCGGCCAGTCGGCGGTTGGGAAGACGGGCGCGCATCAGGTAAGCTCCAAGGGCTTTTGCGCGAGGTATTCGGCCTGGAGCTTGGCAAAGCGGGCCATCCACGCCGGGTCATCGTTGCGGTCATAGGGCTTCTGAAGCTGCTTTTCCAGGTGCTTGGTATGGGCCAGCAGCGCCTCGTGCATCTTGGTCATATTGGCCAGGGCTTCTCTGGCGTCCTGCTCGGTCACGACCTTTTCCTGTGCGTATCCCATAATCGTCCCCCTCTGTTTAAGCGGCTTGCTGTTGTTTGGCGACCGACTTTATGGCGCCCATCATCTGGGCAATGAAATGCATGCCGTCAGGGTCCTTGTCATTGCGCAAAAGGACCGGCCGGGCAGGCTCGTCCAACATACAAAACGTCACCTCGACGTTCTCCGGCCACTGCTCCATAACGTCGTCTAAAAACTCCCGCTTCACCCGGAACTTGTTCGGCGGTCCCAGGACCTCCGCGTCAAGCTCTTCGCGCGCCGTCTCGGAATCACCTTCTCCCATGGAAAGAATAACACCCGAATCGGTAAACTCCACCACGGCGGGCTCGTACTTGTTGAGACCCGAGGCATAGACAACACTGGCACGGCGTAGCGCGTCCTTGAGCACCGTGGGATGAATCTTCCCGACCGGCTTGGCCTGGGTCAAAACATGATGGACGGCACGATGCCGGAGATCATCGGTCTCCTGGTCCTTGTCGTTCCCGGCCATGACCTTGGTGGTAAACAACAGGGAGGGCGTGGCCACCTGGAACAACGACCCCACCGATATCCGCACCTCCTCGGCGTCGGCCACCACCCGGCAGATTTCGGCGATGGCGTCTTGCGGGACGGTCACGGGGCGCAGCGCTTCGGCCCCAGCCGGGACGGGCACCACGCGCCGCCCCATGCGGCTGCCGTCGAAGCCGATGGCCTCCAGTTTGCCTTCGTAGACCTGAAGACGCACGCCGAATTGCGAGAAATCGCGCACATCGCCGGAGGCCGCATAGTTGGTGGCCAGCAGCGCCAGGAGGTCCTTGGCGGTGACCGTAAACTCGGTCGCCTCGCTCTGAAGCTGGCCGATGGTCGGATAGTCCGCCCCGTCGAGGGTCTTGAACACATAGACGCCGGAGCCCGAAGTCACCGTCACCCGGCCATTGCCGGGGTCGAGTTCAAACCCCACCTGCGCGCCCGGCAGCAGCCGTTGCGAGAAGTCGCAGAGGATTTTGCCAGGGACGGCAATCACCCCGCCCCGGTCCATTTGCGCAGGGGCCGCGACGGTGATTTCCCGCTCCAAGTTGGTGGCGGTGACGGTCAGCGTGGACCCCTCGGCCCGCAGTAAGACGTGCTGGACAATCGGCATCGTCGCCCGGGCCGGGACGCAGCCCTTGGCCAGCCCCAAGATACGCTTGAAATGCGAGCCCTCTATCGTGAAGCGCATGCAACCTTACTCCCCGTTCTTTTCACGTGGTCCATAGACAATCGTTGGGGGGCCGGAATGCTTCCAGTCCCAAATATACCAAGCGTGGTTGAAGGAAGGGGACTTTTCCCCTTCAAACCACATAATCCGCTTGAGCAGGGTGAGCTTCTTGGACCACGCCGGATGGCCCGCAAAAAGGTGCTGGCGGGTCTTGGCGCTATCGAAGTCCACGCGCAGCAGAAAGGCGATAGAACCCTGGCACGGCGCCATGAGCTTCAGGGCGTGCTCGGCGAATTCTTGTGCCATATTGTAGGGTGGGTTGGTCACGATGGCCGTCGCTTCTCCCGCGCACTTAAAATCCAGAAAGTCATCGCCTTGCGACTTGTCGGTTTCGACGACCGTATGGCCCGCTTGCCGCAAGACTGACGACATCCACCCCCCGCCAAACGCTGGCTCCCACACCTTGCCGGTGATCGGCGGAAGATGCGGCAGCAGCGCCTGCGTGACCCAGGCCGGGGTCTGATAGAGGTCATTTTCTTTTCTGACCCACCCGGAAGCGCGCTGACTCACACCAGCCTCATCTCAGCCTGGAACCCCAAATCGAGAAAGTCCTGCACCGCCCGGATGGCCCGGTTATAGGAGAGTTCGTATTCGTGGGTGCGGGTGAAGTTGCCCAGGGTGTCGTAGCACCCCAAGCTCTTTGCCCCGTAGGAGGCGGCCACGCCCTTGGCGGTCGCATCCATGTTCAGCCTGTCGGCTTCGCTTCTGACTTCGTAAGTCGCAGAGACCTTTGTGGGTTCATAGTGCATGCCACACCCCCATATGGGTTGCGGCCTTCGACGCGGATACATTTCCTGGCCTAGTTAAGAGTTGACGGCTCGGCTTACGGCGCCTCGCCTACCTCCGCCTGACGGCTCTGAGTGAACTTCTCCAAAGAAGTGCGGTAACAGCGGCAACTCCAGCCAGGAAAATCAAGCTTACCCCCATAACCCATGGCTCAGCAGGCTCCGTCCCAAACCACTGACAGAGCGGGGCATAAATTAGGGAATAGAGAATGAGCGTCGCGCCCATACCCAACCACGTCTTTGCCGCTTCCATTATACTCCCCTCCCCAGGGCGAAGCCCTATCGAGCGACAGCGAGATAGGCGAAGGGCTCGATAGCCCGAGCCGTCAGCCCCTATAGCTCAAACGGGATGTCCTGGGCTTCCCGTTCTCGCCGCCGTAAGTCTCGATACACATCTTGCCAGGAAGCGTAAGCGAGGACCGGGGCCACCACAGCAGCAGCGGCAAACCCAACGTTGATCGCCCACTGCTCATTGAGCGGCAGGGAAAAGTAGTGCGAAGTCCGCGGCGCGTACTGTAGCAAGGAGTAGACACCCCACAGGTAAAGTCCACTTATCCCCGTTCCAACGAGGGCCATGACCGTCGAGATGAGCAATCTCATGACCAGATATCCCCCTCCTCTTCGTCTTTACGGGTGCAGACCGCCATGGCGAAAAAGATCGCCCCGAAAATGGCCAGCCCCATGGAGACCCAGGTGGCGAGCGTCGCGACGCTCGCCTGCACCACAACAAACGCCAGAACCGCACAGGCGGCGGCAATAAGGATGAGCATCAAGCGTGACATCAGCGGGTTCCTTCCATCGGTTGCAGGATTTCACGGCACGGCTCGGCGCGAATGATGCACCGGACATTCTGGCCCGTTCCCCCAAGCGCCCCCGACACCGCCTCATTCAGGCGGCCTGAGAACGTGTCCATGGGGTCGGAGGGCCCACACCCTTCCCGCTTGCGGCGAGCAAGCTTGAGATTTTGATACTGCGCTCCTTCCTTCCAGTTCACCTGGGCGGCCCATATCTTGCGCGCCGCCTCCATGGCATTGTCGGTCGTGGTGTGCTCGGTAGACACGATTTCGATGATGCGCCCGGTGCATTCCGGCCGCTTATTGCCATCGTCTTCGTCCTCCGGCCAATTGCGTCGCCAGTCTGGATCGGCATAGTAGTTTAGACGACGCTTTTTCTTGCTCTCCACCCAGATGCGCTTCTTGTGGCAATGGAAGCGGAATTCATCGCAGCGCGTGACGGTGCGATAATAGCCCGCCTGGGCGGGCGCCGGATAGAGTATCCAGGTGACGTCCAAAAGTGCGGCGATAAGAACCGCCGCGATGATGATGGTCCGGGTCATGCTTCACCCCACGTTCAGAATGGCACAATTATACCTTGACGCCAGCTTACTCGCCTTGGCTCGTGCTTCGTGGAAGCGCAAATCCATACCCACAACCGTTGGGCGTTTATCCACGCCAATCAGCACGAGGTTGTGCTTGTTTTTCTCTCCGGCGGGGCGGATTTCCACCCGCGACAGGCCTTCCAGGTCTGGGTTCAATGGCGTATTCCTTCGCTTGCCGGTATCCACACCAGCATTCCCTCAACGTCCTGCATCACCACCGAGACCTCTTCGCCATAGGCGTAGCCCGGACTAATCGGATGGTTGCGCAGCGCCACCTGCATGCGCCCCTGAACATCGAGGCCCTTGACCTCGGCCCAGACGCGCTCGGCATCGGCAATCCGCACCTTGACCATATCGCCCACTTCAATCCAGCGGGATTGATCAGTGCCGCCGCGCTCGGGAGGTCCAGTTTTTTCCAACATCAGTGTGCCCCTCCATGCTTCGCCCGCCACTCCGGCCGCTCCAGGCCATCGGTTCCGTAGCGCTCCAGCAAGCGTAACTCATCAATGATTCGTTGCGGAACTTTACAGTCCTTGCGCCCCGGGACCGGGCCCAGCTTGTCCTCTGGCCAGTGCCCGTTGGCGTTTTTGTTGATGCTCCCTCGCCACTGGTCCTCGGTCACCCGGGCGACGTTGCTCGGGTTTTCCCACCAGTGGCCCCCGCCGGTTTTGGCCTCCCCGCCCGCAAACCCCTCGAAGCGCCGCTGGCTGATGTAACGCTCCGCGTGAACCACCGGGTGGTCCGGGTTCTTGCGCAGGAAATCGGCAAATCCGCGCAGGCCACGAACCACCAGCGCTTGATCGTCGGCGCCCAGACGCTGCCACTGCTCGAAGGCTTTGAGCTTCGACATGATCGGCGTCGTCGGGTAGGTCCGCCAGAACGTCTCGAAGGCGTCCGAGTAAGAATTTTTCTTGCGCCCCGGCTTCGGAATTTCCGACGATGAATCTTCACTTTCCTCAACGGTAGTAGTAGGTTGAGAGGTAGTAGTATTAGTTATCTCCGTAGGAGATTCCTTATAGGGGGTGTGGGGGATTTTGGCTGAAAGGGTATCGGGATAGCGACCCTTTTGACCCGAAAGGGTATCTGGAGCGATACCGTTTTCGGTTGAAAGGGTCTCGCTAGAGCGACCCTTTTGGGATGTCTCGACCTCAATTTTCTCCCCGCTCGCATGCACAATGGCCACACTCGCCGTCAAGGCCACTTGCTCGATGTCGGTAATTGTGACCGGGATGTTTGAGTCGGGCAGGCTGGCCCGGTACTGGTTCTTGATCCCCCGGCCGCCCTTGTTTTCTTTCCCCGACGAATGCTCGTGCCCCACAGGGGTTATCCACAGCCAGCCATCCCGCACCGGCCGTGCCTTGGCGGTCTTGATGGTGGCTTCGGCCAGCCCCGTGGCAAGCGACAGCGTGCGCGTGTCCCCGGTCTGCACCAAGGGCGCCACGATGGTTACGAGCTTTTCTGCCGTGCGCATGTCAGACATGGCAACGCGCAGCACCCATTGGCAGTAGGGCATTTCGATTGCGTTAGGCTTGGACATGACGCCCCCTCCGGAACGCGATGTACTCGGCCTCTGTCATCGTACCTTTTTCGAGGTTGCAGGGCCCGCAACTGGGGCGGTAGTTGCCAGACGTGCTGAAGCCGCCACGCGCCACAGGCGTAGCGTGGTCGACGTGCGTGGCGTGGAAGATATCTGTCCCGCAGTAGTGACACAGGAAGAAATTCCTGCGCCCAACCCTGGCGCGTTCCGTGTGCCCAATGGGAGCGCGCTGCCTGCACAACTCGGCCGCAATACTAAGTAGCGTACCGAGCCGAATTTTTTTGGCGCGTGCCTTGGTAATGCTAAGAATTTTGCGTGCGTCGTCTTCAGAGACCTCGCATTGCGAGCCCCAGCGGTACAAGGTGATTTGGATCAGGGCGCCGCTCTGCTCCAGGGTCATCGGTTGACCGTCAATTTGCCACGGCCAATCCAGCGGTTTGATTTTTATGGGATGTAGACAGTCAAGCATTTATGGACGGCTCTCGGTCATCTGGTGGTTGCGGGCGATATTGCCGAACGCCGCGAGGTCACTATTGAACGCGAGATTGACGGTGCCGGTGGGCCCATGCCGGTTCTTCGCTAGAATGGCCTCGGCCTTCCCCTTCACCTTGTTGAACTCTTCATTCCACGCCAGGGACTTCTCGATGTCCGCTTCGTCGGGCTTGCGCAGGTTGACGTAATACTCGTCCCGATAGGCGAACATCACAATGTCGGCGTCCTGCTCAATCGACCCGGATTCACGAAGGTCAGACAACGTCGGACGTTTCTCTTCCCGGCTTTCCACACCACGCGACAACTGCGACAGGGCCAAAATCGGCAGGTGCAACTCCTTGGCCAGAGCCTTGAGGCCGTTGGTGATTTTGGTAAGCTCCTGGGTGCGGTTTTCCTTCGATGATCCGGTCATCAACTGAAGGTAATCGACCACGATGAACCCGGTGTTCTTGCGCCGCTTCATGCGCCGGGCGCGGGCCTGAAGTTGGTTGAGGGAGAGCCCGCCCGTCTGATCGACCACAAAGGAGGCCTCGCGGAGAAATTCCACCGCGTCCGCCATGCGGCGGAACTGAGTTTCGGAGAACTTGCCCCGTCCGATGTGCGCCGCATTGACCTCGGCGTGGTTGGCGATGATGCGCGTGGCCAACTGCTCGGCCGACATTTCCTGGCTGAAAAAGTGAACAAAGCCACCCTCCCGTCCCACGGTTTTCATATGCTGGATGGCGACGTTGACGGCAATGGTAGTGGCGAGCGCGGTCTTGCCGATCCCGGGGCGTCCACCCAGAATGATCAAATCGGTCGGCGCCATGCCGCCCAGCTTGTCGTCGAGGTCCACCAACCCTGTGGATAACCCCCTCAGTCCTCCGCCGCGCTTGTAGGTGTCGGAGGCCTTCTGGAGGGCCGCCTGGGCAGCCTCGCCCAAGGAAATCTCTTCCGACCCCTTGGGGCCATCCTCCACCAAGCGCAGGAGGTTTGATTCGACCTCCTCAATGATCGTGGCGGGCTCGGTGGTCACCGCCCCGTCGTAGCTGGAGGCCACCAAGTCCTCCCCGATAATGATCAGGGCGCGGCGCAGGGCGAGGGCCCGAATCGTTTTGGCGTAATCGGGAACGTTGGCAATCGAGGTCGCCGCCGCCGCAAGGTTGCCAAGGTATTGCGCGGCGTTGAGGCCATTGATGGCTGGGCGGTCCTCGAACACCGTCTTCAAGGTCACCGGAGAAGCCAATCTTCCGGCCGCAACAGTCTGTTGAATAGAATCATAGATGTCGCTGTGGAGCGGGTCGAAGAAATGCGCAGGCGCCAAGTCCCCGGCACGCTCCAAAGCCGCGTTTTGCAGCAGGACGGCGCCGAGCAAGGCTTGCTCAACTTCGATGTTGTACGGGGGCTTGCGGTAAAACGGGTCATCGGGGGAAAGAGCCGCCGATCCGTCCGGGCTCAACATCATGAGCGAGCCCTCCCGGTGCGGCGCATTTGCCGCTTGACCGTGCCGCTACATCTGGTAATAGACATGGCTAGGCCTTTCGGGTCGCCCTCGCGACCGTCCTTTGAGAGGTGACGTGGCAGCCCCGACCCGGCTAGGTCTGAGCAGTTACGCGGTACTGATCTTGGATTTTTCTGAATTAGGCCCTGGCAGGGGCCTTTTTCATTTTCGCGGTACGCCGCGACAGGACTCAGACGCTACCTCAAGTGTGGCGGAATCCACAAGTCGCATTCCCGCCACACTGGCAATCCTTAGGCGACCTGCCTGTCTTCAAAGTTGATCGGCGTGCGCCCGTGGTAATAGACCCCGTTAAGGCCGCCCTTGCGCTCCATATCGAGCTTGCCAATACGAATGAGGTGCGCCGAGGCTCGTCCGAAATTGTGCAGGTTCAGGGTCGGCCAGTAGTTTTTCCCCTCCGCCCAGGTCAGATAGTACATATGCAGGTTGGTGGCCTGGATAGGCTTGCCCCCTTGCGGGGCACGAATGGTGGCCTCCTCGTAGAACTGCTCGACCTGGATGACCGGGTCCACGTGAATCTTGGGGCTGTGGATAATGGCCTTGGGCTGGGGAATGGTCTTGGGCTCGGGGTCGTTGTCGGCCTCGAAAGCGTCCTCGTCCTCCTCCCGGCCGCGAATCGCCACTGCGGTTGAGGCCGCGACAGGGGCGGGCGCCTTCGGCCACAGACCAAAGCCGAAGCCAAAGGCCAGCGGCTTGGCGATGATCAACATGCAGCCGATCCACAGGACGAGGGCCTTCTGGATAGCGGCCACGGACAGCCCGGTATCCTCCGACAGCGACTTGGCGCCGGGATCGGGCTCGACATAGACCGGGGCGGCCTTCACCTCGATGTCGGCAAAGGCAAGCTCGGTCTTTTTGTTGCGAATGGCATTGAGTTCGGTGCGGGTGATGTCGCGGTTGATGTTGGCTTGGCGGGCCATCAGCAGGCTGGAGGCGTTTTCCGCCTCCATTTGCAGGTCATCGAGCAGCCTGTTTCTGACCGCATCCTTGCGCTGCTGGGTCTGGGCGTCGGCGGTGAGTTCGGCATTGTGGGTCTTTTGCGCCATTTCGGTCTTCGACAGCCGCTCCTTGGCGCCGAACTGGTAGAAGGTCACGATGGTGTAAAAGAGGCCCACGCAGACGAAGGCCCCCAGGCACCCGGCGGCAATGAACCGCTTGAAGCGGACCAGCGCGCCGACCACACAGGCGAAAAGGGAGACGACCACCACATCGTTGACAATCGAGGCGGCGCCGTAGACGAGTTGCCCGCGGTCGGTTGACCCCCAGGACACAGAGGTGTCGTAACTGGCGAGGAGGGTAATACCGAGACAGACAAACCCGGCGAGAATCAGTAGAACACAGAGCGCATACTGGCCCAAGGGACGAGACTGCATTAAAACCCCCGAAAATGCTTAACTGTTGTGCGCCTCCTACGCTGCAATGACCAAATAGAAACGCCCCCAATCTCAAAGGATACTGGGGGCGTAGAAATTTGCAAGTCACGGATGGTGTTCAAGTTTACCGGGGCGGATGCAACTCTTCTTGCTTCCCCTCGGCCAAGTTCCAAATCCCCTCGGCAATGCATTCAGCATGCACCTCTCCGTGCCCCGGCACGGTCCAGCGGTGGAACCAGCGATCTCCCGATTTGAACCGCTCTTCTTCGCTCCGGCAATTCTGGCAAACAGCCCGCGCCGCAACGCCCAGCACGGCTTCGGCGGCTTGTTTGTACTCTTTCCAGTGGGCCTCCGCGTAGCGATCCACCTCCCAGTGCCAGCCGCTATCGTAGCCCCGACTCCCAGCAACGGTGTAGGTCTTACCTTCATGCCGGTAGAGCATTTTGCCGCCGTGAAGGCGGGCGATGGTTTTGGCGAGGCTTTCAATATCCATGGCCTACTCGTAGCGGCGTTTGAGGATTTTGCGGTAGCCCGCAATAAGCTTGATAAGGTCCTTGGTGTTCATTCCCGGTCGATTCCACACGTCTCTTTAAACAGCCTGCCCCGGTCGGCCGCATAGCGTCCCGAGCAGTTGATGCAGTTGAACTCCACAACCTTAAAGCCGGTCGGAGTACGCGCCACATCAAGGGCATAGAAGGCCGCAGGCACCCACTTTTTGGCAACCACGTAGGCAAACATCCACAACTCCTCATGCTCGTCATTCGTGACGGGGGCGCAGGTGGGCCGATTGCCGGTTTTGTAGCGGCTCGCCCCCATCATGCGGGGCCCCCGCATATAACAGCGAAACTCTTCAAGGATGATCTGGGTTGGCGCAATGATGATTTGCTCGGAATCGCTCAGCGAACAATCCTGCGTGGTCTCAGCAAGCCGCTCGGCAATGGACTGCCCGGGCTCGATGACCATGCCTGCGAAGGCCTTCAGGTCGCTGGCGGGCTTTACAAACAGCGGGGTCACGTGCTGCTTAAGGTGCTTGACCTCCCCCAGCAGCTTAACGTCGGGGTCGGCATTGAGGGCGAGGTCATCGAGAAGCGGCCCGTAGACCGATTGATCAAAGGTCTGTGGGTCGTAGAAGATGTGCCAGTTCTTCGGGGCCTTCTTCTGAAGCCAGAGCTTGATGAGCTTGGTGCTCCCAAAGGGAATAGCGGGCTTGTCCAGACCACCCTCGGTCTCGCAGGTTATTTCGTCGGAGAAAGGAATCAACCCAAAGCACACCGGCTGCATGTCGATCCTGGCGCACGCTTCGAGGTCCTTCACCACCTCGGTGTGGGGGACAAGCACGTCCTGGATGGCGACGGTGAGAGTCATGTTCCCGCTCGGTAAGGAAAGGGTGTAGATTTTACACTATTCGGTCGGATGTTCCTGATCGGGACCGACAATCTCGACGGTTCTGACTCCAGACGCCCTGGCTTTCCGTGTCATGTCCGCAGTTCCAGTGCCGCCTGGAAACGCCACGAGAAGGTCGGGCTTGCCCTCCTCCAGCATCCGGGAATTGCGCAAAGGTCCCGCTTTCTTGCCGTGTTTACGCCAGTCGGCCGGGTATACCTCGCAGGGGATGCCCCGCTCGCAGCACCACTTGTGGGCCAGGGCGTCGGCCCCACGGGCACCCCCTTGCAGGACGGTGACGGTTCCATGAGCGGAGAGAAACCCGTCCATGGTATCGTAGAGGAGGGTCTGATTGAGGAAGTCCCTGCCTCCGGTGACGAGGATACGGATCATAGCTTCCTCCCGGCCGCATCATTGATGCGCTGGACCTCTTCCGCTAGCCTACGCTCGGCGGCGTCGTTGGCATAGAACAGTAGCTGTTCGATCATCTGCATGGGCCATTTTGAGGGCTCGGTGGTGGAATACCCCAAGAGCTTGGCCACAAGTTCGATACGCTGGGACTGGGACATGCCGAGGAGGGACACGATCAGGTCACCGAGGTTATTTGCGGCTTGGGCCCGAAGCGCTCTATAACGTCTTCGTTGTCCTCCCGGCTCTTAACCCGCCAGGACACCCCGCAGGTCAGGCAATTGTAGGACGACGTGGTGGTGTTGGGATCGCGACCAATTTGGTTGCCCTTCTTGTCATAGGTCGGCAGCCAGCCCAGCAGCGTTGTCGAGGAGCCGCGGTATTGGAGGCGGCAGTCCTCCCGGGGACAATCCTTGGTCAGGGTGGCGATGTTCATTTCGGCTCCTCCGATATCCCGACCCGGGCCATCCCCTTCCTGATCTCCACCCGGATAACCTTGGCGGCGGCGCGGCAGATCATCGAGTGGGCGCGACCTTTCTGTGGAAAAGGGCACCGAGGGTTCATTCTATGGGCAGCTTCCTGAGAAGCATGGTCCAACCAGTTCTCGTCATCGGTTAGGATGTGCAGGCGGACCTGTGGGGTACTCACTTGGACACCTTACGCTTTTTGGGGGAGATGCGGTCAAGAAAGTCGCGCAACGCTGCGTTGACTACGGCGCTTTGGGTGGGTGGAACGCGCTGCTCCTTTATCCACAGGCCCATGGCCTCCCAAATATCTTCTTCGATCATCAAGGTGCGCTGCTTTTTCATGGGCACAAACGTAGACCCACTTGACCCCATGTGTCAAGGCGTCTACATTATCACTCAACGGAACAACGGAGAATTCTTTTTATGTGGTCCGCAGACCTGACTAGCGCTCCAAAGACCCAGCAGATACTGATGCGGCATCCGGACTGGGAATGCCCTGCTGTAGTAAAGTGGGGCGCCTATGACGATTGGTCGGGCTGGGTCTATGCCGACACACTCCTCGCGGACGTTGCGGGCTCCGTGGATGACGAGTTTCTTTCTGGAGCAGAATGGGCTCCGATACCAGAGTAGAATCGCGATGCCCTTCAACGCCAAGACCTATTACGCCAATAAGTACAGCAAAGAGGCGTGGGATTACCTTGCCCAAGCAAGGGATATTAGAGCCCGGCAAAAGCTGGGTACGGCCTATGACTGGGAAGAGCGTCGGGTCGATTTCTGTGTGAAGCTGGCTAGGAGTTCCATGCGCTCGTCGCTGTGCTATCGGAAGATGCGTGAGTTCGAGAAGGAGGCGCGGCCGTGAACAGCTTCGGCCCCATGCACGCCATACGCCACGGCGGACAGTTCGCCTTCACCCGCCGTCAAAAGTGGGCGATTTACGCGGGCGGCTTTGTCTTCGCGTGGCTGATCGGGCAGATGGGCGGCTGGCTTATTGCCGTCCTGGCTGTTGGGATCGCCAGGACGACCGCAACACTGGACCCTCCCGAGAGGAAGCGATAATGGACCAGTTCAAATACAGCGACTACGCCTCTGGGTATCAGGTTGGCTCGGATGAGCCCAACTCTTTGATGGTCTATAATGGATCAGGAGGGTTGGGAGCGATGACTTCGAAGGAAGCCTTTGAAAGAATCGTTACGGGGCTTCCGTTTTTGATCTGGGAATACGAAATGAAGTACGGGGCTGACGCCGCCAAGTCACGGACTTGACGGCTACCTCGCAAGAAAGGGCTCGGTAGAGCCTACGGCTCTGAGTAAAGTGAGGGTAAGGTGGATTTTCAGGCAATGTTCGACGGCATGAGCAATATGGCGCGTTCGACGCGCTCCGACTATCATCTTACGCTGGGCAAGCTCATCGAAGCGCTTGAGGGGGTCGCCCCCGACACCGTGGTGGTCTGTAGTGACAACATCTCTGAACATCCTGGCGGCGCCATCAGCTACCGCGGCTACTATAGCGATTTGGCCTTCAAGCCGTCCGCCAAGCCCGTTACGGTAGCAGAGCTTCTGGCCGAAGCAAAAAATGCTTTGAATCAAGAATTCACCGGCTACAAGGGCGGTGAATTCCTCATGGGGCCCGACGCGCCGCTGTGGATCGCTCAGTACGGACAAAGCGGGGGGCGCGCGATCATCGATATCTCCGTCACCGACGGAGCGGCGACGCTGATTATCAAGCAGGTTTAGGAGGCTCCCTTGTCGGCCGATCAGAACATTGAAACAATCGTTAAAAGCATTATCGAGGCTCAGGTCATCCAGGCTTTGAACTCAAGTTCTTAAGGTACATCCGGGGCATGAGCCCGAGCGAAGCCGTCAAGGGCACCGAAAAGGACAACAGGGACGCGCGCCCTGTCTCCCCCTCGACCATCCGCAAGCTCCGCCTGCCGGTCAAGGACGGTGGGACAAGATCACCGCAGGCGCGCACCTTGATGCGCGTCCTGAGCGCCCATGGGGCAAGTCTCGATATCGTCCAGAATGGAAAGATTTGGGAATAGCCATGTTGTTCATCCGCTGGGCGGCCATTTGTTTTCTTGCGGTCACGGCAGCCACACTGTGGTTGCTGGCCATGACCAATGAGGTTTTCGGCCCCTTCACGCCGATGTCGGTGCGCTTTTTCATCACCGGCACTGCCTTGGCGGCCACCCTCCTGGTCATTGGTGTCGCCTATGTTCTTATCCCGTCAAACAGGGAGGACCAATCATGATTCGGGTAGCCCTCGGCACCATCGTCGTCGGCCTTTTGGCCTATGCTTTTTACGAGCTTGCCAAGTGGGCCAGAGTCCACCGCAAGGAGCAGGAAATCCAAGAAGAAGAGATCGAGGCCGAGGTCATCGACCGGGAAGCCTATCTGGCGGCTCTGAGAAAGGCCAACCGTCAACGCCGATTGGAACTCGGCTTGCCGCCCGATGACACCGACATCATTGTAGACATGCCCAAACAACCGGAGACCGACCCCCATGCCCACTAAGGCTATTGTCGCGGCCATTGGCGCCGTCGCCCTGCTCATCATCGGCTATATGACCATGGGCATCAACACCAACGGCTATCGCACCGTGGTGCAACGCCCCTCGGGCTACACCTTCGTCAAGTTCACCCCCGGCCCCTACCTGCACTGGTTCGGCTCGGCGGAATCCTATCCCGACATCATCACCTTCGACTTCGACAAGAGCCAGGACGGCGGCGATGTCCGCTCCATCGAGCAGCAGGGGATCGCTGTCCGCTACCAGGATGGCGGCACAGGCGTCATCTACGGCCAGGGGCGCTATAACCTGCCCAACGACGAGCCGACGATGGTTTCCCTGCACCGGGCGTTCCGCTCGGCCACTGGGCTCGGCCACAAACTGATCAAGCCGACGGCGGAAGAACGCATCAACCTCACCGCCGGTCTGATGACCTCGGAAGAGGCCTACACCACCAAGCGCGGGGTGTTCACCGAGTGGGCAAGAGACCAGATTCAGAAGGGCAAATACAAGACAACCTTACAGAAGATGCAGGCCAAGGAAGAGGGGACGCAGGAGACCGTCTACCGTGACTTTCCGGTGATCGAATACGGCAAGGATGGTCAGCCTATTTACCTCGATAACGACTTCACCATTTATGGCATTACCCTCTCGGGCTTCCAGATCGTCGATTGGAACTTCGAGGACAAGACCCTGGAGCAGATCGCCGCCAAGCGCGGAGCGACCATGGCCATCATCACCGCCAAGGCCAACGCCGAAAGGGCGAAGCAGGACGCGGAGACGGCCAAGCAGGAAGGCATCGCCAAGGTCGCCGTCGCCCAGTATGAAAAAGAGGTCGAGAAGAAAAAGGCCGAGGTGGACGCCGAAAAGGACAAAGCCGTCGCCGTCACCAAGGCCGAGCAGTTGAAGGTGGTGGCCGAAACCAACGCCAAGCAGCGAGTTGCCGTGGCCGAGCAGGACAAGCTAGAGAAAGAGCAGAACAAGCTGGCCATGGCCGAATACAAACAGGCCGAAACCCTCAGGGGTGAAGGCGACGCCTCCTATAAGAAAGCCGTGATCGAGGCCGATGGCGCCCTTGCGCAAAAGCTGCAAACCTACGAGAATGTCATGGCCATTTTCGCCAAGGAGTTCGGCCGTCAAAAGTGGGTGCCGGAAATCGTCTTCGGCGCCAATGCAACACCCGGGGGCAGCGGCAATCAAGCGGCCGATTTAATCAACCTGCTCAATGCCAAAACCGCCAAGGACCTGTCCCTCGACTTAGGGGTCGCCGGTCCCCGCAACACGGCGCAAAAGTAGGAGTCCACCGCATGTCCGCCGCTAAGAAAACAGAGGTCACTGAAATCCACCCGCCTGTCACTCATTCGGGCGAGGGCGCCGACATCATGTCGATGATCCAAATCGCCATGGCCCGGCCGGATTTCCCCGTGGCCACCATCGAGCGCATGTTCGACCTTTACCAGAAGGCCGAGGCCGAGAAGGCGCGCAAGGCGTACTATGCTGCCCTTGCCGTCATGCAGCCGAAGCTGCCGGTGATCGAAAAGAAGGGCATCATCAAAACCAACGAGAAGGATGCCAGCGGCAACAAGACCGGCCGCCAAAAGGACCAGAGCCGCTATGCGCTTTGGGAAGACATCATGGAGGGCGTCCTGCCGGTCCTCTCCGAGCACGGGTTCTCGATTTTCTTCATCAACGAGCAGCCGACTCCGGATCGCATCATCACCACCGCCAAACTCGCCCATAAGGATGGGCATTTCGAGACAAGCTCGATTTCCCTGCCCATCGACACCTCGGGATCGAAGAACAACGTGCAGGGCTGGGGAAGCTCCGCCCAGTACGGTAAGCGCTATTCGGCTTCGGCGCTACTCAACCTCGTGGCCAGAGGCGAGGACGATGACGGACAGGCAGCAGGTATTGTGGCCGAAACCTTGACCGAAGACCAGATCAAGACTATCCGCGTCCTCCTGGCCGAAACCAAGACCAAGGAAGAGGCCTTCCTGCGCTACATCACCAAGACGGACACGCTGGAAGACGTGCCCGCGGGGGCCTTCGAATCCCTGAAAGGGTTCCTCGACACCAAAAAAGAGAAGATTAAGCAGGGGGCGCCGGTCTAATGCGGGTCATTGAATGCGAACAAAACACGGAATCTTGGCATAAGGCTAGATGCGGACGCTGCACGGGCTCACGTATTGCCGACGTGATGGCCAAGAGCAAAAGCAAGGACAAGAACGGCAACCTCCTCCCCAGCGCCATGCGCGCCACCTATATGGGGGAGCTTATCGCCGAACGCCTTTCGGGCTTTCAGCCGATGGACGGCTACAAGTCTCCGGCCATGAAGTGGGGTTCCGACAACGAGGACGCCGCCTGTTCGCTGTACGCCTTCATGTATGACGCCGAGCCGATCAAGGTGGGCTTTGTGCTCCACCCGGAACTCGATTGGGCCGGGGCCAGCCCTGACCGGCTTGTGGGCGACAAGGGTTGCCTGCAAGTGAAGTGCCCCAACAGTTCCACCCACGCCGATTCTCTGCTCGGCGCCCCGGTTGACAGCAAATATATGAAGCAGATGCAATTCGAAATGCTCTGCGCTGAGCGGGAATTTTGTGACTTTGTTTCGTATGATCCTAGGTATCCTGCGGAAATGCAACTTTGGGTCAAGCGGGTCATGCGCGACGAGGCCATGATCAAGGAAATCGAGCGCGAGGTGCGCCTTTTCCTGGAGGAGTTGGATGAAAGGCTAGCCTCTCTTCGCAAGCTTTATCCTGGTGTTCAGGAGGCAGCATGAAAGACGGCGGTCCAGCCTTCCCGGTCGATGTCAACGACAACGGTGGCGGCCACACCAACGAAGGCATGTCACTACGCGATTGGCTTGCTGGGCAGGCGCTCACCGGCATGTGCCAGGGGTGTGGCTGGCAGGGCGGCGACTTCGAGAGTATGACGCGACACGCCTATGCAGCAGCCGACGCCATGCTGAAGGCTCGCGGCCTCCCGTCATGAGCATCAGCGCCCGCGCCATCGCAGGATCACAACCGGCTCCCACCCGGAAGCCGAGGCCGAAAGAGATATGCCCCACCTGCAAACAGGTTGTGCCCCACCCGCGGAACTACGAGCGGCATAAAGCTTTGTTCGGCATGCTCAAACCAGCATTCTACTATTGGCCTGATCCTGATGTGGAACCCTTCAGGCCCAACGATGCGGAGCACCTGCGCGCTTGGCTCCTGGTCAAGGCCGGATGGCGGGAGAGCGAAGACCTGAAGATATCGGGGACCTCTTCCAAGTACGCAACCATCATGGCCATGGCCTTTCTCAACCGCAAGCGGGAAAAGACGGCTGTGCATTTCGAGGAGTTAAAGGACGGCATCCGGGTGTACTGGCCCAAGTCGGTCGCCTATAATAAGTGCTCGGAGGACCAATTTAAAAAAGTGCTCACCGCCGTCACCGAGATCGTCGAAGACATTATCGGCGTCTCGGTCAAGGAGATGCGGGAGAACTACAAACGGGATGTGGCGGAGGATCACGATGTGTGACTGTCACGGGTGCAACCGGACCCAGGTTATCGAGCGCGACAACAGCTTCGCCGTCAAAGCCGTGGCCGTGGCGGAGCGTGCCTATATCGCCCTCCTGCGCACCGGACCTTACCACAGAACCCGGTTGCAGGAGGAGCTTTGCCTGCTCCGAGACTTCATTGCCGACACCCGGCCCGACTTAGGGGCGGAAGGGGTGCAGGATTTGTATGAGGCGAAAGCGGCGGGGCGGGCTTGATGGCCGACGAAGACGAGAAAGACACGTTTCGCAAAAGCCTATCCCCGGCCGTGTGGGTGCTGACCATCCTCTGGACCCTCTTCGGCTGGGGGTTGGTTGAGGGGTTCGAGCAGGCAGGTTATGTCGGACCCATAAACAGCGGATTCCGGCTGGCGATAGTGATCGGCCTATTCCTCGCCGCATTGACCCTAGTGTCGTGGCGGGCCAATGTTGCAGCCGACAAGAAGTTCAAAGGCAGAGCCTGATGGCCCAGTTCATCAAACCTCCAGGCTACGGAGAGCCCAACTTTCGGCCCAGCCGCAGCGAGCGCGAATCCGCCAAACGCAACCGCAAGTCCGGGGCGCAAAAACGGGAGGGGAACTGTGACCTCCACCGCGCCAACATCAAGCATCTGCCCTGTGTCGTCTGCTGGAAAGCCCCTCCCAATGACGGACATCACCTGAAGAGCGGCAGCGCCCGCCACTCCCGGGGCATGGGCATGCGGGCTGTGGATAAGTTCCTGGTGCCGTTGTGCAGGCGTCATCATGACGACCTGGAGAGCTACGGGTCAACCCGGGAAATGGAGTGGTTCCTGGCCCATCAAGTGGAGGACCCCGAGGGGTTGGCGTTTGCCCTTTATGAGGCGCCGTTGGACGTGAGGATCAGAACCGCTATCGTTGCCGCCCATCGGGGATTGAAGGTGAAGATATGACGCCAGAAGACGAGCGCGTTCTTGGGCAGGCGATACGCGACGGCCTGTTTGCTGCTACCCGGTACTGCCATGGAGTGGCGGTCGGGTGTGGTTGGTGGACAGACCTAAAGACGGGCGAGCCCAAGGAGCGCAACTACGGGGAATTGCTCGCCCTGGTCCACTCCGAAGTCAGCGAAGCTCTCGAAGGGCATCGCAAGAACCTCATGGATGACCATCTTCCCACGCGCAAGATGGAGGAGGTGGAACTGGCGGATGTCCTGATAAGGATTTTCGATCTGGCGGGCAAGTACAACTACGATCTGGCCGGGGCGCTCCTGGAGAAGGTCGAGTACAATCGCAACCGCCAGGACCACAAGCTCGAAGTGCGCAAAGCCGAGGGCGGGAAGGCGTTCTGATGGCCACCCTCTCCGACATGGTCACCTATATGCAAGAGCGGGTGAGCGGCGTCGCCACTATCAACCCCCAGACAGAAAAGGCCATCCTCAAGACCCTGCAATGGATGCAGCGCCACGAGGCCGATATCCGCATCATCGCCAAGGTGAAGAAAGAGACCGATAGCAGGTTAGTCGATCCCGACCATTCAGGAGAGCCCTATGGAGACGACCGAGACCCCGAGTGATGCCCATGAGCCGGAAGGCGAATTGTCTTTATCCGACACGCGTGACATTGCCTTTGGCGCCCTCCACGACCTGCTCTCCGACCTTTACCCGGAAGGGGCGGAGGATATTGCCGCGGAATCGGCCTGGGCGGCCTACCGGCTTCTGCTCGCCTTGACCCGGGCGGCGGCCGAGGGGGAAAAGGACGAGGAGGCGTAAAAAGTGGCGTATCGCGCGACATTGCCTGCCGAAGAGCAAGAGGCCTGGGACGCCTGGGTGGAAAGTCGCCCTGATAGCGTCAAGGCCGTCGCCCGGAGATTTGTTCCCTGGGCTCTCTACCGACTCAAGACCACCAATCAAATCGTGACCATCCACAGCTACAGCGAAAACGGCACAGTCACCGTCGATATCACCGGAGACCACAATCTGATTTTGTTTGACCGACAGGTCTTTGGGATTAACCCCGACGACTTGGAGCCCTGCGATTGGCCGGAGGGCCCGGTGGGGACGCTCATGTCCCCCGAACAGGTGGACGCCAATCAAGACGCGCTGCGCGTCCTTATTCGCCCAGACTTATTTACCCTTGACGCAAATGGCAGGGCGGTGCGCAAAAACAATTAGCGCTCTCTGCAACTTTAACGCTTGACCCGTTAACCGTGTGCCTCTAGAATCTACCCCGTTGCGTATAGTGGAGTCGATTATGGAACTCTTGTATTTCGATTCGGTTGGGCTGAGCATTTTCCAAACGCCAACCGGCGACATCTACCTCCACCACGTCTTGCAGAATATCCTTATTGGGCCATTGCCCAATCCCGATGATGCTTTCGGCATCGCCGAAGCCAACGGCTGGCGCCACTAATCCCTTCGCGCACCGCGGTCCCGACCCCGCCAGGGGGTTACCGGCTCGTCTTAGACCCTAGACCTAAGATTGAGCATTTAGACGGGATTGAGACCAGCGGCAAGCGGGGCGGGCCCAGGAGAGCTACCAGCGGTGGAGCGGTCTCCTGGGCCCGATGGGGGGTCCATACCAAATATGGGCGCCAAAGGCTCAACTCGTTACGCGGCACCATCTGAGCGAACTCAGCGCCCGCTTTTCTAACCTACGAACATGACAGCGGTTCCCGGTCGGCGCAAAAATAATTTGGGTCGAATCGCTTTTCCCCGTTGACGTAGTACGTCACTGGACGTATATTCCTCCTCACAAGACACGAGGAGAGAGCAGATGACCCTCCCAGTTGGCACCGTTGTTTTGATCAAGAAGGGCAAGACGGAGCAGCGCTGGCAGATCACGCGGCCCCTTAGCCCCGACAAGTATCACCAGGGCGGATTTTATGCAGCCCGTCGTTGGGTGGCAAAGAACGCCAAATGGTCGAGCAACGACTACCTGATCAGCCCTGAGCGAATTGTTCGAGTGGAGGAAGGGGCCTAACCAGCCCCTCTCCTTTCCTACGGAGAGAGCGAATGAACAAAGTCATTTTCACTTACGAGGACGGCCGAACACGCGAAGCCGGGTTCTATTATGACGGGGTTGCCAAGCTGGTGGCCGAGGACGCCGTTCGCATGCGTTACGCTGGTCTTGCCCACATCAAGTGCATCGACGGCGGCAAGGTCGTAGTGGATCAGCCCATAAAGTAACCATAACCCTTTAACCCTAAGAGAGAGCAGCTATGACCCGTAAGGCTCACAGATTTCTTTTCACGGTGGAGGGCTCCGGCTCCTTCCCCATCGACATGCTCCGCTACGACCGCTGCTGGCCCGCCAACGAGGGATCAGACAGCTATGCGATTGAGACCCACCCGACCGCCAAACGACGCCGCATAGTCCTCGAAACCCAGAACGAGCTAGCCCCGACCAACGGGCGTTGGGAATCGTTCGGGTGGAAGGTGCTGGGCATCGGCGAATACCGCGAGAAGGATGTGGCGTAATGGGAACCTATGACACCAGAGGCGGAGCCGCCGTCAGTCCTCGCGATGAGGAGCCGGGCTCCGCTGAAATCGAACTCAACCGCGCCGAGTGGGCCATCATCATCCAGGCCGTGCAGAGCTACGATGGACCCATTGGGGCCGCGGATCGCAAGGACATTCTAGCTCTAGCGCACAAGCTGTTTCCGCTCCGGGACGCCCGCGGCGCACATATCGAGGTGTGGGAGTAGTCCCCGCCTTTTTCTTTAGAGGGAGAGAGAAGATGCGCTTCACACGCCGGATCAAGAACGCCCTGGAGAACGCTGCCGCCAGCGCCGCGGCGGGGGACGGCATGGGTGACGGCGACATTTCTGCCGTCAACTTTGACGCCATGCCCGACGCCCTAGATTGGGTCAACAGCCTTCCAACGGATGGGGCAGTGGTGGCGCTCACCAAGACAGAAATTCGAGCCCTGGTACGTCTTGTGAATGCGGGGATCGGCTCGACCGACGTTGTGGAGCCAAAAGAGAAGATCGCCATTCGCGCCCTCGGCAAGATTATCAATGCCGCGGGCAAAGAGTGGGACCAGTACGCTGGTTGCGTCCGCACGAACTTGTAGGAGGGGCGCATGACCAAGAAGAAGCTCGGGGACGACCTGAGCACCTGGAGAGCCCACTTAGGGATGACCCAGAAGGAGGCGGCAGACTTTCTCTTCGTCCCCATCCGGACGTACCAAGAATGGGAACAAGGACGAAGGGCCCCCAAGCAGGCTGGACCGTTGCGAAAGGTGCTGGAGTTGAGCAGGCGTTAAAAATTCTGCTTGCCTCCCGCCGACTCCGCGAGTAGAAGGCCTGCATGACGCTGATCCGCACCATTTCCGAGCGCGCGATTAAGGGGGCAGCCATTGCCGCCTGCGCCGGAGTGTGCGTCGATAATACCGAAAACGGTAGCGCGTAACCATCCCTCTCCCTTGAAGGACCCGAGCCAACAAAGCTTCCTTCATGTGAGGAGGGGGAGTAAGCCCTGTTCCCCGATAGCTTAAGAGGCGAAGCATCCGACTGTTAATCGGAAGATTGCAGGTTCGAGGCCTGCTCGGGGAGCCATGCAACGTTAGCTCAATGGCAGAGCGCCCGCTTGATAAGCGGTAGACTCCGGTTCGATTCCGGCCGTTGCACCACACTCCGTTAGCTCAGAGGTAGAGCCATTGTGGCTCAGGAAGACGCGGGTTCGATCCCCGGCACCAGGACGGTCTCGTAGCTCAGATGGAGGAGAGCGCCAGTTTCCGAAACTGGAGGTCAAAGGTTCAAGTCCTTTCGAGATCGCCAATCACTGCTCGGTAGCTTAGCAGTCAAAGCCTCCGGCTCATAACCGGAAGATCGTCGGTGCAAATCCGACCCGAGCGACCAACCTTCAACGGTTCCGTAGCTCAGTGGAAAAGAGCGGTTGCCTTCTAAGCAATTGGTCGCAAGTTCGAATCTTGCCGGAACCGCCATTGGACTATAAAATACCGTTATGCGCAGCGCAGACAGCATGGCGAGACAAAGGTTTGGCGGGTTCACCGTCGTGGAGCACCTTGGGCAGGTGGGGTGGAAGTGCGTCTGCGACTGTGGCCGCATAGTTTACAGGTCCAAATCAAAGCTTGCAAAAAACAAAGGTGGATGTGCCGTATGTGCAAAGCGACTGACTAACGTCAGGCTGTTGTGTTGCAACTGTCACGCTCAGACCCCTACTTACAAAAACAAGAAACGTACTTGACAGTTTTTGTCGGCTCTGACAAAAACCTCCCATGTTCGCACGCCATACCACAACCCGAACGACCACCACCCGCACAGCGCAGAAACGCTGAGTGCGGGCGCTCCCTATGGGCGCCATCCACAACTCGGATCGGTAGCTCAGTGGTTAGAGCAGTCGCCTTTTAAGCGAAAGGTCGTGGGTTCAAATCCCACCCGATCCTCCAAGACGAACCGATAGCTCAGTTGGCTAGAGCAGCGTCCTCTTAAGTCGAAGGTCGGTGGTTCGAATCCACCTCGGTTCACCAACGCTATCGTAGCTCAGTCCGGTAGAGCATCCGCTTGGTATGCGGGAGGCCGCAGGTTCAAATCCTGCCGATAGCACCATTTTGCTGGACTAGCTCAAGGGTAGAGCATCCACCTCGTAAGTGGGAGGCTGTGAGTTCGAGTCTCACGTCCAGCACCAACGCTTCCGTAGCTCCAAATGGCTAGAGCGCCCGTTTTGTACTCGGGAGGATGCCGGTTCAAGTCCAGGCCGGAAGCACCACTTTATTCGCCAGCGCTCTTGTCGATGAGTGCCGCCCGTCTCGCATCAACGAGGTCACCAAACTTCTTGTCGAGGTCGCTGGCGGCGATGCGCACCCGCGAAGCGTGGTCCACCACCCGGTTGTCGGCGTAGTGGTAGGTGCGAATGGTCTCGGTCACCTTGGCGGCCTCGGGCGCCTGCTTCCTGATCTGCACCTCGATCCACGTCTTGAGCTTGGCGCCGAGGTCCAGAAAGGCATTGCGAAAGTTGGTCGTGCGGCTGCGGTCGCGCTGGCCTGTCGCACTCAAGCCCGAGAGGGGATGCGTGATCCGCACGCAGGCTTGTACCTTGTTGCGGTTCTGCCCGCCCGGTCCTGTTCCCGAGAACCAGTCGATTTTAAAGTCCTTCTTGGTGTAGCAGAACTGCTCGATACGCTCGCCCATGTCGCCCCCTTGACGCTCATTGATTCTTCACGTACAGCATATCCCATGGATCGACAGCTATCATCTAGCTCACAAAGTTTGCGCTCGCTTTATTTAAGCTGAGCGCCCGGCGCCTTTGTGCGCCCACGATCCACCCAATCCCACTTCGCCTCTGTAGTCCAACGGTAGAGACAATGCGCTCAGAACGCATCAAGTGCTCGTTCGAATCGAGCCAGGGGCACCACTTTCAGGAGCGGTCGGCTGAAGATGGTCGGCGAACGGTCTCGAAAACCAGAGGGACCGAAAGGTCAGGGGTTGGAATCCTCACGCCTCCGCCACCTATTAGGGCAGTTGGCCGAGTGGTAAGGCACCAGCATGCTAAGCTGGCGAAACCGAAAGGTTGCGGGAGTTCGAACCTCTCACTGCCCGCCAAATTTTATGGGGTGAAGAATGCTAAAGGATACAGATGCGGCATGGCTCGCTGGGTACATTGACGGTGACGGCACGATTGGCCTTTATCGAAAGACGAGAACTGGAAACCGGCAGGCCGCGCTTTGCATAGATTCTGCCGATCTGGAATTGCTGAATAACGTTATCCGGTTGGTCGGGGGGTCGCTTGTAAAGAAGAAAAAGTACGCGGCACACCACCGACAATCGTGGACGTGGAGGATGTACGGCTCTCAAAACATCCGAGGGGTGCTCGCCCAGGTACTTCCCCACCTGCGCTGCGCTTTTAAGAAAGAGCGCGCTCGGATGTTGGTGGAGGAGTGGACATCCACCAGGAACGGTGTCTACGGAAGAGATGACGCAGTGCTAAAGAGAGATTTCGAAGAGCGGTTTTTGGCGTTAGGGGAAGGCAGAGGGAAGCGAGCTTCCTTGAAGGGGGTACACCAAACCATAGAACACATGACATCACACCCACGCCCTCCTGCCTACTTGGGCAAACAAATGCAAGCGTGACCCGAGCGGCAAAGGGTGGGGCCTGTAAAGCCCCTGCTTATAGCTTCGCAGGTTCGAGTCCTGCCGCTTGCACCATTCTCTCGTCGTCTAATTGGTAGGACGCCATCTTCTGGGGTTGGATATTGGGGTTCGAGTCCCTGCGAGAGAACCAAACATCCCCTTTCGTCTAATGGTCGGATACCGCACTTTGACTGCGTAGATCGTGGTTCGAATCCACGAAGGGGAACCATGGCCGCCTATCCCAACTGGCAGAGGAATGGGTGTTAAACTCCCACAAGTCTCGGTTCGAATCCGAGGGCGGTCACCACTTTTCCACACCCCTCCTAGCCTTTTCGTGCGTCCTCTGATAGGATGTAGAATGATAGTGCGAGCAGGATTTGGCCACCTGTCCCAGTGCCCCGGTCCACTGGCTAAGTCGGACAAGAATGCGGTGGCCTTGAAAACCAGCGCAGGAAAGCCGGGACAGTTCCTAAAGGGGGGGGCATGGATGGGGCGATCTGGGTATCACGACGGCTGCGAAGGGTGGGATTTGATCCGCTGGCGCGGCGCTGTCGCTAGCTGTCGCTAGCTCCATCCGGGGGAAGCGGGGGCAAGCCTTCTTGCGGGAAATGCTTGCCGCCCTCGACACCCTGCCAGAAAAGAAGCTCGTCGCATCAGACCTTGAGCGGGACGGCGCGGTATGCGCCCTGGGTGCCGTTGGGAAAGCGCGCGGCATCGCCCTCGACGCAATCGATGCCTATGACCGCGACACGGTGGCGGGAACGTTTGGTATCCCCTTGGCGCTCGCCTGCGAAATCATGTTCGAGAACGACGAGGGGACTTGGTGCCGCGAGGAGCCCGAGGCGCGCTTTGCCAGGGTGCGCGCCTGGGTCGAAAGCAAGTTGATCGAGTGGCGAGAATTGCCAGACACAGAGTGAGTCAGCGGAGGGTCACATGACATTCAAGCCCAACGGGGTCTATATCCTGGAGGACGGTGAGATCATCGAGCTTCTGGGGGTAGCATGACGGGAACCAATGGGGCCTCGCCCCTCAACCTTGTCCACCGTCTGTGGCAGGAAGCCAACGCCATCTTCGCCAAGCAGGTGCAGAGCAAGGTGAACATCACCGAGCGGCGCTTGGCCATCCTCCTGGCCCTCAAGGAGGCTGATTCCATTTCCCAGCGGGAGTTGTGCCGCCGCACCGGCATCGACCGCTCCACCATTTCCACGGTCCTGCGCTGCCTGGACCATGCCGGGTTGATCTCCCGCGCCCGGCGCCAGGGCGATGCGCGGTCCTATATGCTGTCCTTGACCCCTGCCGGAGAGGCCCTGGTCAGAAAGGCCCGGCCTCTGGCCGAGGCCGCCAACGCGGAGATTTCCGAGCTTCTTCCCCCTAAGGCATGGAAGGACGTAGCGGAGTTGTTGGACAGATATGAGTTTTGACGCCGCCCCGACACGGTCGGGATCGGCTATCGAAATAAGATTTGGTTCACGCTGACGGATTGAATTGTGCGGGCGTCGAGAAAGTCACCTGACCGAATGGAGCAAGGGCGATGAAGTTGATCGACGCCGCCAAACAAGAGGAGCGGATCAGAAAGCTTGGTCTTTGGCGCCCTTGGTTCGCTTGGCATCCTGTCTACGACCACGACACCGGAGACCTTGTTTGGTGGGAGCCGATGGAGCGCATGACCGAGTTCGTCACGGGCTACGATGGCACGTATGCGTTTCATCGCTACAGACGCCCGGGTGACCGAACCAACGCTGCAACTGGCAGTCCGGTAGCTTGAACCAAATCTTACTCGGCTAAATCGCTTCGCGATGAAGGAATAGGGAAATGACGTGGTGCCCGAACTGCAAGACGCAATACCTCTACCTCGTCGCGTACCCCCAACTGCACACCGCGCGCGGGCTCCTATTCGCGATGGTGTGCCCCGAGTGCGAGTACGACGACACGCTCGAACGCTTCGCCAGCCGTCCCGAGTACAGCTACACGGCTTGGGCTTACGAAACGCCCGTGGCGTAGAGCCGTCAATATCTAAAGAATTGGGTGGGGAATGACCGACATAGAGGAACTGGTGAAGCGCAACACCCGCAGCGGCGTGAAGGGCGTCAGGGGGTTCCCCACCGCACCAATTGCCGAGCGGTTCTGGGCCAAGGTGGATCGGCGCGGCCCAGACGAGTGTTGGCCCTGGACTGGAGCGAGGGACAGCCGCGGTTACGGGCATATTTCGATAGATGGGCGCAATCGGAAGGCGGCGCGGGTTGCGTGGTCGCTGCACAACGGCTTGCCGTTCCCGAAAGGGCTCCACGCGTGTCACTCGTGCGACAACCCAAACTGCGTGAACCCTGAGCACATCTGGCCAGGAAGCAATCGAGAGAACGTGCGGGACGCCATCGACAAGGGGAGGCGGGCCGCCAAGCCGAATAACGGCAATAGCGCAAAGACCCACTGCCCGGCGGGCCACGAGTATTCACCCGAGAACACTCTGCACACCAAGAAGGGGCGTGGGTGCCGCGCCTGTCAGAGGCAGTGGAACAGAGAGTGTGCGAAGCGCCGCTACTGGGCCAACAAGGGGGTGCAATAAATGGAAGATGAGAATGCACGCCTGAAAGCAGAACTCTCCTCCCTCCAGGAAGAGCTAGGACGGATGAGGGCTGACCTGAGCTTTTGCGTCAAGGCGCTCGACGACATAGCCGTGCCTGAAGTTGTGAGTGTCTGCCCTGACTGCTGCATCGACGACAATCTCGAAGGCAGCGGCGTCATCGAGTGGAACACGAAAGAGTCCGAGGACGTGCCCGACAGCGGCGTCTTCGATGGTTGGGGCGAGCTAGAGATTGGCGACCGCTATTGGACAACCACCGAGAAGTATCTCGCGATCAGGAAGCGCGCCCGCGAAGCTCTCTCCTCCACCCCCCAACCCGATGCGGTTCGAGCCTACGCGCCGAGAGCACTCCCGGCGGGCCCTGATCAGGGATTTAAACGGGGGCTTGAGGTAACGGGGACGCTCCCGCCGCTACGGGCAGCCCTCCAAAACCTGCAATCCGCTGCTGTTTCTGTTCTCGAAACGGCGCCCGACTCATCACTGTGGGGCGCCGCCTTGGATGAGCTTGAGAAGGCGGAAGCGCAAGCTCGGGAAGTATTAGCCACCCCACACCCCTCGGGCCCGACGCAGAGCGGTGGGGAAGATTCAGGTGTGACGGCTCAGGCCAATGGCCTTTCGCCTACCTCGCAAGTGGGCTCGGTAGACGCTGCGCGTCTGAGTGAGTTGGCGAAACACCAGGCCGCCCTCATCGTCGCTCTGTGGGAGCAGCGAGCGCAGCTACATTCGTCACTCGCCGAAATCTACGACATCGTCGGAGACCGCCTAGACGTGAAAGAGGACTCGGAGATTGAGGCGTACTGCGACCGCGCCCGCGGATTGATCGCGAATATCGATCCGCAAGTACCCTCCTCTCCCGGCGCCTCGCCTATCGATAAGGGGGATTCAGGGGTTGACGCCGCCGGTCCTCGGGACACGTCGGCTATCGGCTCCGCCGATGAAGGGGGTGGGTGATGGTGTGCAACCTTCCATTTGAGCGCGTCCCCACCTGTGGCTGCGATCCGGGCCACGGCGCGCCCCCAACGAAGCAACAACGCCTCGAGTGTCGCTTGCGTGGTGGCCCGTGCTCACCGCGCTACCAACTCCCCGATGACCAGTTGTGGCCGGGGATGACGCGCGAAACATATTCCACCGCATCGGCGACTGCCGATAGCCGCTTTCTTGCGGCGTCACCTCTAAAATCTCCTGAATCTCCCGGCGTCAACGCGCAAGAGGGTGAGTGATGCAGAGGGGCGGAACATTATTTGGCGGCCTGTGCTTCGGTAATTGCGAAGGTGAAGGCTTGATCCCGGTCGGGACGAACGACAAGCGCGAGATATATCGAAAGCTCGCCGAGGAAGCGGAAGCTAAGAGCCCCAGCGAGGACGGCTGGCACATGGTGAAGTGCCCCGACTGCAAGCCTTCGATCTCCAAGGAGGAGGAGTGAGAGAGGTTCTGGGTTCGGCTGGACGCGGATACGGACGCTGCGAGGTCATTCTTGTGGCCAATACGGAGTCCGGGGAAAGGATCGGCGCCACGTCCGTCTCCCTGGAGAGCCGCATCGCCACCCGTAAGACCGTGGTCCCCGTATGGCTCGACGCAGCGGAGTTGGACAGGATGATCGCCCTCCTCGAAACCGCTAAACGCCGGTTGCAGGCGGAGAACAACTCAAGTTGTAGCACGTAGAAAACTGGTCTGATAATGTTTATTATGGAAAATCAATAGGTTAGACGCCTTTGTTTACGGTCCACTTGAGGATGCAACCTAGATGACCGATGCCGATGTCCGTTCCAACTGGCTCATCGAGCTAGCAACGTTCAGCGAGGCCGATCTGCTGGAGCAGGTCCGCTCCCTGCTGGACTATAAGCGCGAGTGCGCCGACCCCTTCTGGAAGGAATTGACCCAGCGGCAGATCGACTGCGCCTGCGCCATTGCTATTCTGCGGTTCCCGAACATTTCCTTGGACGAGGTGCTTCATGAGCAAGCTTGGACGACGCCGCCTCGCTCATCGTCCTCCAGCCCCGAACCGAGACTCATTACGTGGACCGCACCGTCATCGTCAACCGGGCCCCAACGGACGGGTGAGGTTTAGCGAATGGCCAAGGTGATCTTTGTCTTTGGCTCCAACCTGAAAGGAGTTCACGGCAAAGGCGCGGCCCTTTACGCCAAAACCCACCATGGGGCTCGCTATGGGGTTGGCTCTGGCCCCACCGGAACCGCTTATGCCATCCCCACCAAGGACCGGGAGCTAAAGACCTTATCCCTCAACCGCATCGCCCACTATATCTCGGGGCTTATTGCCTATGCCAAGGCCAATCCCGAGCTTGAGTTTGAGGTCACCCCCATCGGCACCGGGCTCGCCGGGTACAAGCACACCGACATCGCTCCACTGTTTTTGATGGCTCCGGAAAACTGCAAGATGTGCGCGGAGTGGCTGAAGATTCTCGGCCGCAAATAACCGTTGACCCGCACTGCACAACTCCCCCTTTCCCCAACCCTGTGGCCCAAAACCCCCGTTGACCTCCCCGAATCAGGGTATTTCTCGTCCCCTTCGTTCCAGCGGACTTGGGAGAGTTCGGCCGCTGCTTGCCTTCAACAAACGGGGGAACCCAAAATGCAAACGACTGCCAAGCGGTGGCTGGCTCTCACGGGCTTCGTCGCTTCAACGCTACTGATTATTGTCCTTTCCAGCGGCGCTTTTGCCGCCGACAAGGGCGTGGTCAAGGCTGACCCCAATGGTCTGGCCGACCTGGAAGAGCGGATTGCCGAACTGGAAGCCACGGTCGCCAAGAAGGGTAACCGCAAGGTGTCCTTGGAGGTTTCCGGCGTGATCAACAAGGCGCTCGTCTGGTATGACGCGGGCTCGGGGGCTTCGGACTGGAACGTAGGCGACAATTCCAATTCGCCATCCTATCTCCAGTTCAAGGCCGTGACCACCATTACGTCTTCTTGGAAGGCGGGCGGCGTCGTGCAGATCAACTTCGGGGACTATGAGTTTGCCGGAACGGGCGGCTATGGTCACCTGGGTGGCGGGACGGACGGTATCTCGGTACGCCAGAGCTACCTGTTCATCCAGGGCAGCGTCGGTAAGTTTTCGCTCGGCAAGCTCTCCCAGGCGACCGACGAGATTACCCAGATCAACACCTCCAACGCTGGCGTTGTCTCGACGCCACTCAGTCTGCGTCCCCTGGTCGGCGCCAACGGCATCGGTGAGGCGCTGGACATTTTTGACGGCGGTCGTGCCAATGCCGTTCGGTACGACATCACCCGCTGGGGCTTTACGCTATCGGCCAGCGCGGCCCAGGCCGACATCGACAGCGGCGGCAATACGGATGGCACCATTTGGGACGTAGCCCTTCGTTACGAAGGCGAAGCCCAGGGCTTCCAGGTGAAGGCAGGTGTTGGCTACCGCGATGGCCTTGCGATTGAGCAGACCGACTTCGGCTTTATGAAGTTCGGCGCCAACATTGCCGATATCCAGGTGGCCTCGGGGTCCGCCTCGGTCATGCATGTCCCGACCGGCATTTTCGTTACCGGGGCGGCCGGACAAGTGGATGTCACCGACTACTTCGCGGGCGCCGACAAGGTACGTGGCTATGCCGTGCAGGGAGGTCTGGAGGAGCGCTGGAACCCTCTCGGAAAGACGACGGTCTACGGTGAATGGGGCCGCTGGGAATTCGGCAACCTGCTGGGCGATCTGAAGCCTGAGTACATGGGCCTCGGCGTTGTGCAGGCGATTGATCAGGCAGCCATGGAGGTCTACCTGACCGGCCGCCGCTACGAGACGGACGGGCTCCTCGCAGACGACGTGGATGTGGTCACCGCGGGCGCCCGTGTAAGGTTTTAATATGCCCTCCCTGAAACAACGGCAGCGGCCCCTTCGGGGGCCGTTTGCTTTTGAGCCACAGCCCCTCTCAATTCACCGCCCCATAGTAACGCTAGACTGGTTTGGCTGCGGAATCATTCGTAGAAAGAAAGCCGTGCAGCGCTTCGCTCGCGTTGCACGCCTCCAATAGCTGCCAAACTGAGCCCGCCCCCAGCGGGCTCTTTTTTCATTCTGGCGCCTGGGAATCGGGCTAGACTTTTCCCAAGGTGTGAGGAGGAGAGGTTGCATGAGCCGTCGTCAGGATTTCCGCGGATCGTCCTTTGAGCGTGATCCCGGAGGGCTTTCCGATAAGGAAGTCCTGGCCTACGGACGGGACCTATCCCAGGCAAAGACCTCCGAAGTGGTGATTCACGACCATCGAGACGGCATCCACCTCAGTCTCTGGTTTGCCAAGCCGTCCAATCGTCCTCGCATTCAAATCCTCGCCGTGGCCCTATCCAAGCTTTGCGGGGCGCGTCTCCGGCGCGACAGCCAGCCCAGGGCCGGAGACTTTTCCGCGGTCGCACAGGAGCACTACCACAGCCCTCCGGTGCATACCTTCATCAAGGAGACGCGCCCCTCGGGCCGCCAGCGCCTTGCTGCCCTAGCGGCCGAGAGAAAGCGCAAGAGCAGATAGCCTCCTTATTCTCGGTCGGAATTGCGCAAATCGTACTCGTGGCGGGCCGCCTTCGCCGCAACCATCTGAGCGCCGTATCCGGCTAGGGCGTCGATTACGTCTGCCGTCAATCCCGCTTGCGCCAGCATCTTGCGCGGGACGATTACAACGTCCTCGGGTAGCGCGTCGCGCCAAAGCTCGGGATGGGCTTTGTTCGCGTCGAGGATTGTTTTCGCTGGGCCGCGCTCGATGTAGTCCACCCACACGACATCATGCTCCGGCAGCCTGTCGTCTTCCATCATCGGGCGAACTTCGACGAACGCCTTGAGCCGATAGAGAAGATGATCCAAGGCCGCGCGGAGCCGATGGCGCGACTGGTCGGCCATGATCGCTACGGCTGTCAGCGGTTCAATCTCGGCCATCAGGCCCTCCATTCGTTAGCTGCGCTGTGCGCGCAACAGCTTTTCGCGAAAAACCTTACTGATGGCGTTCTTGTCGTGCTGCGGCATCAGCCACACCGCGAAATCGATGCACTTGCCCATCATCCATATGCGC